CTATATAAATAATAATAATAATAAATTGGTGCTTAAAAGGGAGAAACAAAAAAAAAAAAAAAAAAAACGTATAAGCGACAAAAAACTTCTAAAAGAAAAGGGTATAAACGACAAAAAACTTGTAAAAAATCAATAAAGAAAAGAAACACAAAAAACAAAAGAAACACAAAAAACAAAAGAAACACAAAAAACAAAAGAAACACAATAAATAAAAAATTATAGTATAGTATGTATTATCATATTTTTGGTTTGACCATATTAAAATCGATTAATCCATATTTTCGCAAACATATATTGACAACATTATCTTCGCACGATTTACTTATTTTGAATACATTTTTTATTGGCATTATTGTTTTATGTCTTTTTTTGTATAAATGTTTTTTTGATAAATCCATTCTAGAGACATTTAAAAATTATAGAAAATTGTCATTTAGTCAATTGGGTTGTCTTTTTATTATTGCTATTTTAGCTGTCATCAGCTCATTGTTCATTTTTGAATTAGATAAAAAATATAATTCTCCTTTATTAAATTCACTATTCTTAAAAATTGCATCTGTTGTTGCACTGTGTTTTGTAAGTATCTTTATATTCAAAGAAAAATATACATGGAAACAAATACTAGGAATTTTATTAGCTATTCTTGGTATTTATCTAACTATCAATAAATAAACGAATCGCATTGTTTGTTATTAATTATCAAATAATTCATCAACAATTTCACTCTCTGGATAAATAATTTCCACCCCGTGCCATCCGTCGCGCCTAGACTTGCCAAACTTCTTGTCCATGAATTCGTGCAATTCAATACCCTTGGGCGCCCTTCGTCCGCCTTGTTGGTCCTGAAACCAAATCTTGAATTGTTCAGTAAGCTCGCGCTTTGCAATTTTCTTTCCTTCCTTTCTTCCCACCATTTCTGCAATAAATGCAGCGATATGGTCTTGTCCTTGGCGATATTTATCAGAAGAAGATCTTACAATATCGCAAATTTCTACTTTTCCTTGCGTTTCAAATGCGCGTTTCACCAACATACTCGCGAATACACGCGCCATTTTTGGCAACTTTTCCTTCAAATTTTTATCCTTGGGAAACTGATAAGGCGTATCGTACTCTGTTTTTTGCGTTTCGGGATCCACAAATTTTGACATGAAATCAACAATACAGATACGTCGCCAAGTACCATCATCATTGCTGTTAATTTCAAATAAGGTATTTGTACAAACTACCAAATGAAATTGGATTTGAAATGTTTCCGATTTGCAATACAATTCACGGGCTTGCAATGTTGAATCGCCTGTAAGATTCTTCATCATGCCTTCGTTCAATTTGCACGAATCTTTTGTTGGTTCTTGCATGACCGCGTAGCGCACGCCTTTTAATTGCATTACTTCAGATGAAGTTTGACCTTGACCAACACGTTTTTCCGTAACCAATGTAATTGGAACGGTTGTCATGCAATATTCTCCCAGCGTAAATGCCATGAGATCTGCTAGCATTGATTTTCCATTTGATCCTGAACCTCGATAAATATTGAATACTTGATTGATATTCTCGCCAATAAGAACAGATGATAAATGATCCCACATATATCTGTTGAGCGCTTGCACTGGAAATAATTGTTCCATAAATTGCAAAATCGATTCCATCGTATTTTGATCACGAACATGATCCAATTCATAATATGGAATGTTTGTACATTTTGTGATATAATCTTGAGGATATCCAGAACGAAATACCTTGTTTTTGATATCTACCACACCATTGGTAAAACACATTAAATACCGGTTTGTATCCATATTTTTTGTGAATTCCTTGTCAAAGAACAGTTCATGTGCCTCTCGAAAAATATTATTCTTGATGCTCGTTGTTCTCATACGTGTTGATAATTCACTGACCCACTTTACCATCTTGGATTTTGCTGCATATCGCTCGTCGCTCGGTTCATAATGATTCATTTCATTCATAATCGATGCCATTTTCTCTTGATAAATATTATACATATCTACAGAAATCGAGAACCGCAGTGTTTGTCCTTCATCAAGCTCCCATCGATGATTTCTAAATGCATACCACGTTTTATTTGTATAGCTACTACATACATAAACCTCTTTGAACATTTGATATAGAACCATAGCAAAATCCCATTCTGTTGGACTAGTCAAAGTTTTCTCGATAAAATGATTGATTGTTGTCTTTTTGACGCGCTCATAGTCTTCTGGAGCATCTTGTTTTGCCCAATAGATAATTGATTTCTTGGTAATGCCTTCGGGTTTTTCTTTCAAATGTTTGCTCCATTTATCATGTAGAACTGGAATTGACGCAAAATCAAAATCAGATGCTTTACTTCGCAACATAATCCAAGATAGAAACAGGCGTTCATCTGTGTTTTTAAGTGCAAATGCTACTTTGATATTTTTACTATGCGAACCGGGTTCATAATATTCTTTGGGTAAGATTTGCGTGTATTCATGCACTTCTTTTAATTCATATTCATCAATTTTAAAACTTTTCATCATATTTTCAACTGCATTTTTTAATGTTCCATGATCTATAATATCCTGCAACGAATATACTTCGTTTTCTGCTGCAGCAGCGTCGGTAGTCAAAAGTCGCAACTTTGTTTTGATTTGAGCCTTTGGTCTAACTGGCTTATTATTCACGCGACTATCATATGTTTCTTTGATCGATGGATTCATCTCAAATACTGCATTATTATCATATTGCGCTGATAATAGACAAAACTCTTTTTCTAAATCAATGTCCGTAACACGTCGTTCATCCATGATAAATTCACTATCCGATTCATCAAAGCTGATCTTATAATATTGCGTTATTTCGTATGCTTTATTATTGGGCTTTCTTGAACCAAAGAGCTGCCAATTTGTAGTTCCTTTGCTAATTCCATCGTCCAAAACAGCTGACCAGTCATTGATGAGCGGAAGCTCCAAAATTTTGGGAATTTCCTCCAACATTTTTTCGCGAAGAATCTGCTGCAAAACATGGTCCATTTGAATTCCAATGATAATATGAATGCCATCTTTTGTCAATGAACCATCTTGCAGACGATTTACGTCTTCTTTTTCCATAATATAAATTGGAAAGCTCACATTTTCTTTGAAAACCAAAAGTTCCTTAAGTTTTTCCAAATATCCCAAACAAAGAAGATCTTGAATATGCTCTTTGGTATGTTGTCGAGATGTTACACTGTGTGCATAACGAAAATCTAAATCAATCAGAATAGGTCCTGTGCCTTTTTGTTGCTTTTCGGTAAGATACTCCATCTGCTTTTTTACAAAGACCTTTTCACAATACAACCTGTAAAAGATGGGTAATTCTTCCTTGGGGATCACATAAGAACCGCCGTAAATATTGGAAGTTTTATCGCCGATCCTTGTATGAGTAATCAGGCTTGTATCTCCGTCTTTTTTGAGACTGTGTTTTGCTAAAAATTCGCTCAAATCATTATAGTGTGATGTTAAATCCATGATATACTATTGTATAATATCTTATATTGAGATATTTCTATTTCATTTTTTTTTCATTAATAATAAGAATAAGAAATAACGGATATATTCAACTTTTTGTACAAGTTCAGTATTTATTATCGAGAGAAACACATATAAAACGAAGCTAATATAATATAATATATAGTACTCATGTCAAAAAAAGATGTATTTATTTCAAAAGAAACTATTACACGATTATTACATGACGTGAAACATATTATGAAAAATCCTTTAATAGAAAATGGTATTTATTATGCACATGACGATGAGGATATGATGAAAGGATATGCTCTAATTATTGGACCAGAGGATACACCGTATTTTGGCGGAAACTTTTTTTTTGAGTTTCATTATCCGAGGGATTATCCGCATAGTCCGCCACATGTTTTGTATTGCACAAATGGAGAAATGATTCGGTTTAATCCTAATTTATATTGTAATGGGAAAGTTTGTATTAGTGTTCTAAATACGTGGAAGGGCGAGCAATGGACATCGTGTCAAAGTATTTCTACTATTTTGCTGACATTATGCACGCTTTTATGTACAGATCCATTGTTAAATGAACCTGGCGTATCAAAGACGCATGCTGATTTTGCAAATTATACTAAAATTATTGAATTTAAAACGATTGATATTGCTATTTTAAAAATGATGAAACGACAGCATGATATTTATCCGGAAAAATTTTCTACTTTTTATCCTTATGTTAAAGAAAATTTTGAGAAAAATAAGGAGGCGCTGCGTAAATATATTGTAGAAAAGGCAGATACGGTGGAACCAGTAACAATCAAAACGTCTTTTTATGGAATGACAGTACCGATTCATTATAAGCGTTTGCTGGAAGATTTTGATAAAACTGTGATAGAATTATCAGAATAAAGGTTATTTTATTTATCTATTGCATTTGCTAGAAAATGTTTGTTGAAAAAATTGAATATAAATAAATAATAGTAAGATATAATATATAGAGGAATGCACTTTTGCAATGTATGCAACAATATGTATTATATTCGAATCGATAGTGAAAATCCGAATAAGTTGATTTATTATTGCAGAAATTGCGGTAATGAAGATAACTTGGTAACCGTAGATAATGTGAGTGTTTCTAAAACACAGGTGAAAAAGAATGATCAAAAATTTTCACATATTATCAATAAATATACCAAGTTAGATCCCACATTGCCACGTGTCAATAAGATTTTGTGCCCTAATCCCGACTGCGATACAAATACACACGATACACCCAGAGAAATTATTTATATTCGGTATGATGACATTAATATGAAATATATTTATTTATGTTCTACGTGTGATACCGTGTGGAAATCGAATGAACAAAAGTAGTTTGTTTATTTTATTTATATTAAAATTGATTTATAATAATATAAATATATTGTCTAGTATTAATAATAATGCCTAGTTTTAAAAACGAGTTTGAAAGTGACGACGAAGAAGACGTTGAATCTATTGTATCTTCCGATGAAGAAGAACTAGACGACGACGTCGGGGAAGAAAAAGAAGAAGAACTAGAAGATCAAGACGAAGTCGAAGAAGAAAAAGAAAAAGAACTTGAGGAAGAGGAAGAACAAGACGACGTCGAGGAAAAAGAAGAGGAAAAAGAAGAAGATGAGCAAAACGATGATGATGATGAAGACACAGAAGGTGGAGAAAACATAATAATAGGAGGAAAAATACCTAGTTTTGAACAACACGGCGGAGCAAGTGATGATGACGACGAAGATGATGAGGAAAATAACGAAGGATATTTGCAAAAATTCAATGCGGATATTAATAAACAATATTTGCTAGATTTTCATCCAGAGGCAATGATTCATAATTATCAGGAAATTAGTGCGCTAACCACGGTTATTCGTGATGCGAATAACAATATTATTGACAAGTTGCATCGAACTTTGCCGTATCTAACAAAATATGAACGCGCTCGCGTTCTTGGTCAGCGTGCAAAACAAATCAATTCTGGCGCTAAGGCATTCGTCAAAGTGCCAGAAAATATTATTGATGGTTATCTTGTTGCTGAGTTAGAGTTGGCACAAGCAAGAATTCCTTTTATTATTCGTAGGCCGATTCCGGGAGGCGCATGCGAATATTGGAAACTAAAAGACTTGGAAATAATCGGATTTTAACTCGATATTATTTTAAATAAGGTTTCTTAGCTATTTTTTAATTTTTATTTAATTTATAATTTATTGTAAAATAATACTGATTCTCTTTATCAGAGTTATCCGCTAGCATAAGACTTCTTTAAATGCTTTTATATTATACAATATTTTTTGCGTAAAATATTATATTATTCTATTATATAATGGTGAATAATTTTACATACCTCACTTTTTGTCTAGCCAACACTTTTACTATTTTTTTCAAGGACAATAAAACGGGGTTAAATAAAGATGTAATTTATAATACTTTTGGGTTTTATGCATTTGGAAGTAGTCTTATTGGGGATATTAATAGTAAAGATAATAATGAAACAGGAAGTCGCGAAATTACAAGTGTTCAAGTATTTAATAACATGTACACTGAATTAAATACTTTTTTGTCAAATTATCCTTACCCAGAATATACCATTACACAAATTTCAATAACCAATCAATATGAAACATTAGGAATTTCTCTTGCTCCTGGCGAAAATCTTAATACAAGTAAGCCGCGAATATTGGATAATATAGTAACATCACAAGACAATGATTATTATTATTCTACCCAAGCAAACGGATCTATTAGAACATATCCTATACCAACGACTTCTGAAACTTCTTCTGCGACATCTCTAGATCTTAATTTAGGTTCTACATTAAATGCGGCTAGAGAAGCACTTTTAACTACACAGAATGAATATTTTTTACAAATTGGGCTTACAAGTGATTATAAAGGAGCAGTTTGCACAAGCGTAAATAGTTATACTTTATGGGCAAATAAAAAAAATACATAAGAAAAGAAAATAGATAAAGAAAATATAAATATATAAAGTAAATAAAAAAATTGATTTAATATGTTATTATCATATAATTTATTAAATAGATGACAACGCGAGCAATTCATTTCTCCAATTTAGAAGTCGGAAAATATTATAATCTAGTTTCTGTAGATCATAATAGAAAGATCAAATTTATAAAAACCATGGGAAAATTAATCAATATTTGTCAATATGGAAGGTCATATGATCCCGATGTAGATTTTATATTTCATAACGAACAGGGTATTATGTATAGATATCAACCAAATTATAACTCCACTTTTGCTTATACTGAATATCCTGCGGAAGAAACGGAAGACCAAGTTAAAGCTAGAATACAAGAGAGAAATCGTTTAATCCATTATGAAATTGCGAGCAATGATTGGGCTTTAAGACCAGAAAATGTGGTTGCGACACAAGGCATCAATGTATCATATTTTGATTGTAACATTTAAAACAACTTTTAAAAAAAGTTGTACAAATAGTATAATTATTAATTATTATATAAAATATAATATATAGTATAAATGTCTGGTTATGTTGCCACGATTATCTCTACAACTTTTACCGCTGCGTATGGAAGTACGTCCGGTACTGCAAGTATTCCATCTAATCCAATATCGGCTATTTCAACGAGTAAATCCTATTGGTCTAGCGTAATTATATCAGACCCTACAGATACAACTGGTCCTACGGGTGCTTTGAATCTTGCGTCTGCTTATGCGGTACAAAGTACGATTGGGCAAATAAACAATGGAATTACCGCATATCCTTTAAGTTTTTTAAATAATATTCAGATTGGCAACATCGCATATTCTGTATCAAAATCAACTGGTTCCACTGCTAACTGTACTACACAACTACCATCAAATTATCAAACATTATCAACATATTACATTGATGGAAGCTACGGGGCAGTAGGAACACAAATTAACGGTATAATTACAAGACAACCGATAGGAGCAACAGGAGCCACAGGAGCAACAGGAGCCACAGGAGCAACAGGAGCCACAGGAGCCACAGGAGCCACAGGAGCCACAGGAGCAACAGGAGCCACAGGAGCCACAGGAGCAACAGGAGCCACAGGAGCCTCAGGAGCTACAGGAGCCACTGGAGCCACTGGAGCCACAGGAGCCACAGGAACAAATAATTCGACCACTTTTTCTTATACTGTTCCTGGAAAACTTATTTCGGACGTTTTATATGTAGGTAGAGATATCATGTTACAAGATGTGTATAATTATATTGGAACAACAGGATATACTAATATAACTGTAACAGAACAAAATTATACTATTGAAAATATTTTTACGCCTGGTGAAATATGGATTGGTAAAAATGGAACAGGAACAGGACTACAAAATGGTTATTTAGTTATAAATGTAACAATGGATAGTAGTGGTCAAAATCAATATATTATTGTATATAATAATAATTCTTATACACCATATTATGCACCCTATTATTCCGAAGATTATGGAACTACATGGACTGCATTTGTGAATAATCCTTTTCCAAACGGAGAACTTTTATCCTTTACCAATATTGTTATACAAGGAAATAATATAGTAGTATCACTAACATATAATAATAACAATAATGACTCATACATATATGCAATTCCGATTTCTAATTATGGAGCTATCTGGACCCAACAATTAATTAATAATAGTAAAGAACCATATTACGGGTATATTTCTTATTTATCAAATACTGGGTACTATGGCGTATTTAATATTCCGACTAGTCAGATAAGCTATATCTATGAATATAATGGTATAACATGGAGTATTTTAAGTTCAAAAATAAATGGCAATACTAAGCCTGGTAATATAAGTTCAAATTATATTTGTGATAGTACAACTACAACTCCCCCAGGTCAAATAATACTTACGTGTCCTGGAAATGAAGTATTTATTTCAAATAATAGCGGAGAAACTTTTAAAGTGATAAATTTAGATAAGGCTCTTTTTATTTTTAATATATGTATGTCAGGCGATGGAGTATATCAATATGCATTTTCACAAAATTATAATATAACTGCGGTAGGGGTATATATGCAGTATTCTACAGATAAAGGTAACAGGTGGTCGCCATCACCTTCTACTCCAATAATCAATCTTAATTCATCTTTTTCTGGGTTTTCAGGTTTTTGCAAATGTAGCGATGATGGAAAATATTTAACACTTGTAATAACAAATTCTGGTCCTTCTTTAGTTTATTACTCTACAGATTCTGGAGCAACATGGAGTTTATCAATTAGTAATGGTAATTTTAATATAGGAAATTCACTGCAACCTCTTGCGATGAATGAAGATGCTACATATCAAACAATTATTTCCACAAATGCAACACCATATTTTTATTATCAAAGCAATATATTTAAAAAACAACTGTTGTCTAGCATTTCCAGCGATTACCACAATCAATGCAAGAAACAAAAGTTGTCATTGGCTCATCCGCTGATCGCGTCTGCATCTGATAATAAGTACATTTGTTCGAATGACATTTTCTACACTTAAAGGTATCCGTTGCCGCTTCAATTTTGGTCTCATATTTATGATGATCGCGTTTCATTTTTGCTTGAATAAGCGATTCCCATTTATCACGATTCATTTCTTGATGCGTCATGAACGCAATAGTATGTGGCTTCACCTTGTCTGCTTGAATCTGTTGTCGAAATGCTGGATTTTGTAGATTCAAATAAATGCTGCGCAAGCGATCTGTATAAATTTGAATAAAATGTGGATTGTCCCACTTTTTTACAACCTTTCGATTGTCAGCCTCTTTCAGCGAATAATTATAAATGCCCTTTTCCAAATTGATACAATCTTTTTCTGAAGCCAGTATTGCAACCAGCTTTGTACGAATATTTTTTCGGAAATTCTCTGGATTCTCTATGATTCTCATTCTACGATATAAATATCATCATGTATTTATATCATATTGCAATCAATTTTTATTATAAAATTATTTCTGATCTAGTTTTTCATTTTTCTTTTTGTCCGGAAGTGGAATTTTACCTATAAAAATATCAACAAGTTTCTGTTTCCATGAGCAATCAATGTCTTTGATTGTTGGAATATGTTTTTTCATGACTACATCTAATAAGCCCCAGTATTCGGGATAAGTCATATATTCTGGTGGAACATAACTAAGATCTCTTAACACATCATCCATATCCTTTTTAAATGCTGTTTCATTTTTTGGTATCTGAGAAGCAATATAGTAGCTAACATGCGACACATTTCTTGGTTGGCTCATCTTTTTACTTGTTGTTATTTATAAATATAAGATAATATTATGAAATCAATTTTTTTATAAAATTTAAATTAGATTACTTAATCCTTATTTTTTTTATTATCATCTTCATCATCACTATAATCATATTCTTCAGAACTAAGCTCTGATCCTATATCTTCCAAGTTTAGACCATCTGTTTCTGGTGGATCAGACGATTCATCTTGATCATCCGAGTCTTCTGTTTCATAAGAACTATCATCTTCGTTGGTTAGATCTTCATCGCTATCCACGACAAATCCATCTTTCAAATATCCGTGCTTGGTCTTTTTTTCTGCAGGTATATTTGCTAGTTCATCCTCCTCTTCTTCATCTTCTAAACAAGTATCTGCTAAATTTTCAAATCCACCAAACAATTTTTCATATATTTTTTGCCAAAGTTCCAATGTCAATGAAACGTATGCATCAGTTGAATCATCCGTTTTCATTTTTCCAACAAGTGCGCAACTTCCAAAATATAATACACTATCTACAGGTGGAGGAAAATCATACTTATTTTCAGTATTTGCCTTTCCTTCGACCTTGGCAAACAAAGAAACCAAATATTTTTTTCCATCAAGCTTTACAAGCCATTCCGTTTGCTTAGAAAATCCATCCGCTTTTTTAAATCCGCATTTTTTATACAACTCTTCTTGCTTGTATTCTTTTATAGCAGTTGTTTTTAATGTACCTGTTTTATCGATAATAATTACGGACAAGTTTTGCGCCATATAGTTTCTCTGATATATAGGTTTAAGCCGTTTCCAAAAAAAATATATTTTGTAGAAAAACTTGTAGAAAAACTTGTAGAAAAGTTTAAACCCACAAATTCTTTTATAAATATACAATAATGTTGATTTGGTCCATTCAAATCATTCTTATTTCTACTCTTATCATTTTTCTTATCCATCAAATTTTTGAATTTTTAAAATCTACTCTTACTGTTCCTAAAATAAAAGATTTAGTAGATTCGCCTTCGCAAAAATATGAACAAATGATTCAGAACATGTCTCAACAAAAACAAGAACAAAATTTTGATAATAAAAGAGAGAACAAAGAAGAGAAGGGACCACAAGATAGAGATGCAATGAAAAATGAATTAAAGGATTTTTTAAAGAATCAATTAAGAAGTGAGTCTGTTGTTGAAAACAGCACAGAGATTTCATCTTTGGAAGTCTTATAAACAGATTAATAATTCTGTTAAAAAAAAAGTTTTGTATAATATTATAAATGCCAAAACGTGTATATAATGTCAAGATTGAGAGAATGCACAAATCAAAATTGAATCATTTAACATTTTCGAAACCAGCAGCTATCACAGCCTCCGTTGATTTAAGGGCTAAAATGCCTCTTATATATGATCAAGGGTCATTAGGATCTTGTACTGCAAATGCATTGTGTGGCTTATTAGCTTATGATAATTCAAAAATTCAAGGTTCTATATTATTTGTATATTACAATGAAAGAGTAATAGAAGGTACTATAAAAGAAGATGCAGGCGCAACTTTAGAAGATGGCGTTAAATCATTGATTAAGTATGGAGTTTGTTTAGAAACTGATTGGCCTTATAATATAAGTAAATTTGCAGTTTGTCCGCCCCCAAAATGTTATACAAATGCATTGCAACATCGTGTATTACAGAAAAATACAAGAAACATTAAAAATGATTTAAAAAGTATGAAACAATGTTTAAGTAATAAATTGCCATTTGTTGTTGGAATATTGGTTTATGAAAGTTTTGAAAGCCAAGCTGTTGCTACTACAGGAATGGTTCCTATGCCGAATACACAAAAAGAAAAATTACTTGGCGGACATGCAATATTATGTGTTGGGTACAACGATAAATTACAAGTATGGATTATGAGAAATTCATGGGGTTCAACCTGGGGTGATAAAGGATATTTTTATTTACCTTATGCATATTTATTGTCCTCAGATTTGAGTTCCGACTTATGGACTATTTCCGACATACGGTAATTAAATTTTATTTTATGAAATCATAATAAAGCGACTATAATATATATATTTATAATGGAATCAAAGATGGAAATAATGCAATCTTTCCCAAAAAATATTGAACTTTCTTATGAAATAATAACACATAAGAAAGTTTTTTCATGCCAAATGGTTATGGCTATACCGGAAGGAAAAAAATATTTTGCGTGGTTTTCTAAACAAAATCAGTGCATTTTTATGGAAGTGGATATAAAAACAAAAAAGATATGTAATATTCAAATAGAAACAAGTAATATAAAATGTAAAGATACTATTTTATATGGAAGTATATTTTTATATAACAATCGACCATTTTTTTGTATAGAAGATTTATTATATCAAGATGGAAAAAATACGTCTTTTATTCCTATTCAAGAAAAACTTGTTCGTATTTCTACACTATTAGAAAAAGACGGTTTATTGAATGTTACATATTGTCAAAATAATATTACATTTGGCGTGCCTCTATTATGTCCAAATTTTTCACAAGAAATGAATTTTGCTATTAAAGAACTTCCATATAAAATAAAAGAACTACATTTTTATTCGCAAGAGAAACCGAGACATCATTATGCTATGAAATATATGTATCAAAATAACAGTAATAACAGTAGCAATAGTCGCAGTAATGTCAATACAGAGAAAGAGAAAAAGAAAGAGAAAGAGAAAGAACGTCCATATAAAAAACCAAGAGATACCATCTTTCTAGTAAAACCCGATCTACAAAATGATATTTATCATCTATATGCGCATGATTCAATTTTAAAATGCGAATATTTATATGATACAGCATATATTTCCGATTATAAAACTAGCGTTCTCATGAATGGTCTTTTCAGAACTATTAAAGAAAATGTTAATTTAGATGCTTTAGAAGAAAGTGATGACGAAGAAGAATTTGAAAATGATACATTAGATAAATATGTAGATTTGAAAAAGTCTTATTATATGTCGTGTATATTCAATTATAAATTTAAAAAATGGTCACCAATAAAGGTAGTAGAACATGGTTCGCCTTCTATGTTGGTTAGAAAACATGAATTATCAATAAAATAAACTTGTTATAATATAATGAACCCAAATTTATCTTTAGCTCCTTATACATTAAAAAACACTGTGCCACCTTTTTACAACGTAAATCAACATCAAGTAAATATCGATGCGTCTAACTGGGCAGGTGGTTTTAGCAGCAATGAAACATCGCTAGAATTTGGATTACCGGCAATGCGTAATAATGTGCTAGCGGCGGGTGCATCCGCGCTTCAAAAAGGCGGCGCAAGAAAAACTCTTCGCAAAAAAATAAAAAATATTGCTAAACAGTATAGGATGCCAAAAAGAAGATATAAAACCATGAAAAGACATTTGAAACGAAAGTTTATGAAACTTAAGGGTGGATATATAGCAACAAAAAAGCAGGGCAAACAAGGAAAAAAAAGATCTTCGAGTAAAAGATCATCTAGTCAGCGCGGAGGTACTTACCACCAATATGGAAGCCAAATTCCTAATTCGCCTAGTTATTCCACTGGAGGAATGAGCTATTCAGTTGGCGCAAATAATTCAGCTCTTGCTAATCCAGTTCCTTTCCAGCGAATTGGTGGAAATAGTCAATTCACAAATTGCATTGATAATTATAACCATTATACGAATAAAGGGTATCAGTTTTGGTAACAAATTTTCTTGAATAATTTTTTTAAATATTATTTTTTTATTTTTATCAAACATTTTCCTTGACTTTGATCCTTCTTTTTATTTGTTTCAACAGACTTCCATTGAGAAATATCTGATGTGTATTGAGTACTTTCGATAGTAATTATTTTATAATTTTGTTTTTTATAAAATACTTTCCTCTTGGTCCATTGACTTTGAAATGGATCATGTGCGTCAATAATATCAACCACGATAGGTTTGCTGTGCTTTTCTCTTAGAATACGGCCGACTGCTTGTTCTATATCTGTTTTTGGCGTGGCCATAATAAGTGTGGTTAGAGTCTTAATATCAAGTGCCTCGGCGGCCATAGAATAAGTTGCAATAATGATCTGTTTTTTTTCGCTCTCTTTTAAAGCTGCCTCTTTCATACCTCCTACATAATAGCCAACGGTTGCAAATTCACGAGTTTTTATTGTATCATGAATATATTTTAGAATATTCTTATTATGCGCAAGTACCATAATTTGCTGCATTGGATTCTCTTGCATCATATCCTTTAAAATACGTAAAATAAATTCTGTGCGATGATTAAATGCGCATAATTTGGAAATCATGGTGCTATATTGAACATTTCCTTTGAAATCAAGAGTTACAGTATTAAAATCTTCATCATTTGCTTTGTATTCGATGGCTCGAACAGTGACATCGTGTTCATCATCGCGTTTGCCTTTATAGACAACAGGACCTAGAAACATTTTGAATACTTTGGTAGTTCCATCTTTTCGATTCATCGTTGCGGATAAGCCCAACATATATCGCGTAACAATTTTGAAAAGAGCGCAAGAGAACACTTCACTAGAAATGTGATGAACCTCATCAATAATAGTTAGACCAAAACTTTGAAAGGCTGTTTCGTGGTAGTCTTTCATCGACAAGGATTGAAGCATTCCGATAACAATATCTTTGTTTTCAATGTCAAAAATTTGTCCTTGAATGCGTCCAACTCGTGCCAAAGGAAGAAATTGTTGGATGCGTTCAATCCATTGATTCAATAGAAATTCTTTATGTACAATAATAAGAGTTTTTACCGAAAGTTGTGATATGATGTAAAGAGATAAAATTGTCTTTCCATAAGCACATGGGAGTTCTAACAATCCTCCTCCTCCATTATTCTTACTGATATGATCTAAATATGATTGTACGACTGGCTTTTGATTATCTCTCAATTCGCCCGCAAAAGCGAGACTAATTGTTTGTCCAGGACAAATTTTTGAATCTTCAGCTTTACCAAAGTGTTCTTCGCCAAAATAACGAGGCACATAAAATTTATTGGCAGATTCTCGGTACGCAGGAAAGGTTACAGTTTGCGCTGCAGGCGATCCTTGAACAAATGGTTTGATCATCAATTCATTTCGTATAAAATATTGTTGTTCTACTGTTATATTTTTTTTGAGAATACTATAGCCTTTCTGACCTAAATACATATGTATAATACATATTATTGTAAATGTATATTTATATTCAATTTTATAAACTAAAAATGACTGTAGGTTTAGTGTTTTCAAATTAGAATTTCATAAAAAGACAAATAATAATCTTTTAATATGATATATGGATTATTTTTCAGAATTATTTAAGAAAGATAATATGGGCCAAGTAATTCTGGTCATTCTATTTTTAATTTATATTGTTATGGGTTACAAGACTCCTGATAGTCTTGCATCTATGATTGATACCATGATTGGTAAATTGATTGTTGGTGGCTTTGCATTGGCTCTCCTTTTTTGCTGCAACCCAATTTTAGGAGTTTTGGGATTATTGGTTGCATTTTTACTCATCCAGCGCTCTTCGATTGCAAATGGTAGTGCCGCATTAAACGCATATTATCCAACGGAGGAGAAAAAATATTCTAATTTGACTGCCATGAATCAGTTTCCTTATACATTGGAACAAGAAGTAGTTAGTAAAATGGCGCCTATTAATAATACAATGAATCCAAATACAGTTTCAAATTTTATGCCAGTTTTAGATAATATTCATGATGCTGCTCCTGTAGGATACAAGGGAGTAGTATAGAGGGAGTAGTATAGAGGGAGTAGTATAGAGGGAGTAGTATAGAGGGAGTAGTATAGAGGGAGTAGTATAGAGGGAGTAGTATAGATTTTTATTTTTACCATTATAAAAATAAAAATTAACTAACTATGTTTTTTTTGTTTTAAAAAAGTAACAGATGTTTCTCCCGTAGAAACATAAGTGATAATAAAATATAATACATACATGATAATGATTGTCAGAATGGATGACAAAATAAAAAGAATGATTGGATTTTTCATAATAGAATCATAAGTAAAATCCATTTTAACAGTCGGTTTTACATTAGTTATATCTGTTATTTCTTCTGAATTTCCAGTAGGTTGGCAATCAATATAAATCTCTCCATTGCCTGTTTGTTGAAAAGGACCATTAGGATTAATAAATAAAAGTGGCCCACTTGGAAAAGAAAGGTTGTTTGTTGAGTTAATCATAGTTACTAAACTTTGAAGGGAAGATTGACTAATATTAATAGCATCGTTGATACCATAAACAATAAACGAAACATTTTGTGCATCTATATAAGAGTAAAAAGCAGTATCAGGAACTATTGAATTTAATGTGAAATCATTTATCACAATATTTGTTGAATCTCCTGCTGCCGGCGCTTGTGTAGAAACCGTGGAAATAATTGTTTCAAGAATAGTTGTAGCTGCCGTAGAGGAAGATCCAGAGACAATGGGAATACAGACATTCAAGCTATTTCCTCCAGCTAGAGGAGTATGTGTAATAATAAATTCGGCGCCAACGGTTGTACCGTTGAATTCATGAATAGATGGCGCAACTAAAAGTATTTGAGATACATTGTAGCCAGCATTATTGAATTGAACTGCTGGTACTGAACCGGCATCATATGTGAGAGAAATAGATGTATTTTTATTAGTAGCACTGCAATTACTTATAGGATAATTAAAAGAATAACTACATTTTAAATTACATTCTCCCGAAATATTATTAGGTGAAATATTCATGATTATACTATATAAATAAAATATTATTTATTTATATACAAATGAAATTAACTAAAGGTAAATTAACAAAATTGTATGGAAAAAAAAGACAAAGTAGGAAACGATATAAGAAGAATAAAGGTGAAACACAATCAAAAACATTTAGAAAGAGACGTTTTCTGGACATGCACAATCGTACTTTGAAACATATGTTGTACGGTGGTGCAAATACAAATGTAGTAAGAACAACTGTTGCTAATGATCCATTATCACCAAGTAGTAATCCTTTATCATCGACTTCATCATTACTAGCAAGCACTCAATCATCAACACCAACAAATGAGCAATTGTCGAGCAAGTCTTCATCATCAACTCTACCATTATATCCACTATCAGCAACAAATGAGCAATTATCTAGCGAGCCTTCGCAACTAGTAACAATCGCACCATCAATTCAAACTCCACTATCCAGCAATTCAACAAGTCAATCCGGAGATTCTGGTGAAATTGAAATGAAAGAACTTAATATTCCCACAGTGTTAAAAAATGACCAAGGCGAATTAGAAACGGATGTTGAAGAAGAAAAACAAGACAAAGAAAAACCTTCTTCAAGCCAACCTTCTCTTTTATCTTCCCCTTTTAGTGAAGAACAATCAATGAAACAGAGAGAAAGCAAATTACATGCTGAAACAGCATCTGATGGTTCTCTTATTGCATTAAAAGATAATATAGCACTAGCTACAGTAATACCTCCTTATCAACAATATGATACAGATGATTCTACATTTGCTCTTGGACGAGCCGTCGAGGCTTTGGCAGATTATATGGTAAAACGCATACTAAATGCTAGTCCAAGTGTAGCACCATTAGTGAGCGCTGCTGAAAAACAAGCAGAACAAGCGGCCATCGCTGCACCTTTAACAAGTTCTGAAGATGAATAAATATCCAATACGTACTTCTATACATTTTCAGCAACAGCTAAGCTAACATTTTCTTCTTGTATCAGGGTTTTTGCTTGTATCAGGGTTTCTTCTTTTTCTGGAATTGATTGTTCAGCACTAGGAGTAGGTGGTAAAGGTAAAGAAATTTGTTTTGAACTTGGACTTGGAATAATATCTTGACTAGGAGCAAGACTAGAAGCAAGACTAGAAGAGGAACTAGATTGTCGCAAAGATGCGACCGCTTTGGCTGCCGCTTTCATGGCTGCTTCACTCATCAAGATTTTCTGTTTATTCATTTGTTGCTTCTTTTCAGAGAGATCTTTCGTTTTTTCTGTCTCCATCCTTGCTAAAATCTCGACATCTTTATAAAAATAGGCTCGTGTTGCATCGCGATGAGTTTTGATATATGCTTCTCTCTTTCTTTGATTCGAATGGGGTACTAAATAATTAGGTAAATTGCACATTGTTTTTCCAATTGTTTTTAACATGTTATGTTCATGTTTATCTTTATCTTTATCATTTATAAAATGTGTAATAGAAGGAATAATTGGAACTTGAGAAGAAATCGTATCAAACACATATTCGCTATCAAACACATTGCTACTTTTAATCAATTTCTCATATTCGCTAAATTTTTGATCTAAAAATGTCTTTCCATCCACTTTTCTAATATTTCTTTCAAGAGAGATTACTTTAAAGATATCAATACTCAACCGATAGTAATCTTTATGAGAAACCAAGTCTGTTTCCATCTTCTTTTGTATGTTTAAAAACAATTCAATGCTTGTAATCATACCGCAAGCAAGAGAAATAATACTGTTAATAATAGATATCGAACTCTGCGAAACATAGCTTTGTAACCCTATTGCAGTAAATACATTGATTCCGCTCAAAATAATAATTGGGATTCTGAAAAACATCAAATATCGTTTGTAACGTCGATATTTGAACATGTGATATTCACTCAAATTTACGCAATTGATTCTCATTTTATCTAAAATACGCTCAATACTGTCTGTCCAGATATATTCTGCATCTGACTCTTGCGATTGTGTCATTTCTATAAGTGAATTTTCTGTGGGCATATATATATTTATATTATATAATTTAAAACTTTTATAAAAATGGCAAATAACGAATTGTATCATTATCGTAAATAGTGATTTTAAAAGCTTCTTTGTACCCTTCTACATAAAGTGTATCACCATTATATATTTTATCACAACCATATTCATTGGTACAGCTTCTTCCGTTTCGACTTACTGGCAACTTAATACTATTGTTTTGATCGCTCATGGTATAATATTGCCATTTATCGCGATTTACAAACAAGGGTCTGCCCATAAGGGGGAGAATTTTTGAGTTATTTCCATTCAATGGAGTCATGATTCCGACTTGTCGATAACTTGTATCTACCGCACCGATATTTGTGCTAATATTAATAGGTACGCGGCCTGGCGGCACCATTAATAATTCAGGTCTAAGATAGCGTTCATCACGCAAAGGGGGAACATATGGATCTAGTAAGACATCTCCATTATTGGGAAGATTTGTATATGGATAACTGGGTTGTTGTACAATAACAGTTTCATGTCTTGAATCTCTTTCTCTTCTTCTATTTCTTTCATCCATTCTTTCATCCATTCTTTCATCTTTTTCTCTAAATACAGTTACATAACCTAGATAACAAATAATAACAAGAATGACAATCATGAGTCCAAACGTTAAATTTTCTACACAAATAACTCCAGGCGGACATTTTTTTTGAAATTTCATTGACTTATATTATACAAAGAATTATTAAAATTTGTATAAAAGATATATTATTTTATGTAATCAATATATATGCACGTATCCTTTAATTTGTTTTTTTCTTTACTACATTTTATATTATTTTACGTTATTTTTATTACAGCATTATTATCAAGTCAAATAAAAATATTATTAGTTTTATTGATTGTTATGATTTTTATAAAATATTTATTTTTTATTTTTCAAAGATGTATATTATCATTATTAGAATACAATGATCATTATCCGTCTTTAGTTGAAATATTTGCAAAAATATTATCATCTGATGTTCATGATAAACAAGCTGAAGAAATTTGCATCAATACTCTTTTACTTATCATCTTAAATAAGATGCTTTTTCTAATACTTTTTAAAGTTTTTTAAAAAAATTATAAATCGATAAAATTATAAAATGTATTATTATAATAAATCTATAATATATGCTGCATATATTATCAAAAAAAAAATTACCATTAATAATAAATCATCATTTTTTGTCACTTTTTATTGTATTTATTTTAGCCACAGTATTAACGTATAAAACATTTCCGCCTATACAAATTTGGGTATCTCTTATTTTATTATATTACTATTCTTATATCATACACATATTTTTTCATTATTTACCAGAAAATATAAATATGCACGTCATCTTTCATCATCTTAATGATGAAAATAATTCTATTTTTATAAAATTTTTTAATTTATATATAGAATGTTTATCAAATATTTTAATTTTTGTCATGTTTTATTTTGTTCAAAAAATATATTACATTAATTTTGTTCCTGCAATTATTATTTTTTACTATGGTTTCATTTATACAACAATTCATATAATCAATTATTCTTTATTTCATTGCTCCAAGGCACATGTTCTTCATCACGAATATGCGGGAGATATAAAAAAATCGTGTAACTATGGGCTAGATATAATGGATCAAATTTTTTTAACAACTTGCGATAACACAATTGAAGATCAAAATCATATTTTATTGAATATACTGTTTGCATTTTTTGCAAGTTACTATGTTTTTAAACCGAGTATTTTCTAATATTTTAATTTTTATTTTGATATAAATAGAATGTAATTCAAAATTTGAATTATATGCTATAAAATGAACGAAAGAAATATATTTATACTTTCTTTCCACCGGTGAATTGTTTTGCCAAATCTGCTATACCACCCAAATTTTTGATATCCAAACCTTGCAACATATCCTGAGCTTGTTTCACAATGGGAGTCATGCTTTTCATGGCTTCTGCTAACTGCATTTGTTGTTTCATTAATTTTTGCGTATCATCTGTAAGACCTTTAATGCCATCCGAACCCAATATTTGACTCAAATTTCCATATGCATCTTCAATAGTAGATGCATAATCAATGCGGTTACGTTTTTTGAAACCATCAGTTTGAACTGATGCAGTTGTTGGTTCAGGTTCTTGATCTTCATTTGTTTGATCTTCATTTGTTTGATCTTCATTTGTTTGATCTTGATCATCTGTAGTTGCAGCCATAGATGCTGATGCCGTTGTATGAGTATTATCTAAAGGTCGAATAATCGAAGAACTATCTACTTTTGCCTGTATTTTTTTTTTAGCATCTTGTACTTTTTTCTTTTTATCTTCTTTACTAGAATTTGTCATACCTTCTACCGTTTTCCCCATCATAAAAATACTGGTAATAATAAGTGATACTGCCAAAACAACTGTCATATTTTTGTCGCATAAATAAGTTAAAGAGCCAACAACTAAAAACAAAAGAATGCTTACATAATTTCCTAAAATAAGGTAACCGAGAATATTGGCAATCGTCAAAAAAAGTATTACGTAAAAAACTGTCTTATTATGAAGAATTTTTATCATAGATTTTGGATACTTCATTGCACCTTATATATATTATATGTAAAAAAATTGAATAAACTGGTTTATATAATATTTTATATTAATATTATAATGCCCGATTTTTACGGAAGTTTCAACGGAAGTAATGCACAATCAGATTCATGTTCAGAAACAGATAGTGATCTCACTATTGATGAAACTGAAGAGTCTTTTAGCAAGAATAGTCTTGTTTTGTGCGAAATATTTCATCCATCTCTTCATGGTTTTACGCGAGAAAGTGATAAAACTGTACTAGGACACTTTTTAGTGATTGGGCCAGCGGATCTTATTTTTGAAAATACAAATGTAAGTGTATTTTCTACAAGACATGCAATTCAAAATATACTATTAAATATTCGTCGCATTATAGAACAATGTCCTGAACACCCACAAATAAGAAATTATAAACAGATTATTTTAAGAGATGATTATATTCGTCCAGAGATTGCACAATGTATATTATTAAAAGGAGACGAAAAGGTAGCTATTCTAAAAACAGTTTGGTTACGAATTATACAACGTGCTTGGAAAAAAATATTTCAAGAACGATGTCGTGTTAGAAGCCAACGAATGACACTTTATTCTATAGGTTGGAAACAATTGTATGGAACTTGGCCGCCTAATTGCAATTTTATGCCAACCATTCATGGAATGTTATCTACATTAGTTATTTAGCGCCTATTATTCTTTGTATTATTCTTTGTATTATTCTTTCTCTTTCTCTTTCTCTCTTTTGTCTGCTGTTTTGCTGCTGTCTTTTTCGGACGTTTCTCTTTTTTTGTTCGATTATATTTTCTTCTTCCGCCTTTCCCATTATTTAAATTCATTTGTGTTTCATAAGGTGTTTCAGGGCTAACATTTAATCGAAAACTTTGCGCGCTAGGAGGTTGTCCTGGTAAAAAAGTCGGAGCTCCTTGCCTGGGATTTCTACCCATACCCATATTAGTTGAGTATTTGTCTTCTTCATCTTCATCTTCATCTTCATCTCTTGGAAGAAGACGAGGAGGAGCAGAAGGACGAGGAGAAACATTGGGAAACTGTACACTACTAAAAGAACGATTAGATCGAGGCATACGGTCATCTAAACCAGGACGAAAACGTGCAGAAGGAGCAGAAGGTGCAGAAGGAGCAAAGGGATCAGGGGGTGTAGAACCTAAAATAGAATTTAATAATCCAGTAATTTCATTCATTTCTTTAAATACATTTTCGGTATTATTTTCATAACGAGGATCTAGTAAAAGTTTTTGTTCTTCTAATAATTGTTTAATTTCATTAATTTGTGCATTAAATTGATTTATAATTTGTTTTAAATTTATATTTTCATCTTGTAATTCACGCAGTTGTTGATTGGCAACAGCAGAACCATTTGAAGCTGCTTGTAATCTGGCATTGCAATCTTTCAATTGTTGAGATAAACGAATTATTTCATCTTCATTAGTTTTAATCTTTGTATCTAGTGATCTCGTCGCTGATCTGTACTGCTGTTTTAATTGTGTTAGTTGATCCTGATCTTGGATACGTTGCTGCTGATATTGTTGTTGTAATTGTTGCTGTTGCTGTCGATCCAGAGCTTGTTGTTTTTGCTGCTGTATCCTTATTTGTCCCAATAATTTATTTCTTTCTTCTTCTAGCTTTGCAATGATAGTATCTTTTTGTTTAATTTCAATGGATAAATCTTTATATTTTGCTTGATTATCATTTAATTGTTTCTGAAATAATTGTCTAGAAGCTATTATTTGTTGCAATTTTGTAAGAATAGATGATAATCCCATTTTAATTTGACCAATAAATGTATTGTGTTGTTTTAATGTTGTTGCAACAAGACTCATTTTTTGTAAAATTTCATTAACCGTTACACTCATAAATTATATAATTACTATATATTACGCATATTTTTATTTCATCAGATCATCTAAATCTTTCTTGATTTTGGAAATTTCTCCCAGAATTTCTCTCTTATCTTTCTTCGACTGCTCTATATCCGATTGAGTCATCTTTCCAGTAACAATTAAATCATCTAAATATTGATCGAGTGTATTCATTGCGCCAATTTGTTCTTGTTTCTGTTTCAAAATATAATTTTGATATTTTTGATAATCATTTTTAACCGTTGTCAAAAACTTATTTTCTCTGGATGCCTTTTCCAAGTGATGACGTCGCTCCAATAAAAATTTTCGTTTTAATTGAATCTGTCTCTCAACTTCCACTAAATAAGAATCCTGCTGAGGTAATGTAAATTCAACTTCGAAAAATGACATAGTTACAATATAATAGGTTTATAATTTTTCTCTATTTCTATTATTTTTTAATAGTTATATGGAAAAAATATAAAATCTACTCTATATATTATTTAGGATGTCGAAGAATGTTTTGGAACCGTTGCTCACGCCTGACGATAAACGCTTTGTCATGTTTCCAATTCAAGACGAAAAAATATGGGCAATGTATAAAAAACAAGTGGATTGTTTTTGGCGAGCAGAAGAAATAGATTTAACGAAAGATTTAGCGCACTGGGATGGTCTAGCATCCGATGAACAAACGTTTATTTCTATGATTCTTGCTTTTTTTGCAGCAAGTGATGGAATTGTCTTGGAAAACTTGGCCTTGCGCTTCATGACAGATGTGCAATTATCAGAAGCTCGTGCTTTTTATGGATTTCAAATTGCTATGGAAAACATTCATTCACAGACGTACTCTCTTCTTATTGAAACGTATATCAAAGATGCTTTGGAAAAAGACAAATTGTTTAATGCTATAGAGAATTTTCCCTGCATTCAAAAGAAGGCCAAGTGGGCACAAAAATGGATAGGTGATAATCGAAGCAGTTTTGCGAAACGATTGGTTGGATTTGCTTGCGTAGAAGGGATTTTTTTTAGTGGGGCATTTTGCTCTATTTATTGGTTAAAGAAGCGCGGTCTAATGCCAGGACTCACTTTTTCGAATGAACTTATTTCACGCGATGAGGCATTGCACACTGAATTTGCCGTTTTATTGTATAATAAACTTGTGAAAAAGATGAGCAAGGCAAAAATTTATGAGATTATCAAAGAAGCTGTGGAAATTGAAATCGAGTTTATTTGTGATGCATTGCCATGTAAATTGATTGGAATGAACTCAAAATTAATGAGTCAATATATTGAATTTGTCGCAGATCGTCTTGTAGTACAACTAGGTTATGATAAAATATACAATGTAACAAATCCTTTTGATTTTATGGAGTTGATATCAATTGAGCAAAAAACAAATTTTTTTGAGAGTAGAGTAAGTGATTATGCATTGGCCAACAAAACGATGGACGATGATGTGTTTGAGTTCAACAGCGATTTCTAGTAAAAACTATATAAATATTCTATTTTATTATGATTTTCCAAAATTATAATAAAAAATTATTTCCATAATTTTCCTAATTTCATCTCCACGTCCATTGGATATCTCTGTTGTCCCGCAGCACAAGAAAAAGTGTATTCACTAAAATAAATTTCATTGTTTTTGCCTACATAAAAATCAATTCGTACAAATTCAAAAGGTTTTGATAATTTAGATGCTAAATTGTACATTTTTTGTATATTCTTCTCACCAACATCAGATATTTTAATATTAGATATTTTTACATTACTTAGTTCAGTGATGGGTGCTAAAGATTTATCGTTATTAAAAATAAAATTGCGTTTTTTGTCAGTGTTTTTTTCACGAATAGAAAAAGAATAAGGAACCCCGTGAATACAGTTTAATAGATAACAAACGGCATTTCCGGTTCTTCCGTAAATTTTATCATCAACTTTTTCCTCGATAAAAAATCGAGGTTTTAAATAACTATATTGTTTTTCATGAGCCGAATTATATGGTCTATTGAAACTATGTAATTTTTTTTTAATTTCTTGAATGTCATATTTTGTATTTGGTTTAATATTTATATTAAAATCGCAACCATGCGATCCTTTAATAATATTATTAGAATTTAAATCTTTTTCACTAATATCTTCGGGTCCCGTTAATTGCCGAATCACTTTGGGAATTGTAATTGCATCAGCACAAATTCCTTTAACAATCTTTTTAGCTTCCAACTTATCTACAAATGGAGCATAATCTTTGGTTAATTTTCCCATGGTAAATTTTATTTTTTTATACAATGGCAAAGTGCTCCAATCAGATGGCTTATCGCGAACAGAAAAATCAAACATTATATAAATACAATATATTATTTATTATTTCAAAAATATAAAAATAGTATTCTATATAACTTATATGATTACGTGCAATATAATGGGTGGTCTTGGAAACCAATTATTTCAGATTTTTACTACCATTGCGTATGCTCTAAAACAGAATGAACCATTTATTTTCACTTATGCCAAAATGTTTGGCAAAAGACCTGCTTACTGGGATACCTTTTTATATCCCCTTCGGAAATTTACCACTTTAAATAGAATCCAAGGGTTAGTTCTGAGAGAAAAAGGATTTCATTATGAAGAATTACCTAGTAATAGCAATAAACTTAATAATACGATTCTTTATGGGTATTTTCAAAGTGAAAAATATTTTCAAGAGCACTGTGAAGAAATAGCCGAAATGGCATTCAATTTGAAAGAAATGAAAAAGATATTATTAGAAAGAGAATTTAAAGGAATTGATTATAAAAAAACAATTAGCATGCATTTTCGCCTGGGAGATTATATGAATTTACAAGACTTTCATCCAGTATTACCAGTTACATATTACAAAAATAGTTTGAATGCTCTTATTGAGAGAACCAAATCAATAGATTGGACCGTTTTGTATTTTTGTGAAGATGATGATACTGAATATGTGAAACAAGAATATATAAAACAATTAGAAAAAGAATTTAAAGGACTAGTGTTTATTAGGGCTAACCCTAAAGCATTGGATTATGAACAAATGATCATGATGTCATGTTGCCAACATCATATTATTGCTAATAGTAGTTTTAGTTGGTGGGGTGCTTATTTACATTTCTCTTCTGAAAAAATAGTGTGTTCTCCAGCTGTATGGTTTGGACCCAAACTTTTGAAAAATGATACCAAAGATGTAATTCCTGATTCATGGCTAAAAATATGACATATCGATGTAACCATCTACACTAAATCCAGCATTACTCATTCAATACCTAGATTTTTTTTTCAGCACCACTAAATTCAATGTATTCATTAAGATTACAATTCCTTTTTTTAGCTGTTTTTTTATATTTATTGCATTTATTCAGTAATTTTTTATATTTTTTTTCTGTTTTTTTGCTCCTATTATAATCAAATAATGGTTTGTTATGTTTCATATTATATTCCATTGCTTTGCGGTTCATTTCTTTATACTCATGACATGGTTTATAATCTGAATCGGGTAAAAACGCAGAACATTCTATATTAAAATGTTTATTCATTATTTTTAGAAATTCTTTTACACTATGTTTTCCATTTTCTTTCGCTCCAATACCGGAGTAATATACATATTCAACCATTTTATATTATATTATATATTATTTTACATAAAATTGTTGGTTTATATGATAAAAATCAATATCAATAACAACTATATTTGATTTGATATAAAAATAATAAACAAAGTTATAGATATAACTATATATGTTTGAGCAAGAATGTGTTCTTCTTATTATGAACTGTGTTAAATATAGATATAAAACAGTACAACAAATAAATGGATGGCTACAACAGTTACCTTCTACATTGCGTTATTTTCACGTATTGGGTGATCCACAATCGATAGAACCTTTTTATTTTGATTGGGAATCCAATATTTTATGGGTAAAATGCGAAGATGATTATAATTCTTTGCCAAAAAAGGTCATTTTAGCTTATGAAGCAATACAAAAAACATTTGAATTTCAATATATCTTTAAAACCGATGATGATCAAATGCTTACAAATAATGCATTTTTTCCCACAATAATCAATCTTTTACGTGCAAAAAGTCCAAAGGTTCATTATGGTGGATATATTGTGGATGTACCTTTTCAACATATTTCCAAATATTATACAATTCATCCGGAATTGCCTACAAATTTAGTGATTGAGAAAATTAAATATTGTAATGGTAGATTTTATCTTTTATCCAAAGAAGCAGTCGCTAACTTGCTTTCTAAAAAAGAGGAAATCCAAAAAGAATATTTGGAAGATTATGCTATTGGATTGCATTTACATCCCCAATTAAAAGAACATATTTTGCCAATTGATACAAAGAGATTTTTTGAAGATGGAACATCATAATACGTGGTATCATCTTCTTTTTGTTTGTCTCTTTCTTTTCATTTTTTTGTTTGTTTTCATTTTTTTGTTTCTTTTGTTTTGTCTCTTTCTTTTATTGGTTTGTTTTTTGCCTCCGCGCATACGACGAGTCAAACCAGATGGCCCTCTAGTTGGATATGGTGATATAGGAATGATATTTGATTTGGCATCGGATGTAATTACCGGTTTCATTTGAGTCATTTCAATTTCAGACTGTTCTACAAGTTTGGGACAGCTAATATCGGGCATCATTAGACTAGTAAAAATGTCTGTTATAAGAGGGCCCGATTTTGGGCACATTTCTCCTATTAAAGGAACCATATTTAATACTAGTTTGGTAAAGGCTTCTTTTGACATTTTAATATCTTCTTCGACTTTTCCGCCAATTTTTGTTGGTGGCAATATGGAAGAACATGTTTGTCTCGGGTTTGCTCTTGCTTGTTCCACATCAAAAAAGCCCACTGTAAAATCACCAACACTTCCAATGATAACACGACATACTGTACAACCGGTGGGCGTACGCATAACTTCTTTTGTTTCTGATAATGGATTTACTCCTGCTAAAAAATTCAAAATATCTACAGCATTTATAAACAAAATGTCTAAATAGATCGTATGTGACAATGGATTAGGAATATATGTCCTAGTTTTATAATTTTGACAATCTAAAGCACCTTCATAATCCACATCAATTGCACTTTTACTAGAATCTACTAGACCTCGACCCATTACTAATTGAGCATTGCAATCTTCTGATATTTTTTTTCTCTCATCTTCATCTGTCGAACACGGATGTTCAAATCCAGTTTTACTTATTAATGCTTTTTGAGGCAAACCTGGTACAGGGTCTCCTCTTGTAGTAATTCGCAAATAGAGAATTTTTTTCTCTTTTGTTGCTTGACAAAATTTTTGTGCTACATTTGTCCCCATACAACGCGGAGCGCCCAAACTAACACAAACAATATTGTCAGCTAAAACTGCATATTCTCCACTATTGTATGGAGCCGTTTTTTTAATATCTAACCATAAATAGGAAAAAATAGTGGCCATGGCTCCACCAAGGGAATGTCCTGTTGTAAAAATCTTTACCGAATTTTCTGTAGTTGCACCTAAAAAATTAACTGCTAAATATCGCGCAGATTCAATAATTGTATGTATCAATTCAGTTGCTGTTTTAAAAATTCCGTATAAAAAAGTTTCATCATCACACGTGGTTAATGGAATTGCTGTTGTTGGTTTGCTGTATAAAGATGCTGTTTTTGCACTATAAGTACCTCGAAATAAAACAAACAATGTATTTGGCATTCTTTTGTCTGCAACAATATAAACCTCTCCATAGTTGGACCAGCCAAGAGAAATATATTTTACATCTTTAGTGCTAGGTTGTTCTCCTGAAATAATATATCTTGGTGTTCCACTTGTTTCTTTGTTTATAATATTAATATTTTGCGGTATGTTCATTTTGAGAAAATCAATAAACTTTTTTTCTTTATATTGATAAGAAGGTATAGTAGTCTTTGACGGTGTTAAAAACAATGCTTCATCGTCTAATAGTGCGTCTAAGTTATTTGATTGTACTGCATTTATTGCTGTTAAAAATTCCGGTAAAATAACAGGTCCCATAATGGCCCTATAATTTTGTAAAAATAAATTATCATTTAAATAAGCAAGTCGAGATAAAGTAGCTCCTAAAAGAGAAATAAAATGTAAATCACCATAATCATCTTTCTCTCGTCCTTTAAATGTCGAACTTACCGTAGAACTTACTGCAGCAGCAGCCCTTTTAAAAAAACTCATTTATTACTTATATTATATTATTATTTTATTTTTCTGCTTTTGCTTCTGCTTCTACATATTGATAGTCTAAAAAGATATTATCATTTCCAGTTTGTTCTATAAAAGGTTCTGCAATCGCTATGGGTTCCGCGAATACAAGAGGTATCTCTTGTTTTGCGGTTTCTTCTATTTTTGGAAGTCCTTCATAATATTGACGTACCTTTTTATCAATCTGTATTCGCGATACGTCAAACGATGTCAAATACAAACCGTCTAAACTTTTTACACGTGATAATGCAACATAGGTTTGTCCGCATGCGAATACTTCACTTCCTACATCAATTTCTGCTGCATCCAAGGTCGCGCCTTGTGATTTGTGAATGGTTAGTGCCCATGCCAAAATAAGAGGAACTTGACTAACACCAATATTCGGTATTTTCTCGCTTGGCCATATATGACGATACATGGTCCTTGTAATCCCATTATTATATTTAACAGTAGGAAACCCTTCACAAAACCCTATAACAATTCCCTGACTTCCATTGCAAATATCGATACCACCTCCAGAATCAGATTTATAATTGACAATACACATTACCTGCGAACCAACCTTGATGCGTACTTCCTTGTCACACATGAGATTTCCAGCCAGATAATTTAGCTCTGCCAAAATTGTTTTTTCTGTATATTCTACAAATTTCTCTGCCTCCTTATTTGTAGTTTTCAAATCCGTTACGTATTTAATTTCATAGATTTGTGCTTCGCTTTCCAATGCATTCAACTTTGTCGTATTAATATGCTCCACTTTAGCCTTGATCGGATATAACTTTGTTGGCTCGGTTATCAAATCTGGATCAGGCTTTCTTCCAACATAAGTTAATAATAAATCATGGCTCTTCTTCTTGAATTTTCCAATACGGATTTGATTTAGAATAGTAGAATAGATTTCATCTGTTTGTCGAAAAATTTTGACAAGTTGAATTTGACAAGAGGGCGGAAAAACATTGGCCCATTCAACACTTTCAAAACAAAACTTTGTTGTATCTGGTTCGTCTCTTGAGCCGACCGGTGGAAGTTGATAAAAATCTCCAGAAAAGATGACTTGCATTCCACCAAACGGCTTTGAACTCTTTCGAATAAACTTGCCAATTTGATTCAGCATATCAAATAATTTCAAAGATAACATACTCACTTCATCTACAACAAGAATCTGTGTTGATCGCCAGGTTGCTTTTGAAAACCGATTAAAATTGATCCGTTGTACCATTTGTTCAATAGATCCATTACCTAACCCTATATGAGACCACGAATGAACTGTTTTGGCATTGCAATTCAAAAGAACGGCAGCGCAACCTGTCAAGGCGGTAACATGAATGTTTTTTTCATGATGTATCGCGTGTTGATAAATCTTCTTGATAAGTGCGGACTTTCCTGTTCCGCCTGGACCCGTAATAAATATATTATTTCCTTGAATATATTTATCAAATGCAATTTGCTGTTCTAATGACAATTCCATATGTATCTTTTTATCTTTTTTATTAAATCTAGAATAGCAATCAATTTTTATTTTTTATTCATTATTTTATCTTGCAATATTTATTTTATATGACAATATTTATTTTATATGGCAAGTTTTCTTGCATTTTTTATCTGATTCATTAAAAAATCCTTATCTAAATCTGTCATGGCTCTTGTATAATTAGTCATTCTTTTCTCAATATCACTGTAATCTACTCTTTGTACTACAGTCAATGGAATAATTAAAAACCAATTATCTTCTTGTTGTAAATGAAACCAATATTTATCAATTGCAAAAAAAGTATGTCTATGTGGTTCTCTCATCAATTGTTGTATGCCATCCTTAATATTCTTTATTAATTTATCATAATAGTGGGCCTTAACAATATAACCAGTCGTCGTTTGACATTGTCGAACTTTTACTGAATAAGAATCGTTTGTTTCATAAGGAGGCATATTATTTCCAGCAAGAAGAACTACATCCCAATCATGATTCTTTTCCAAGAATCCATTTAACTGTCTTTGAAATACAGCCGGATCCAAAAATTTAATGTCATCTTCACATACAAGAACGTGTGACCAACCATTCTCTTTGGCTATTTGGAGACATTTTAAATGACTCATGCTGCATCCAATAGCACCATTTGGCAATCGAATTGCATTGAATCGATTAATGGGTAATTGCAAAATACTGAATTGTTGTTCTACATGGTATTTTCTATCCACTCTTGCTTCTAAATTAATATAAAACGCGTGTTTAATATCTAAAATATGATTCATAGAATATATTATTTTTATAAATAATATTTTATATTGTTTTCTTTACAGAGTTTATCTTTTTTTACTAATATTATATGTCATGGAATTTATTTGACTCTGATTTTTTTGTGCCATTGTAGGACCATAAAGTAATAATGCTTTCTGCGTACTGTGAGGAGGTCTTATTTGCATTAATTTAGGAGAAATAGTACTATAGCTAACGCCTTTTCCATATGAAGATGACTGAATACCTGGCATATTATACTATATTGAAGTATAAAATAATAAGCTAAAAAAATAACTATACCTATGTTTATAAATTTGGGTTTGTTAAAATACCCCACCTAAACCCATTCGCACACTTCCCATTGCTGCTGGTTTTGCTCCTATGACAGATGCATATTTTGGATGATACTTGTTGATGGTTGGCTGAACAACTTGTTTTATTTGTTGTTGTTGTTGTTTTCTTTCTTCTGCCGTTGGATAATATGGGATATGTTTCCATTCTTCTGTTGTATTAATTGGATTTTGAAGACGGCCTTTATTTGCGTGTTTAAATTGTGTTTTGGGTTCTCTCAAATCGTATTCATAATATTCATCCGATTCAAAACGCACGTGAGTTACGAAATGTGTTACATTAATTATCCAAATGCGATCATTTTCTACAATAAAGTGATTATCTGACGGGTTGAACGATTTTGTATCTATATCATATTGCAGACCATGAATGGTTTGCAAACCGTCAATACCAGAATCCTTCTGCATACGTTGAGGATCTTTTTTACATATTAAACGCGAAACCCCGTCAAATAGCTGCAAAATCTCAGGACTTCCAATTTTATAAAATTGAGAGCGATCAATTTCTAAACCATATTTTGCGCAACGTTTTTGAAGACACGCGTCTTCCATTCCCCAGCCCCAAAAATTAGGATATCCATTGATTTTTTCAAAATCAGATCCATTGACAACAACAATTCCTCCTAAAGCATATTCAAATCCATAATAATGTTTTACTATACCAGGCGTTGTTTTATAATCAAAAATTTTATGAAATGGCAACGTATCTACATCATTAAAAATAAATGTAATATTTTGATAATCATTTGGATACTTGTCTTTCATAGCTAAAAATCCAATATTTTTTGTGGCACCACGATTGAAACTTCGATTATCGCTTTGATGAACAAAAAAAATCTCATAATCCGTCTCTCCTTCTAAAATAAAAGACATTTGTTTGCTATAAAAAAATTTTTGTTCTTTTCGATTGCGATACGGAACAATAAAAATCCTACTTGGTATAGACATTTATCTGATTACTTATTTTATTTTTGAATTTTATCGTCAAAAATTTAATCATCAAAAATAAATATCTTTATTGCCCCACAATGTTCCATAATATTCATATTTTTGATATTGTTTCTGTTCATCTCTATATTGTTTGTAATAAGTTAAAATAATTGAATCATATAGTACAATATAATAAATATTCTCATAATATTTTTCAATGTTTGTGCATTCAAAATGCATATTCATTTCCTTTTTTTCTGTTTGCGTAAAAAAAGAACCAAGTAATCCTGGGCCGGTTGGATCAAGTGAAGTATTTCCATAATATCCGGTTTTCACATTTTTAACAATTTGTTGGATACATTTCCACATGATTTCATTTTTTGGCAAGGTTACAATTAATGCAGTATAAGTTCCGCCATATTCTTCTCGATCTCTTACAAAATGTTCCTTTTCGGTTAATGCGATAAGTTTAAAATTATTGATACACCTGTATTTAATATCCATATAAATTCCACCATGAATATAAAGAACACAGAATCTCCACAAGTCCGATTTATAAGAACAAGGTTTCAACCGATCATATGCATTTACTACAGAAAAGATAAAATATTCATTAATAAATGCGCGACACATTTCTTCATCATATACATGTACTGTAAATTCTGGATTAGACTGTTTTAAGTATTCCACATTTTCTCTCATACAAGGAGGTAAATCTTTAGAATGCCAGCATGTATATATATGCAAAGGTATAATACTGTTATAAACTGGTTTTAATACAAATGGCAAATTTTTGTGTTTAAATTCTATTATTTGGTTCATTATTTCTTGTTTTTGTTCTTTATCATCTATCTTGTACTTTGATTTTGATTGTGGCTGTACTTTATTTCTAAATAGTGACATGAATGCTTTACTATATACAATTATTTTCTTTGTTCAAAACTTCTTTAAATTCATAAAAATATTATATCTATATTATATTATAGAGATGTCATCTGATTTTGATGAAGCAGTAGCAGCTGATAAAACTAACATTCAACATGCCGAAACACCCGGACTTTATAAATATCTTAATTTAAGAGAACGTTTAGACAGCCTGGATGAAACACAAATGCAAATATTTAATGCTTTATCTTGGAAAGCTGCTAAGTATTTAATTGAGCATTCTTATTTTGATGGTGTTAATAATAATTTTTATACTAAATTAAATAATCTTGCATATTCATTATCAAGCTTACGTCCAGAAGATATTAAAAAATTATCTGATGATCAAGTGAGAATAGAAAGCTTCCGAGAACCTGGTAGTAAGCGAAGCAGATTTGAAGGAGGAAAAAGAAAAAGAAAAAGAAAATCTAGGACAAGGAAATCTAGAAAAACAAGGAAATCTAGAAAGACTAGAAGAAGATAATTTAACTGTATCGATTCAAAATAACCTGTGGCACCAGTTCATCCTTCAAACGTTCAATCTTCTTAAAACATTTATTAATCGTCACCTCGCTAATTTCGCTAATATTCTTTACATCTCGCTTTGATACATTCAGTTTGCATATTTGCGCTATAAAATATACAACTCCTGCGGCAATAGAATGCGGTGTATTTTCCGGCATCAAGTTCATCTTTTCAATCTTCATGGCAATAAATTGACACACTTTGGTAAGCTCTGTATTGATATTCAATTTGCTACAATATCGCTCAATAAATGCCTCTGGCTTTGTTCTACAGAATGAAGTCTTTTCTTTGTTATCCATATCTCTTTCTAAATTATTAATAATAGCCTGCGCATTTTTGCAGCCCTTTGTTGCACTAGTTACATCCAAATGGAAAATCGTTGCAATTTCCTTTGCTGTTCTCGGAAAATTATTAATTCTACATGAAATGTAAATAGATGCTGCTAAGATACCATCGCGGTTGTCGCCGCGAAATGTTAAATCATATTCAGATATTTTCTTATGATATCGCATAGCATCATCAATAATCATTTTTGGCATTCCCGCATTCTGCGACATAATCGTAATTCGTTGAAATTCATCATATTGCGATTTTTCCTTATATGGCATCGATTGCCATTCTGTATAGCGTCGTATTTTTCGCATCTCATAGGATGTAGAGCCAATGCACAATACTTTACAACCAAATGACGACTCTTTTAGCAAAGGATTGATGGGCATACCACACCGAGTTGGATCAGAATTTTGATTATCATCTGCACCATAATAACGCCATTCGGCTGACTGATCAACAATATCTTTGTAAATAATGCCACACTTTTCATTAACACACGTTAAAAATCCTTCTTCCGAAAAAGCCAAGTTGCTCTCACAACGTTCGCAATTTTCTCTAGTACCACAAGAGCGATAAATACATTCTAAAGGATCAATTTTGGATCGCAATCCAACAACTTCTGAATCAAACTGATTCCATAATTGAATTTTATTAATAGACGAAGTTTTTCGTTTTACTGTTTTTTCCTTGCTCATTATGTTTATCTCATCATTATAATATTTTGTTTTTAATTCAATTTTAAATATATATATCATTTTCAATACGTGTGTGAAAATAATATCAAACAAATCAATAATTTGCTTTAATTTTATTGATAATATGAGAAGTAGATAATTCTTCATAGCGGGGAATATAATATCGAGGAATATATTTTATAGTTATTGTATCTAGTTTCATAATTTCTCCATAATATTCTTCATCTTTATTTCCCTTATATTCTTCACCAATAATAACACAATCAATATTATTTTCAATAACAAATTCCTTCGTTGCACCTATTTTTTGTTTGAGCCATACTTGATCAACATATTTGCAATGTTTTACTGTTTCAGCTCTTAAAAAATCATTTATGATGGGTTTTCTCTTATAACTTTTGCATTCTTCATCTTTCATTACTCCCACGATGAGTTCAATCGGTTCATCAAATGATTTTACAATATTCTCAAATAGAACCATATGTCCAAGATGACATAAATCAAATACACCTCCACAATAGACTCTTTTTTTTGCACTGATATTATACAATACATTAATATTTAATTCTTTTGAAATTTTACCTACTACAAATAAAATATAAGCAATAATACTAATCATGGTGCCATATGGGACCATTGTATAAAGAATCGGAACAAATACGATAGAATAGTGCATCCTACTTTTAAATATTTTATAATTGTTAAGTTCTAATAGTAACAAGGCATCGATTATTGTTACATGCCATGGTTGAATATCATACATGGATACAGTAATTAATTTAATAATATAATATAAAACAATTATATATTTCATTTTGAATAAATGCAAACATGAGCAATCTATAGATACTATTTTTTTCAAATTATAATATAAAACACATATCGGTAAAAGTGATGGAATGCTATATGTAAAAATAAAAGTCGGCAATTGAATCTGAAACAAGAATATAGTAGCAGTTAATGTTAAAAGAAACGATACATCGGTTAATTTCTCAAACATAACACACCCTAATTGGATTGACTCATAATGCATCAATATACATATAGATGAACAAGTCGTAATAGTAATATTTTTGATAAACACTTGATTTGCTAATCCAAGTTGATTACAAACTGCATCCATTAACATTCCTGTATTTATTATATCAATAATATGATCAACATATTCTCCAATAATAGAAGTTTGTTTCGTATTTCTAGCGTGCATTCCATCAATTCCATCAAATATATAATACAAAATTGTTCCGGCACACATCAAATAATTACCATAATAAGTATCGCTATAGTAATAGGGTATAACAATCGAAATCAACCCACAAAGAGATAATATATTTGGATGAATTATTTTTGGAACATAAGATTGTATAACTATCAAATATTTTTTATAAATATTATTCAAAAAGCATTCATCAATTGATTTATATTTATAATTTTTATAGTGTATGATATTTTTTTCTTTCAAAAATGGCTCACAAACAAAATCATATGCCGATTTACATACATTATAGATTGTATCAAAAACTATCATATATATTAATACTATCAATATAACTTTAAATAGTAAAATTTATTTCTTTACAATAAAAATACGTATATTTTAATCTCATAAAGATATATGGGCAACCAATCAAGTCATCAAGAATTACCAGAATTACCAGAAGAATCATTACATCGACGTCTAGATTATATTGCAACTCACTATATTTTAACCATGGATTTCAAAAGTTTGCAAAAAATGTATGAAAAAAGTTATTGTAACCAATTGGTGTTGATCACCTCCAATATATTGGATACTTATTTTACAGATTTAGAAATAGAGCGTATTGGTAAAGAAAAATTAGGCGATGAATCTGTATTATTTTTTCACAAAAGTGATGTCCCACACATGGATGAACAGTCTAAAGAAAAAAGAATAACAATTTGCAAACAAATTGCACAATTCTATATAAAAATTGCACATATTTTTGCAGCCATTGTTATGACGATCAATCCAGAATACACATATACAAATAATTCTGGGAAATTAGTTAAAAAAGGGTTATATGAAAAGGAGAATATTCCGAAACATGTAAAGGTAAGATTGAGTAAAACAAATATTTGTGATGAGAGAATCGAATTGCTTAAAAAAGCCGGAATAGAACAGAAAAATCCATTTTGTTCCATAGATCACGAATCCTTAGAAAAAGAACCAGGAATTCCGGAACTTATTCAATTATACATGGATGCAAAATTTGATTATCAAACTGGTAATTTTACAGATATGAGTCCAGAATCAAGAGAACATTTTTTGCGAGATTTAAAATTATTTTATAAAGCATTTACTGGCGAAGAGGAGATGCCTGATACTATTACATCCTTTGCCGATATAAAATTGCAACGTTATGGAAAAAACTCATCATCTTGTAAGAAGGGTGGTACAAGCTCCAATACAAGTACAAGTACAAGTACATCTTTTTCTAGTAAAGAAAATGAAGGACAAACAATCATGACAGAATATGCAGAAAATTTGAAGCAAATGATTGCGCAAGCAACAGAAAAACAAGAAAAGTTATTAGATATTATTAATCAACTATTTGTAAGTGATAATTTAGAAAAAAAATTTATCCGGGTTCATCCTGATTTGAATAAAGAGAAATTGCAAGAAATTGTGGAAGATGCAAGACAAATTATTATTGAATTATATTTGCAATGTGAAATAGATTTCACAAAAGGAATACATTTATACGAGTCTATTGTTGAATCACGTATGCTAGTAACAACTCAGCGTCAAATTGATCATTTACAAAAAAGCGCAGAGTGGCTTATTCAAAGAGAAACAGAGCAGCAACGTAGTGCATTGTTATAATATTAATATTTACCTAAAGTTATTTTTTATTCCTAAAAATAAAAAATAAAAATATGATTATTTACGATTCAGCTTTTAAGCAGAACGAGCAGCGGATGCGGCGCCAGCAGCGGCACGGGCAGCGGCACCGGCGGCAGAAGCGGCCTTTGCGGCGGCGGCACCAGCGGCGCGGGCAGCAGCGGCGGAACGAGCAGCGGATGCACCGCGGGCAGCAGCAGCAGCACCAGCGGCTGCACGAGCAGCAGCGGAAGCAGCAGAAGAAGCAGCAGCAGAAGCTCTGCGAGTCATTTTCATTGCACGTGTGTGAGCACGAGTGTGATTACCTCCCCTTCGGGAACGACGGTGACGAGTACGACGAGCCATTTTTTATATATATACCTGAGATTTTTTTTTTGCTTAATTTTAATAATTTATTTTTAATTTTCCTTAATATACTTGAATGAATAAAGGAAATAACTAAATTTCTAATTATTTTAATTCAATTCCAGATGGTCGAATTTACATTATTTGTTTTCCACCACATTTTATCTCCCTCTTTAATATTGAACATGACTTTGAATAACTCCAATCTTGCTAAAATACAATTGGTCCTATATTTGTCCAAGGGATGAGGATTTGTTCCTAATTGTACATTTACCGCACGTTTGTAAATATATTGTCTCTGATGCGACGCAAAATGTACGTAAAACTCTTTCAAAGATAAATCTCGAATTGGCATAACAACATTATTCACTTCAAAATAATCAAGTAAATACTCTTGACAAATAGCCATACCAGAAATATCAGCCATATCTTCTCCTACAGTAATGTCCGCGCTAAATTTGATTCCATCATAGGATGCAAATGTTTCATATTGTTTAATAATATTTTTTACAATCAAGTCATATCTTTTTTTATCCTCAGGTTGCCACCAATTATACAAATTGCCTTTATAGTCATGTTTGCTTCCAGTATTGTCTAAAGCATGCGACATTTCATGACCTAAAATATATCCAATTCGTGCTAAATTATATTCAAATCCTCTTTGAGTCAAGTTAATAAAAGGATTTTGCATAATAGCCATAGGAATAAAGATTTTATTATTATTCATCTCATAATAGGCATTGACAACATATGCTTGTGTGCCAATTAATTTAAACTCTTTCCAATCAATAAGTGGAATATCAACAACTTCTTTTCCTTGCAACTGTAAATACTTATTTTTTTTCCATTCGCATAATAAAGACATATTATACCAAGCATCATCCACTGTATATTCTAACAAAGGATCTTCTCTCATGTCCTTCGGTTTGGCAATAATAAACTCTAAATAGTCCAACTTTTTTATAGCATATTTTTTTGTTTTGGGAGTTAGCCAGGTGTTTCTCTGTATAATTCGTTTAAATACTGTTAATAAATCGCCTGCTATATTTTCAACAAATTTAACATTCTCTGCATTCCAATAGGCGCCTACATATTGTTCAGTTAAAAAAGTATTAAATGTTAAAGAAAGTCCAAAAATAGGATATAAATCTCTCGGAAAGGGATTTGGCTGACCTTCAATAAATTTATCATTAAAATTATAGTATATTTTAACTAACTTACTATCAAATCGAATCATTTGGCGTAAGACAATATAAAATACATAAGCCTTCCATTTTGGCATTTTCCAAATACTTTTCAAGTATTTTGATACACATGTTAAATAGTTTAAGCTTGTACAAACAAAATAATTTGGGGTTTTTTTATATCCAAGAAATTTGCTAAATTGATCCCAATCAAATCCATATTTTTCTAATGCTTCTGATGCAAGTACTTTATTATACCCTTCTGGATTGTCATTTTTGACAGTATCACAACTCATTGCATCAAGTAAGTCTTTTTCTATCTCAAATACATCTTTCCCATGTAGGCCGTGATCTTTTCCTAAACATGCATCAAATATTTCATTTACATAATGAATAAAATGAGAAATAATAGATCGTTTATATTTTATATATTTTGGCGTTTGACCATAATCATCTAAATATAATAAATAATCATACAAACTTAATCTTGGTGCGCTAATCGTGTCGCAAAAAATTTGAGAATCTTTAGGATCCTGTGCAACAGTCCAAGAAATTGGACAACCCCAAGATATAATTTCATTTTCATTCAAAAATGCCAATGAATTCCATAAATTATTTTGCTTTTGAAAACTTTCAAAAATATCATTCATTTCTTTAAAATGTTTATGGATAGTGGAAGATTTTAAGGTTAATAATGATCTATACACATTGTTTATTTTGTCTCTCCTTTTCGTTTTTTCTGACGCAATATATGTTTTCACCAATTCAAATAATTCCTTATATACTTTGTCTTGTGTAATTCGAAAAATATCCACTTCTACAAAATAACGATTTAATGTTTCTTTGCTTTTATATTTTTTTATTGAATCTTGAATCCATCGATAATTTATATACGTATAAAAATCTGATTGTGGTGTTACATTAGATGGAGAGAATGGAATTTTAAATGCATGGACTAGAGCAGTGTGCATTTGTTTATATGACCTTAAAATATTTTTTTTGAATTTTGTTGAAAAACGCTCTTCGATGTTAAGATACTGTTGAGAACATAACGCATTCGATTTTCTTGGTACATCTTGTTGTTTTTTGGTTTTATTATGTTTTATGCGTTTATTATGTGTTCTTCTTAATACTTTTGTATCTTTTACTTTGTACATTTTACTATTCTTATTATTTGAAGATATAATTATTTAGTTCAATTTATCTTCTAAAGTATTGAATAGATCTTCATCATAGATCAAGTTTCCTGAAGGTTTATACGAGCGTATTGGCGTAAATTTTTTCTGTTGAATCTGTTTTGTAGATTCTTTTAATTTGAATACAGGATTAGGTTGAGGCTTCGCATCTTGTTCATAATTTGGCAATAAAATCTTATCATTATTTTCTTCTTCTATTTTTCTGCCAAATTCATCAATAATAATTCCTGTTTTTTTTTTGAGTTCTGTGCGAACATAGGACGGAACCCAATGTTGCCATGATATTAATAATGTATTGGGATGTATATATCTTACTTGAAACTTATTTTCTTTTAATTTATCAATTAGATAAGCAATACATGATCCTTGATCAAATTTGGGTACGCCAATAATAATTTCTGGAACAATATACCAACAAAAATGTTCGTCTATTTTCTGTCGCGATGTTGTTTTAATTCTCACATGGATTCTATTTAAAATTTTATTATATAAATCTAATTTGTTCAGATCGTGCGATCTTTTTTTTTCATACAAGTCATCTAAATTTATCTTCTCCGAAAAATCAGAGATATTTTCTAAAGTAAAAATATTAGCCATAACAATGCGGTAGAAAAAAACTATAGTAAAATAATGTAATATATAATTTAATTATATGCAAAAAGAGGAAGAAGAAAAAGAAGAAAAAGAAGAAAAAGAAGAAAAAGAAGAAAAAAAAGAAACAAAAATAAAACATTTAGTTATTTCCGGAGGAGGGCCTTCTGGTATTCAAATGATTGGCGCACTGCAGCATTTAGAAAAAAAGCAATTTTGGTCTATTCAAAATATTGAAACAATATATGCTACTTCTGTCGGAACTATGATTAGTATTCTAATTGCTCTAAAATTTGACTGGGAGATGATTAATGATTATATTATAAAACGTCCTTGGCATGATACAACACAAGTAAAAATAAATCAATTATTTGATATGTATTCAAAAAAAGGATTATATGATATTTCTTTAATGTATCTATTTTTTAAACCTTTTTTTGATGCATATGATATTTCACTTCATATAACTTGTAAGGATTTTTTTGAATTGACAAAGATAGAACTTCATTTTTTTGCATTGGAAATCAACTCTTTTTCTATAGAAGATATTTCATATAAGACAATGCCAGATATGGAGTTATTAACATGTGCTTATATGTCAGCATCCATTCCTATATTATGCTCACCCATTTGCATAGATGGAAAATGTTTTATTGATGGGGGAGTTCTCTCAAATTATCCATTGCAATATTGCATTGAAAAAATTGGCAAGGAAAATATACACGAAATTTTAGGATTTAAAAAATATTCCAAGAAATTAATTGCTTCTGATATTAATGAAAATTCTACTATTATAGAATTTACAACAAATATTATCAATAAGTTAGTTAATAAATGTAGTTTAGATACAACAATAGTTATACCTAATGAAGTATCATCTATATGCGAACCTTTAACTTTGCTTCACTTGCAAGAAGCTCTACAATCGCAAGAAAAGAGAGAAGAACTATTGCACATGGGAATAAAAGATGCCGAAAAATTTATAGAGCTCCATGTATAAGCTCTCTAATTACATGATTTCTATCATAATTGTGATGATCATAACTTGTAAAAAATTCATCTTTAATTCGAGTCTTGGTTTCGTCATAAGTAAAACTAGTAACATCTAAAAAACGTATATTTGGAATATTTTTTTTTTCGATTACATCTTTTAAATGAAAATTCATAACAATTGTATTATATGTTCTACTATAAATATCTGGTAGTAAAATATTATCCAAGCTATATTTTATTTCTTCTATATTTTTATCTTCTAAAGAATTAATATGCTCATTTAATAATCCTTGCTTCAAATGTTCATCACTTAATGTAGGTAATCCTACAGATAAAACAATAACTTGTTTATGAGAAAAATTTTCTACAATAAAATTTACATAATTATTTATAACAGGATCAATAAAATCATATAAATTTAATTCTGGATTTTGCAAAAGTTTATGAAAATAACAAAAATCCATATCTACACCACCAAACATAAAAATTAATGTTTCATAAGAAATAGTTGGATCATTTATTTTCTCAAGAATAATATTATGATAATTTGAAATACTATTTTTATTATTTAATCCTTTTGCACTTCCCGCACCACATAAAAGTTCTTCACAATTATTTATATTCATCCACTTGCAATGACTATCGCCAATTAGTAAATTTGGCATTATAATATATTATATAACAATACTATCATTATTACTAAAAAAAATATTAAAATAATTTTTAACTTTGATTTATAATTCATTCTAATAAAATATGTTGCACTAAATATATTATTTAAATTTTATAGTCTTTTAAAAATAATATATTTATTTTGAACTTAAAGAACCGTATTTAGAAATTGATTCAAATTGGCCGCACTCGGTTTTGCATCAAACTCAATGACCTGACCATCTTTCAATAATTTAATGGTAGGATATCCTTCGATTTTATAGGTCTCCACCATTTTCTCAACATCTGGCGTCTCATTTGTGCAATTTACTTCTGTAAAGACAATTTGATATCCGTTGATTGTTTTACCTTCATATTGAGTTTTTACTTGTTCCCATTCTGGTTTTGCTGTCTTGCAGTGAGGACACCAATCAGTATAAAAAAGCATTAATTCTGCTTCTTTGCCATTGGATGTTGTACCGGTGCTTTCGAGTGCTGTAGTATTCGATCTATAACTAGATGAAGAAGATTTGGATGTGTATGTCTTATACATATAATAACCTACATAACCAAGAACAATAACAGCAAGCAAAATTAGCATATTTCTAACCGTGAGAAAAGATGTTGCTCTAGATAACATAGTAGGTTCAGTTCCTCCTCGTATAAAATGTAACTCTGGCATTTATACTAAATATATATGTATTTAGAAGAAATCTCCGTATTTTAAACTTGTTTCTAAAATACTCTTTACATAATATAATAGTTTCTAGAATGCATAATAAAACAAAAAAAGTTAGATCGTTTTCCAAGACATATACATTTCAAGAAAAAACTTATAACAAGGAAGATTATTTGAGTGGAGATGGTATGCTTACCACTGTATGGGGGCCGGGTATTTGGTTATTTCTCCATACAATGAGCTTCAATTATCCAGTGGAACCTACAGAAGCGGATAAGCAACATTATCGAGATTTTGTATTAAATTTACAATATGTTCTTCCTTGTAAATACTGCAGAATGAACTTGGAAAAAAATTTTAAACAACTACCTTTGACTATGGCTGATATGCGGAGCCGCGAATCCTTTTCTAGATATATTTATGAATTGCATGAGTTGATCAATCGAATGCTCAATAAAAAGTCTAATTTGACCTATGATGATGTGAGAGAAAGGTATGAACATTTTCGAGCTCGCTGCACAAAAGATACAAAGGAAAAGAAAATTATAGCAAATAAAACAAGAAGAAAAAAATCGAAATCAAAATCAAAATCAAATTTGAAATTAAATTCAAAAATGAAAAAAGAAAAAGGATGTACCGAACCTTTGTACGGAAAGAAATCAAAATGTATTTTGAAAATAGTTCCTCAGGATAAAAATGTGGATACATTTCAAATGGATAAAAAATGTATCAAAGTGAAATAAACTATTAAATAAATAATTAATACTTTATTTATAATGAAAGCAGCATTTTGTTTTTTTATTAGCTACGAACATATTTTACATCAAGAGCAAATTTGGAAAAAATGGCTAAAATATAATCAGGATATTATAAATATATATTTTCATTATACAGATTATTCCAAAATTAAATCCCAATGGATTAAAAATTTTTGCATTCCTATAAAATTTATTTCAAAAACGAGTTACTTTCATATGGTAGATGCATATATTTCAACCTTAAATTTTGCCACTTTGCATGATCAAACAAATGAATGGTTTTGTCTCCTTACCGATGCATGTGTTCCAATTATTTCTCCTGAAAAATTTCGAACTATGTTTTTTGAAAATTATGAAAAAACAATCATGAGTTATCGCAAAGCTTGGTGGGATACAAAGCGTTGCAAAAGAGCAAATTTAGAGCATTTACCAGTTCATTTACATCTAGCAAACTCGCCTTGGTTTGTAATCTGTAAAAAAGATGCCGTGTTGTGTATTCAGTTTTCAAAATGTAAAAAAGTATCATATAATCTAATAAAAACTGGACAAGTTGCAAATGAAAGTATGTTTGCAATTATTTTTAAATATCATCGTATTCTAAATAATATTATAAATGAGAATACACATATAACAGATTGGTCTAGATGTGGAATTAATAGCCCCTATGTATTTCAGGAAGCAACCGATGAAAATATAAATTTTATCAAAAAAAGTATCGAAGAAAATAAATATGCGATATTTTTGCGTAAAGTAAATTATAAATTTCCTAGAGATGTACTCGAAAAAATTATATTCAAAAAATAAAAATTTGCTTTTATTTTTTTGCGCAACTTTTTCTAAAAGTTATCATAATTTTTGCGCAACTTTTTCTAAAAGTTGCCTACATACCGAAGGTCGAATATCCTGGAAGAACTGGTTGTGGTAGCATATCATTATTAATTGAGTCATAATTAGGAACTTTTTTGCATTCAAAAGAGGGTTCAGGACAACGCGCACAAGCTGGGCACGGTGGGCATTTTTTATCTGATGGCGGGCAATTTGCCGTAGGACACATTGGGCAAACTGGTGGTACAACTTCAGATTTTAAAATATACAAATCTTCATTGCCTTGTGGAATAGCTGAGGCAGGAATACCTTGTGGTAAATAATTAGAATATTGATTTTGCGAATTTTGGCTTTGACTAGGATCTTGACTTTGACTAGGATCTTGATATGAATCTTGACTTTGGCTCTGATTTTGATTGAACCAATCTGCCCAGCTTTGCCAATTTTGTGGTGTTGGATTTTGCATCGGCATAGAATTTTGCGAAGAATCACTATTACCATTACTATTACTATTATTATTACTATTACTCGGATAGTAAATAGTTGTTGTCCCATCGGGTCTCACAACTTTGACAATATATTGACCGTTGCTTCCTGAAGTTACTGTTGCTGTTCCACCATTGGGTCCATGATAAGTAGTTTGTGTAATTTTATTGATATCATTATTAGATGAATGATCCTTCTTTTTAGCATAATAAATAGTTGTTTTTCCATTGCTATCTGTAAAAACAATGGTTAGTGATTCCGAAGTATTCATAATTTTTGCTGTTCCTCCGTTTGGACCATAAAATATACTTGGGTAAGAAGAACCATCATAATGATTGTAATTTTCATAATCGTTGGTAGAAGAACTATTGGAATCTGAATTTGTATTGGAAGAATCTGAATTTGTATTGGAAGAATCTGAATTTGTATTGGAAGAATCTGAATTTGTATTGGAATCTGAATTTGTATTGGAAGATTCGGAATCATCCATCGGTCCAGTAAAAATCATAATCGTATTATCCGTTAATGTACATGTAACAGTATAAGTTTTTTGAGTATTATCGATAGTAATCGTTGCAGTTGCGCCATTCCATAAAGAATCCGATGATTCTCCAATAAATGTAACTGTAGTTATATTGGATAAAGTAGCAATAGTTACTGGGTTTGTATAAAATGTAGCTACAGAAACTTGTTTTGCATTCACAATAAGAATAGAATATGTATTATTTACAAAATTAACACTTGCACTATACATATTATTTATTACTTCTTTTGCCATTCCTCCAAATGCCTCTTTATTTGTTATTCCTAAAATGGAGTAGCCAATAAGTATCATGAATGAAATAATCAAAAAAATAAGTAAGCCATGTTTTAAAATGATATGCATTGTATATTGTATATAGTGAAAAAAACAATTGATTTTAATAAATTTACTTATAGTAAAGTAGAAACAATGCCACGAACAAAACCACTTCCGTTACTTTCAACATCTCTCAATAATAGTGATCCAACTTTAGAAATTGGTATTGATGAAGTGGGAAGAGGCCCTTTATTTGGAAGAGTTTATACTGCAGCGGTGATTTTACCTAAAGATGACGTTTTCGATCATTTCAAAATGAAAGATAGTAAAAAATTTCATTCAACAACAAAAATTCGTGAAGCTGCTGAATATATAAAGGCAAATGCTATAGCATGGTCAGTCAGTTTTGAAGATGAAAAAACAATTGATGAAATTAATATTTTGCAAGCCACGCAACAATCGATGCACAAGTGCATTCGCGAAATTTTAAAACAAGAACCTGTGCAAATTGCAAATAACAAAGTAAAATTACTAATCGATGGTAATTACTTCAAACCTTATACTAGTTACAATGGAGGAACTGGGAAAATCGAACCGTTGCCATATGAGTGTATTGAACAGGGTGATAACAAGTATTCCTGTATTGCGGCTGCTTCTATTTTAGCCAAAGTGGCTAGAGATGCATACATTGCGGATTTGTGCAAGGAAAATCCTGAATTGACGGAAAAGTATTCTTTGCTCACAAACAAAGGATATGGATCCAAGAAACATATTGACGGAATAAAGGAACACGGAATTACGATTTGGCATCGAAGAACATTCGGCATTTGCAAGGAATATGTTTAAAAAAACAATTTAAAGAAACATTCAAAAAAAAATTGAAATACTTTTAAACAAGGTTAAAGACTGTAACAAAATAGGAATCAAGATGGCTCAACCAACAAATGTTTCGCATGAACTTTATTTTCATCACAACTACCAAGGAGATATGTTATTTTACAGATACGACGGTGCAAAGTATGCACCCACATTCCCCCTAGTATGGGCAAAAGACCATTTGCCTGAAACAGGACCCGAGTGTTGTAAAATGTGCAAGACCATTGGGTTTTGGAATGGAGTATTTGTAGGGTATTGCGTAAAGTGCGCGGATCAATACAATGGCGAAAGAGGTAACGGACTCATCTTTTACGGCGAAGAAAAAAGAAACAAGAAAAATTCAAAGTCGGCGCGATTTACTTACTTGAAGGATGTCGATTTGAATGAGATCGGTGACAAACAAATTTGCGATACGCAAGCCATCATCGATGAAATCAATTCTTACAAACAAGAAGAATCATGCGATGCGCCATTGAGCTCACTTTATGGCAGCAATTACAATGGCGGTTACGATTCCTATTAAATTTTATAAAAAATACTTACACTTTTTACACTTTATATTGTTTATTTTTTTATCAACGATATATATCTATATCTAATGTCAATTTCAAGATTTCCGGAAATGGCAATTATACAAGCTACAACACATGGAGGAACTATAGTAGATCAACACGGTAATCCTCAAACATTCAAATTACCGGAAGGAATGGTAGTAGCAAAACTAAGTGCTGTATCTCCAGGTATTTGTAATTTGATAACCCCAGAAATATCTCTTTTTTTTTCTCAAGTATTAATGGCTAACGAGAGCAAATTAATAGATTTTTTAAATTTTATTAGAAAATTAATAAACAAATTTGGTGAAGAAAACGTTAAAAAAATGTTCCAAGAGAACGGCTATCCTCCATTTATAAATGGTTTAATTGAAATATTTAAAGAAAAAGACGCACAAAATATAACCGATATTGAAGGTAATATGCAAATTGCAGATGAAGATGAAGTGGCGTATCTCCAAAACTTTCATAGGTTTTATTCGTTTGGTGTAAAACAAGGAACAATGCTTAATAGAGTATATCAAAGATCACCACAAGAATATTTTGGCAACGGAACAGCCAGCGTAACATGGGATTTTAAAGTATCTGTGCTAAATGTTCCTGGCCAACCTGATTTATTACAAGAAATAGATTATAGAACTACCCGCAGAACACAACAAATTACTTCGAAACAAATAATGAAGTATTTGTATGACAATGGCGTAAGAACTGTCCTTTTTGCAGACTTCACCTGTTTTAGTTTTTTAATGAAACCAGATACACTAAATAAAGAAGAGCAAGATGCTTTAACAGAATATTTAATAAAACATGATTTATTAGGAGGCAAAACATCGAGAAGACGAAAAAAGAGAAACAAAAATAAAAAGAGAAAAACTAAAAATACTAGGAATAAAAGAAAAACTAGAAAAAACAAAACAACTAGAAAAAAATAAAAAGTTAAAAATTTAATATAATCAAGTATTAATAAATTAGACGAAACATATATAACAATAATGATTATAAAAGTCTTTACATAGTTACACTATATATTGTTTATTTTTTATAAACATTATATAATATAACATTGAATGTCTGATTCTTCAGAAAATCCCTCAAAAAGAACGAGACCAAATGAAGAAGAAGATGAAGAAGAAATATTTAAAGATGCCGCAATGATCCAACCTTTAATGCCTAGAGTTAATGGAAAAATAGCAATAGTGTTAATTACTACACACGGTGAAATTCCACTGGATAGTAATAATGAACCTGAATATTTTACTTTGCCTGAAAAAACTATTGCTGCTCAATTAAATGCGGTTTCAGCAGGTGTCTGTAATTTTTTATCATCAACAGTATCTGAAATTTTTGCAAAAAACATCATTAAGAATCGAAGCGAATTACTAGGGTTGCTTTCAGCACTACCACTTATGAGAGAAGATGAGCTTAATGAAGTATTAAGTAATGATGGTTATTCAAGTAAAATTAAATCTTTAATTAGTCAATTTAAATACGTTGATAAAGCTACAACTGTAGCAGTTATTGCAAAAAATTTAAAAATTGCAAGTAAGGATGATTTGCAATATTATCATCATTTTGATAAAGCTTATCAATTGCGAATTGGAACAACCATGTTAAATAAAACATATTCTAGAAAATTTAAAGACCTTTTATGTAATGATGGTCCGTGGGATTTTAAAATAACTGTATTAACAGAAGAAACTCCAAATCCAGAACAAGTTGATTTGATACAAGAAATAGAAGAAGAAAAAGCAGCAGCAACAGGGTTTTTTTTAGCCAAACAAAGGGGAGAATCAAATACTGATGCTTTAGCTGCTGCTGATGCAGCTAAAGCAGAATCACGCTCAGTTTATCTAGAAGTAATAAGAGCAACAGGAGAGACAGCAGTTGCAATTGCATCAAGTGAATTAGGAAAAAAAGAATCCGAAATTACTTCTAAAGAAATTGCGGAATCCTTACATAAAAAAGGTATAGTATCTTATCTTGTAGTTGATTTAGCATGTTCTGGGCTTGCAACATCTGATTTTTCTGATCTTAATGAAAGAGAAACAAGATGTATATCGAGACAAATTAATAAAAAAGGGGGTAAAAAATCTAAAAGAAAAAACAAAAAAAACAAAACAACTAGAAAAAATAAAATAATCAGAAAAACTAAAAATACTAGGAATAAAAGAAAAACTAGAAAAAACAAAACAACTAGAAAAAAATAAAAATCTATTAATATTTACGCACTACACAAATCGCAAATTTCTTCTTCATTGTTATCCGCATTTTTCTCTGGTTCAATCGTAAATTGTTGCGCTTGATGCTTCCCCTTTCTTCGCAAATAATAAATTCCCGTTTTCAATCCTTTTGACCAAGAATAAAAATGCATCGAGGTCAAAATATTATAATTGGGATCTTCAAGCCACAAATTCATGCTTTGGCTCTGACAAATATAAGCGCCTCTATCTGCAGCCATATCAATAAGATGTTTCATCGGCATTTCCCAAACTGTCTTGTATTTATTTCGAATATGCTCGGACAACATCGTGAGTTGTTGTACGCTACCCTTATTCGCAATAATATTATTTTTTATCTTTTCATTCCACAGATTCAATTCAATTAGCTCATTCATCAAGTATTTATTGGCAACGACAAATTCACCCGCCATCGTCCGACGACTATAAATATTGCTTGTTAGTGGTTCAAAACATTCATTGTAACCAAGGATTTGCGATGTACTTGCCGTAGGCATCGGTGCAATAAGCAATGAGTTGCGTAAGCCGTGACTTATAATTGATTGTTTCAATTCTGCCCAATTATATCTGTCAGAAGGTGTTACATTCCACATATCGAACTGTAAAATACCTCGACTAGCTGGAGAATTATCAAATGACATATAAGAACCTCGATGTGCCAAACTCAAACTGTGTTTATGCGACCAATCAGTTACAAGTTTGCAATGCTCTAAGCCACTGTTAGATAGCGTCTGTTGTTCTTCATACTTTGTTTTAATTGCTAATGCCATTTGATTGCTTTTTTCTAGCGCGGCATGATACATCGTCTCAAAAATCATTTTATTGACTGTTTTTGCTTCTTCACTATGAAATGCAATATCCATCAAAATAAAGGTGTCTGCAAGACCTTGAATACCAATACCAATAGGTCGATGAAGAAAATTACTGCGTTGGGTTTTCATAGTAGGATAAAAGTTAATATCAATAATTTTATTTAAATTTGCAGTGATAACTTTGACAACCTCGTGAAGTTTCTCATAATTGAATACCTTATTCTCCACAAAAGCGGGTAATCCAATACTCGCTAAATTGCAAACCGCCGTCTCATCTTTATCCGAGTATTCCATAATTTCCACGCATAAATTGCTCGATTTAATCGTGCCCAGATTTTGCTGATTCGATTTTCTATTAGCTGCATCTTTATAAAGTAAATAAGGTGTTCCGGTCTCCATTTGTGAATCCATAATTTTAACCCACAAGTCTCGCGCCTTGATCACTTTTCTAGCTTTTCCTGTAGCTTCATATAAAGTGTATAATTGATCAAACGCATCTCCATAAACGTCAGATAATCCAGGACACTCGTGTGGGCAAAAATAAGACCACGATTCATTTGCTTTTACGCGCGCCATAAAAAGATCCGGTATCCAGAGTGCGTAAAACAGATCTCTCGCTCTCAACTCTTCATCGCCATGATTCTTTTTCATATCCAAAAAATCTTCTACATCCGCGTGCCATGGCTCTAAATAAACTGCAAAAGAACCATTCCGTTTCCCACTTTGATTTACATACCTTGCTGTAGCATTAAAGACCTTTAACATCGGAACGAGTCCGTCGGTTCGACCATTGGTTCCACGAATATAAGAGTCTTTGGCACGAATATTATGAACATGCAATCCAATACCACCCGAATACTTGGAAATCTGTGCGCAATCTTTCAAGGTACTATAAATTCCATCAATACTATCATCCTCCATTGCAACTAGATAACAAGAACTTAGTTGTGGTCTAGGCGTTCCAGCATTAAATAATGTCGGGGTAGCATGCGTAAAATATTTTTGTGACATTAAATCATATGTTTCTTTTACAGATGCAATATTGGAACCATGAATCCCAATAGAAACCCGCATCCACATATGTTGTACTCTCTCAACAATTTTATTATTAATTCGAAACAAATAAGAACGCTCCAAAGTTTTAAAACCAAAATAATCAATTAAATAGTCTCTCTGATAATCAATCATAGACTCTATCTCTTGTTCATATTTTTCAACAATATCATATAATTCTTTGGTAACAATTGGATAATGCTTATCATCTGTATCATGAAAGTTGTACAATTGACGCACAACATATAAAAAAGAAGCGCTTGTATTCTTTTGATGATTGCTGCCAATGATTCGACCAGCTAAAATTCCGTAATCTGGATGATTTGTGGATAAGGAAGCACATTGTTCCGCTGTAAGTTCATCTATTTTTGTTGTTGGAATTTTATCATATAACTGGTCAATCACTTTCATAGCAAGTGCCGAATAATTGATATGAATATCGGCTTCAATACCAATCTTTTTAATACGATTCAAAATTTTATCAAATGCAATATTATGTAATTCTCCATTACGCTTTATAACGCGCATATCCATGTTCTCTTTCTCTTTTTCCATAGTATTATATGATATCCAATGAAAATTTTAAGTCAGAATTGTATAGTATATAAAAAATATATAAATACGTGTGTTATGTATATATTATATGAATTTGATTGGACGACTTCATTTATGTGGCATGATCGCAGAAAATGTATATGGATATTTTATAAACCAACACATCCTATTTGATACACTATATGTAATGAGTTTTATATCTATTCCATTTTCTTGGTTGCTCTGTAAAGATGAGTGTATTATTTCTTACATAGCAAAAAAATTGGAACATTCAAATTATATGCTAGGTGATGAACCAGAAAATGTAAAAGATGTAAGTAGTTTATTTGCAAATGAAAAACAATATATGATTTTTTATAATATAAATATTTTTTTACGGATTGGTTCGGTTTTCATCGTAAATAATAGAACAACAAAGATAAGCAGTTTTATTTTTATACCAACTTGTTTTATGTATTTACTTTATAATTATGATATAACATACAAATTAGATTATAGGAAAATAATGTATCCATATTTTCAATTGGTGTTATTGAGTTATTTACTTGAATCTTTTTACTATTGTTTATTCTAAAAAGTTGGTAATTCATCTTTGGGTCCAGGTTGCGGACCTAAGAATAGATTTTGAGGTGTTCGAAAGTATCCTACGCGTGTTCCTGGTCCATTTTGAACTGGAGGTAATGAATAAGTGTAATTGCTTCCTTGTTGATTATCTTTATACAAAGCACCGCAAAATTCGGAACCAACGCATATGCCATTGTCCGGATTGCGTTGATACTTTAAATTATTTGTAATTTGTGCATAAGATCCTTCTTTAAAAATTGGAAAATGCCACCAAACATCACTTGCCGAATTATTGCTTACCGTTTTTTTTCCAGTATAAGGATAAGATTCATATACTAATGGCTTGTCCTCGCTAATAGGATAGTTGGCTTTCTCTTCTAAAGTGTAGCTGGAAAAGTTTTCTAACATTGTTTTTGCAGGTAACGGGAATACAAAACTACAGATAATAATAACAATTAAAAGAAAGATTAAACAAATGATAATAGTATTTTTCATAATATATATATAATCGGTTAATAATTTTTTCTTTTATATATAAAAGATTATTAATAGTAATAACATTTTATACATTTTTTATATATTATAAGTTTTTCCATAGCTTGTTTCTTTTAAAGACATTGGAAAATTATGATCAATATTATTTTCTTTCAAACAATTCAAAAATTTATCATATATTTCTTTATATAAATGAATTCTTTTAGGTTTTTCAATTTCCCACCATAACTGATAAGAATGTTCAAGATGTATTATTGATAATTGTGGCGAGTTATAATGGTTTGAATATGGGTTATTTGTAAAAATAATTAAATGCGAATTATTTTTATGTATTCTTTGCCAGGCTAATATTTCATTAATTTTTTTTTTATCAACATTCTCTGTGAAATTTATAAAAATAGTTTTATTTGGAGATTGTAACATATTTCTGAAATTTTTTATTTTTTCATCAAATCTATTTTTAATAAAGTCATAATTTGTAATTTGTTTATTTTCCATAATGTAATCATGATTAAATTTAAAATTATACAATGTATGTGAAACTAGTTTGGGATCATTTCCAATATAAAAATGATTAGTATCATAAATTTTTTCATAATTATTATCATATAGATACTTTATTATATTATTTAATTCGTAAATACCAAGCATAAATAAGCATTTTCTATTTATATTTAATATACTATCTATTAACATTCCAGGTTCGCAATTATCACCTAAATGGCATAAATCTATCTTATACATATTTTATATATAGCAAATATAGAAAAATAATTTATTAAATAACTATAACTATATAATTATCAATATAATTATAGTTATTAAAAATCTACATATTTTTCTTTGTTTCATCTGTTTTTTATTGTAATAATTTATATTTTATGTATAACTAAAATATCTAAAATAATTTAGTAATTATAATATATTATATACAAATGAATAATACAAAAAGACTACAAAAAAAAATAAAAAAAAATTCATCTAAAAAAAATATCAATCATACAATACGTGATAATACTTTTGATATTTTACGAAATTTAGGAATTACAATAATTTGCGGAAATCCTGGTTCAACAGAAGAAACCATGTTAATGAATTTTCCAAAAGATTTTTTATATATAATGGCTTTGCAAGAGGCAAGTGTTGTTGGAATAGCAGATGGTATTTCACAAAGCATAAGAAAACCGGTTATAGTAAATGTTCATACTGGTGTTGGCATTGGAAATGGAATGGGAAATATTATAACAGCGTTTCAAAATAAAACACCTTTAATATTAACTTCGGGAAATCAAACTAGAGATATGTTGTTAATAGAACCATTATTAACGAATATTCAGCCCACTTTATTACCATTGCCATGGGTAAAATGGGCATATCAGCCTTGCCGTCATGAAGATGTACCTGGATCATTTATGAGGGCATATGCTACAGCAGTTCAAGAGCCACAAGGACCTGTATATTTATCCATTCCATTAGATGATTGGGGTAAAACAACTTCACATAAAATTCAAACGAGAAATATTTGTGAAAAAATTGGTCCCGATCCTAAAATACTTATGGAATTTGCAACTAAAATAAACAATTCTAAAAATCCTGTTTTAATTTATGGATCTGATATAGCTAGAAATTCAGCTTGGAATAACGGCATTGAATTTGCTGAAAAAATAAATGCGCCGGTATGGTCTGGGCCATTTAATGAAAGAACTCCTTTTCCTGAAACACATCCTTTATATCAGGGACAATTAAAATCATCTATAAGACAATTATGTGATGAAATTAAAGGACATGATTTAATTATTGTTATCGGAGCACCCGTATTTCGGTATTATCCATATTTAGCTGGAGAGTACATTCCAAAAAATGCGGAACTATTACTAGTTTCAGATGATAGTGATCTTATATCTAAAGCACCTGTGGGTGATAGTATATTATCTAATTCAAAACTATTTTTTGAGGAAATAATTAATAAAATAGATAAAAATATTAGAAATGATAAAATACCACTAAGAAATCCTCCACCCACAAACATAAAATTAGGTAATAGACCATATTTACCGGAGACGATATTGCATGTATTAAACAATAATTTACCAGATGAATATATTTTAACAGAAGAATGTCCTTCTATTGTTTCTACTATGCAGGATATAATTAGAATTGACCAACCAGATACATTTTACACTTTTGCATCAGGTGGATTAGGCTGGACCATGCCGGCTTCAATTGGTTTGGCAATAGGTGAAAAAATACAAAAACGTTATAGACCAGTATTTTGTTTAATTGGAGATGGATCATTTCAATATTCCATACAATCTTTATTTACTGGTGTGCAACACCAGGCGCATGTTATATATATAGTATTTCAAAATCATGAATACGGTATATTAAAAGAATTTGCTGTTTTTCAAAACACTCCAAATGTTCCTGGTTTAGATTTACCCGGATTAGATATTGTTTCGCTAGCTAAAGGATACGGTGCAAATAGTACATTAATTGATAATATTTCTGATTTCTCTAAAGAAATTAAAAAGGCCTTACTTTTTAAAGGTGTCACTGTACTTGTTTTACCAACTAAAAAAGTAAAGGGTGGATTAACAGTATAATAAACTTACATATTTTTCTTTGTTTCGTCAAATGATTCTGTTCTTATTTTTACTATTTGTAGTGATTGTTGTTTATGAAAAAAATTTTGAATAGTACTGTTCTTTTCAGGAGTATTTTTTTTTTCTTTTATTACAGTGAGAAAACATCCATCGATTTTTGAAGTTGATGACTCTTCTGTCGCTTTTTTTGCGCGTTTTGCCGATGCTCTATGTTGAAATCCAGAAACACGTTCTTTTTCGATAATATTCCATACTTCTTCAATTTTTCCAACAGTATCATGAAACCATATTTTATTTCGCAAAACTAACACACAACTGACTTCGTCTAACTTCCAATAAATATTTTTAATCCAGGTAAATTCTTGTTCCAACTGTTGCATCGTCTCTTGTTCCCATATTTCGTAATCTTCTTTTGTTTGGATAGACAATGGCATATATACATACTTTGGATTGCCATCTTTTTTGCAAAAATACATAATTACACCTTTTCTGCAATCCTCTTTTTCTGAAGAGCAAAAAGTACCGTCTGCATAAAATTCAGATTCGCCCGCGTATTCAGAAAAGCGACATTCTAGAAAATCGCATTCATCTAAATCACATGTTTCCATTTGCAATTGCATTTGAATCCAATATTCTTTCTTAGGAATACCGTCTATTTCACGATTGACGATATTTTTTATTTCCAATAATCTTCCAAAACGATGGCTACTTTCATCAATATTGATTCCATCTGGACTTGCTCCCAAAAATGAATATGTATCATGTTGTATGCAACCATAGTCCCCAATTTTTGTTTTATATGTATCTTCATAATACATAACACTAACCGGTTCATATTTCTGTCCCCAATGAAATGGCGATTGAATATTTACTTGCGCCGATTTATTGTTTTCTAAAAGATCCATTTTTAAAGGCTGGCATTTTTCGTAAATTAGTTGATTTCTTGTCGCCTCATTCTCAAATGCTTTATATGCATTACTTGCCGTTATTAGATTGTGTCGAAATAAATACCATTCCGGTGTTCGTTGTTCAGGCTGCGGTTTAGTTTGCAAATAATTTATTTTTTCCATCCGTTTTTTAATACTATTTGTTGATAAAGGTTTTGCAAATGTATTAGAATAAGATCTTGGTGGAATAATCTGTGTATAAAATAGTGTTAAAGATGTATCTAATATATCTTCAAAATCATCCATTTCATCTTCTGATAATAAAGTCGGCATAATTTTATAAAGTTCTTTAATGTTTTCCATCATCTCTTCTTCAAAATCAGGCTCCGAAATTGCATATGGATTTTCGTCTATATAATTATGCATAAGTTCTAGACATGTAGTAACAAGTTCTATTTCATCTTGTTCATCTATAAAAGGCAAATCATCTTCCACTGTTATATCGTCAAGAACATCTTTTAAATCAGGTAATTCATTAATACATGTATGCATGTATTAAATATAAAAACGTCTTTATATCATAATAGTTTGAAACTTCATCCATCGGAATCTGAATTGGTTGCTTCACAATTAACAACATTCTTTGCAGTACTTCTGTTTTTTTTAGGTGGCAAACTTTTGAGTGTAGAAACACGTTTATCGATATTTTTAATAGTAAAATGACGAGCTATTTTATTATATGATAAAGCATGAATCATCTTTACTTCTCCTGTCGTTCTATCATATTCCACATCTTTTACCCGTTGAAGACGCTTTCTATCGAGACAATCTTTTAGAAAGGCATGAAAAATTAAGATCTCTTCCTCTGTAAAATCTTTCTCCTTTGCATATATTTCGGCAAAGGCCAATAACTTTTTCGTCTTGGCCGTTTTATCTAATTTACTCCACGGATCATTTTGGTTATTATTTTTATCATCTTCTAAAAACTTATCTAAATTTAATAAATTATCTGATTGTTTTGATTCTTTTAAAGAATTTCCATTTAAAAGCATAGTTTTATATTGGATATTTTTAAGTTCAATACATTCATCTATTTTTACTTTTGGTATCTCTGTTTTAGTGAATTCTAGTTCTTCATCTATTTTGTTATCCATGATATATTATATTGTCATTTTGGGTTTAACTCACTTTTCAAAATATTAGTATATAGAAGAAATATCTATATTCATTTTAAAGATAAATATACAAAATAAATATACAAGATAAATATACAAGATAAATATACAAAATAAATGGATGAAAAAAAAATTATTATTCAAGGAACATCAAATCGCTATCAAATGAAGAAATTGATTCATGAAAAAAAAGAACCAACTGTAAGAAAAGAATGCAAACAATGGAACATTTCTCCCGAAGTATATACAGACTTATATCAGGTTACACTTATTAATGAATTGTATAATTTTTATGCAAGTATCAATAAATCAACTGAAAAAAAGGTACTCTCTACAGAAGCAAATTTAGCAAAACGAGAAATCGAAAAAAAAAGACAGAGTTATAAGCAACAAGATATCTATAAAAATCGCTTTTCAGAATCGGAGTTTATCAATTTTTTTGAAATTGTTGCAAAATTATATGAATCAAAACTAACTTGTGCTTATTGCAATAGTCTTGTTTATATAATGTATGAATATGCGAGAGAATCTAATCAATGGACACTCGATCGCTTGAACAATGATATAGCTCACAATGATTCTAATGTAATTATATCTTGTTTGCAATGCAATCTAAAAAGAAGGAGAACAAATAAAGATGCTTTTTTATTTACAAAAAAAATGCAACTAATAAAGACAAGTTTAGGGTAAAAAAAGAAAACCTTGGCATACATATAATTCATGGAATGGAAATGGTCCTATGGGGGTACTTATGAAAAAAGTATGCGAAAAATTACCATTCCTACAAAAAAAACTGTATTGATTGAAAAAACTGCAATTCAACAATCTTTATTATCAGAAAATGATTCATGGTTAATGAATCAACAAGGAGAATTATTTATTTTAGACAAAAATAAAGACCATGAACAATCATTTAATAAACGTGAAGATACTTATCATCGAATGGCTGAGAGAGAAATGATAGGACAAATAGGGATGAACCCCTTTTCTGATAATAATTATCTTCATGATGTAATAGCTCAGGATAATTTCTTAAAACCTGTATCAACATCGTCTGAAAAAGAAAAATAATCTTTATAAAATTTGACATTTATTTTTACAAAAATAAGTATGTAAGCCAATGAATTCACTTATAATATGTAAAATAAAACCAAGGAGAAAAAATATAATCTTTTCTCTTCTACGTAGATAAGGTATCTGTAATAATAAAGTTCCTAGACCAATACATGCGAATCCTTCTATACACGATTCACCAACTAGTTCTGCAAACGGAGTTACAAGTTTTTTTTGTTTTTTAGAACTGCATGCATATCCATAATTGCAATAATATTGTTGAAAATATAAATAATATCCTAAAAAATGTTTAACAAATCCGATAAAAAATAAAAGAAGGTATATGTTATGGATTGGAAAAAATGAAATACATAAAAATATAATGAATGTATAAATTCCCACAAGAACGGCCTCCAATAAAAAATGCATATTATCAACTATAAAGAATGCATATAATTTAATAAAATAAGAATTTAAACAAATAGTTTAAATACTTACTAATATTTGATGTCTTCCGCAACAAATTATACAACTCAAAATGATTTACTTCTGAATAATTTAATGGATTTTTACAAGAATGAGACGAATTTGGACAATATGCTAAAAATTATAACAGGCGAATCAAAAATTTCTCTCCGAATTGTTGATTGGTTTGCAACAAATTATGCAAAAAAATACTATACATTGTATTCTCTTTCTGATGCATGTGGAAATGTGCGCAGATTCAAGGTGTATGTAGATTATAAATTAAAATTAAAGGCGTATAGTAAGAGACGGTTTGACCCATTTTGTAGATGGGATAGAATTAGCATCCCTTATAAAGGGGATACATTTATAGAGACCACCATTGGTCAATTGAACTTTTTCAAATGGACATTGGAAAATAAGGTGGTTCAATATATCGAAGAAAATTATGATGCGATTGAAAAAGATATGAATTGTAGAAATAGCACATCTAAAAGGAAGGAACCTCTTGTTGAAAATACCAAAACTAGGAAGAAGAGAGAAGAGTTGTCGATTTCGGCTTCAAAAAGTATTAAAAAAGAAAAAGTTGAAATAGTAGTAAATTTTACGTAATCAAAACTTAAACCTTTTGCAATAGTAATATTAATATTAGACTCATGGGAAATTCCCAATCTATACCCAAAATTAATTTTGAAGATGTTCAAATGGCATCAAAACATCCCGAACTATATTTGTTGATAAATACATTGGCTATTTACGAACAAGATTGTCTTATTATAAATAGCATACACGCTTCACAAGAAGAAGTCGTTATAAACAAACATTTGAAATTAAAAAATAATGTCCCTATTATTATTTATGGAAAAAATTCAAATGATGATGCTCTTTATAGAAAATATCAACAATTGTTACAATTAGGGTTTTCAAATGTCTATTTATATCTAGGCGGATTATTTGAGTGGCTTTTACTTCAAGATATATATGGCGCGATAGATTTTCCGACCACATCGCAACAATTAGACATACTAAAATATAAACCCAATCAACGATTGCATGTTGGATTAATCGATTATAAATAAATAAAATTTTGATAATTTTTATTTATTTTTATTTATTTTTATCTAGTCGGAAAAGTATTGTCAAAAATACCGAATTGTTTCATGTTTTTACTATAATAATCAATAACTTCCGCTTTTTCTTTACCATCCAGTCTTTCTAAAAATAAAATTAACAATCCAAATGCTTTTCTATACTCATTTTTGTGTATATAATTGTCAATATTTACTTTTGAACCTGAAATATATTTTTCTGAATCTTTACTTGTTTCCATTACACAATTTACTATAACTTCTTTTAAGTAATTTTTGTATTAAACCATTCTTAAGGTATAAAAAAATCTGCATTATTCCTCTTTTTTAATAGCAAAAGGACCGCTCAATAATTCACTTCTACCATTGTCTGTTTTACCCATAATAATATTCTCACCTTCAAACAATTCTCGGCGAATATCCGCTGCAGAAATTTGATCCGACTCCAATTCAGCCTCTTGCGTATTCAGATTATTTACACCAATCAAATTACCTTCATTATCAATTGTTTGTGTTAGAGTAGTACCTGTTTTTTCTGCATGTTTAATATTTTCCTCGATTGCTGCTTTTTTAGAATCCTTTACACGTTGTTCGAAAGCTGACTTGGCAAAGGTCTCATTTTGCGTCTTTTCGTGCATCAAGTGGTTCAACTCTTCTTCCAAGTACTCAACTCGTCCCGTTTTATAAGCTTCCGGATGCCATGGCATCCACAAACCAACGGGACCCACAAAAACATCGTGGCTAGGATCAATTTCTCGCAACATTTTTGATCGAAGTTCAGCCTCTTCCAGTGTCGGATACACGCCTCTAATCTTAATACCGCGTGTTGATGTTTGGAAATTGAACTTTATATTGAAGCTATTCTCTAGATCTTGATCATTCTTATCCAAAAATGTATGATAATCATCGGCTAAAGATGAATTACACAACTCTTCCTTTTGATCCTTGGTGAATCCCTCAAAGTCCTTCATAATATCGTCAAAGGATAACTTGAATTTAAAACTTACAAAGTTGAGAAACTGTACAAACTTTTCCATACTTTTTGACAATTCCCACTGTTTTAGGAATTCCTCAAAGAAAAATATTTCCTTTTGTTTCACAATTTTTTCTGGACTTACAAAAGAAACACATACAAATTTTTGACCAGCAATCGGTTTATCTTCTTCTAATAAATCTACATATTTAGGATTTTCTAGTCCATCTTTCAAATTTTTAGATTCATATGTCATTCTTTTGTATAGTTAAGTTGAAGGATTCATTTAAGTTTTTTTATTTAATAATATGTTTTTTTTTCTTTTGTTTTATTATATTCAATGTTTGACATTATGGAGTTTGTTAAGAGAATTATCAAGTATTTAGTAGAAGGCTTGATGGTAGCCATTGCTGCTTATGCCATCCCTAAACGCTCGTTAAATCTTGAAGAGATTTGCATGCTTGCGCTCACTGCCGCTGCAACGTTTGCCATTTTAGACACGTATATTCCCACGGTTGGCGTTACGACCCGAGCTGGTGCTGGTTTTGGTATTGGCGCTAATCTTGTTGGCTTCCCAGGCGGTCTATAAACTTTTATTATAAATATAATTGTAATTTTCTAAAATAAAATATTATTTTTTCAAATAATATTCTATATTTTAAGCACTAACAGCATTTGCCAACATGGTTGCTGTGTCGGTTGCGGTTGTAAGTGCTATATTATAAGCATCTTCTTCTGATACTGAAGAAGTTGCACTCGCAGTTGCAGTTTGAATTTTTTCTTTTCCATTCATTAAAATAGAAGAGGCTGATGCAGATGCTGTTGCAGTATATGTTTTATTGAAATAAAAATTAACGGTGCGCGTCAAAGTATTTGAATCTGTTATAATAATACTGTACCCTGTTTTTGTTATATAATCGCCCAACGCACTTGTAATTTGAATAAGTGCAATTGTATTTAAAGGTAATCTTCCGTGGTCATCGCGTTCAGTTGTATCATATTCAACATTGTAAGTGCAGTTAATGGAGGATTTATTTTTATAAAATAAAAAAGAATAAGAGTATAAGTGCGACGTTACTGTATCTGAACTATTTACTACTGAGTTAGATGTTGCTTCAAAAATAAATTCACCAATCTTATTTGTTAGCGCAATATCGGAATATATGGGCTTACTAGATATTGTTACTCTCCAAGGAGACACGTCAAGAAGATTTGTTACAGTTTGCTGTTCGAGTGAATAATATACTGTCAAATCAGGTGTCGGAGTATCAGGCATATTTATATAATTTGCAAAGAATTAAAAGATTCCCTAAAATTTAATCTAAACCGTTGCAATAAATTCCCAGTCTAATTCTTCACATATTTTCTTCCATATCGTATCTTGTTCTATTAGTTTCTCTCGATCTTTCAACATTGGAATCTCTTGCAAATAATGGGTTTCTCCAAGAAGCTCAAATAACTTGTACAAAACATAATAATAATGCAAGAAATTGACACGATAATCAGGGCAATGTTTTGCATAAGGATACTGAATTTCCATGAAAAAATTGCAGAGCGTTTCTTCTAGATCTTGAGAAATAATAGGCGGTTTTAACCCTAACTTATCTTTGATAAAATTAATATGCTCATAGTATTTGTTATATCCTAGTTTTTTCAAAAATCCTTTGGTTTCATAATAGGTTATTGTTAGAATATCAACTCTTTCTTTCTTAATTTGCTGTTTCAAATTTTCAATGACTTCTGGCGGTATTTGCGTTGTTTCTTTCCCTTGAAACTGAGCAAGAATTTCTTTGAAATGATTAATTTTTTTATATGCATAAAAACATACCTCTTTTGGCGGTTCTTTATAAGAAGGTTTTTCATTTTCTATTAGATATTGCACATTTTTATAACAAACATTACATATTAAAACACCTTCATCATCCATGGGAATCAATTCCCCTTTATAACAACTCTGACAAATATCTGTTGGTGTTACAAAAGAAGAAATATCTAAAAAAGACTCATCTATGTTACTCAAATACTTTTGAAAAATATTATTATTTTTTGTCTCTATTATTTTTTGATTTGTTATATTATCTTTATTTATCTTGAAAAAAGAATCAAGAATTTTACTTTTATTATTTAACTCATTCTCAGGCTTTTCAGAAATATTTTTTTTATTTTCAAAATAATCAAAGATATATTTAGAATTATCTAAAAAATATTCTACCTTTTTGCACTTTAAAACCTTTATCTCGGTTGTAATTTCTGAGATACGATCTTTTATGTCCATAATTTGTTCGATAGTCAATAATTGTTGGCAAGTCTCATTTTTTTGAAGAGAATCCTTGAGAGAAATTCTCTCCTGTTTTAATTTAGGAATCTTGTCTTGTTCATCTTTGGTAAAATTATTTATATATTCTCTATGTTTTCCATCTAATGTTGTTGAACCCTTTTTATTGATCTTGAATTTTTTAATCGTTTTAGGTTTGAAGGAAGGCATCTTTATAGTTTAAAACTAATAATTTTTTAATTGATAATTTGTGAAAAGTATATTAATATCAAAAATCAACAATCAATAATCAAAAGTTATAAAAATACCGATAAAATAATGTTTAGTTTTCTTTTCTATTAGTAAATGGAATTACAAATACAGTTAGAAGAAGATCATATAAAAATGGAAAATATTCAGTTTCAAAAAATGATATTTCTATTTAACGCATTAAATGAAGGATGGACCATTAAAAAAAGAAAAGAATCCTATATCTTTACAAAAAATCATGAAGGAAAAAAAGAAGTTTTTTTAGACTCTTATCTAATGTCATTTCTTAAAAATAATTTTGATACAACTAAATCATTACTTTCATAAATTTAATTATAGTTGAATTAAATTTAATTTCAAAAAATTTTTTTCTTTAGCAATATTATAAAATGGGAGGTGGTCTTATGCAGCTCGTTGCCTATGGTGCTCAAGATGTCTATCTTACTGGAAACCCTCAGATTACTTTTTGGAAAGTGACCTACAGACGCTACACAAACTTTGCTATTGAGTCTATCGAACAGACTTTCAACGGCCAGGCCGATTTTGGCCGACGTGTTACATGCATTATCAGCCGCAATGGTGATCTTGCTTACCGCACATATCTCCAGGTTACTCTCCCTGAGATCAATCAACTTATGGGAAATACAGCAACTCTTTCTACAGGCACAGCCAGTGTTTATGCCAGATGGCTAGATTACCCCGGAGAGCAGCTTATTGCTCAAGTTGAGGTTGAGATTGGAGGCCAGCGCATCGATCGCCAATACGGCGATTGGATGCATATCTGGAATCAACTCACAATGACTGCCGAACAACAGCGTGGATATTTCAAGATGATTGGTAATACTACTCAGCTTACATTTATCACGGATCCTTCGTTCGCCGATGTTGATGGACCTTGTGACTCCCTTGCTCCTCGCCAGGTTTGCGCCCCCCGCAATGCCCTCCCCGAGACCACGTTATACGTGCCCCTCCAGTTTTGGTTTTGCACCAACCCTGGTCTTGCCTTGCCCTTGATTGCCTTGCAGTATCACGAGGTGAAGATTAATCTTGATATTCGTCCCATCGATGAGTGCTTGTGGGCCGTGACCAGCTTGAACTGCTTGAACAATGCTACCACAAGCAGTGCTCAGGCTTACTCCACCGGAACCGGAACACCTGTCACAGCCGTCATCGCTTATAACCAGTCTCTTGTTGCTGCCTCGTTGTATGTCGATTATGTCTTCTTGGACACGGACGAGCGTCGTCGTTTTGCCCAGAATCCTCACGAGTACTTGATCACACAGCTTCAATTCACTGGTGATGAGTCTGTTGGTTCGTCCTCGAACAAGATCAAGCTCAATTTCAACCATCCTGTGAAGGAGCTTATCTGGGTTGTCCAGCCCGATCAGAACGTTGATTATTGCTCGTCGCTTTTGTGCGATTCCGTTCTCTTCAAGGTTCTTGGTGCACAGCCCTTCAACTACACGGACGCCATTGATGCTCTTCCCAACGCTATCCATGCCTTTGGCGGCCCCCAGGAACTTACTGGTCCCTACCACCAAGGCGAAAATCAGTTTTCTTACATCAATGCCCAGGGCACATTCAATGATGCCGGCGCTCTTGATGCTATGCCCGAAGGATACCTTACCAGCTATTGGGATGGACCTTCCAACCCTTACTCTGGTCCTCAGTTTGGCGGCATCAACCCCCTTGACAGTGCCACTATCAACAATACTAGCGATCCTTACCATGCTTACTACATGCAGCTCCAACAGCAAGCAAACGCAGTTGCTGGCACAGGCGTCACACTTAAGGACTTTGTTGGCCCCGCCAACTTTAACAATGGATCCACAGTTTCTGATGCCGGAACATTCGTCTTGTCTGAGACCTCTCTCGACATGCACTGCTGGGGTCAGAACCCCGTTGTTGTTGCCAAGCTCCAGCTCAATGGTCAAGATCGCTTCTCTGAGCGTGAAGGATCTTACTTCTCGTGGGTTCAACCTTACCAGGCTCACACGCGCTCGCCGGATGAGGGCATCAACGTGTATTCTTTTGCCTTGAGACCCGAAGAACACCAGCCCTCAGGCACGTGCAATTTTTCGCGAATTGATAACGCCACACTCCAACTTGTGCTCTCCAACGCCACAGTCGAAGGAACAAAAACGGCCAAGGTCCGCGTCTATGCCACCAACTACAACGTGCTCCGCATCATGTCGGGCATGGGTGGTCTTGCTTACTCCAATTAAGACCATATATGGCGTGGTTTATATATTTATATTTATAGAATAGTTTAATTATATTGCTTTTTACTTTTAAAAACAAAAAAACAATATAAAAATATGTTAAAAAATTGATTTTATCTATTATATAAAATCAACTTGTAAAACCAACTCGCAAAACCAATGTCACCCATGTTTGAATTTCATTTCAAGGTTGTTCGCACAGGAGTTACGTGCGCCTATTCTATGCACGCCGAATCAACCATTGCAGAATTTATTGAAAAAATGAAACATAATATAGCCGCACATCCCGATTTTGCAGAGATACAAGAATTTGAATTGGTTCCTTTAACAGATACTGTTTGCGACGCAGAAGATGGTCCTGCATTAGAACCTTCTGACCAACCTCTTTCTAGTATATGCAATTCCAATTCTGACTCTACCTTTCTTTATATTCGCCCGATTGTTGCTGCAACTATACCTATAGGAGTAGAAGTCAGCGCGCCTTTAGAAGTAGGCACGCCTGTTCTGCGTTTGTGTGTAGTTTGCCATTCCTCGCCGCGTCATATTGCATTCGCACCATGCGGACATTTATGTATTTGTCGCGATTGTTCCAATAATCCGTCCATTCATACTTGTCCCATTTGTCGCAATTCTTTTACTCGTATGTTGGAAATCTTTGATCCATAATCCTTGATTTTAAATCATATAAAACAACCGATTCATATTTCTCACCTCCGGCTTGTCCGCTTCTGGACAAAATAGCTTCTTAATGTGCGCATCATCTCTAAACCGAATTGTATAATCTTGCTGAATATTATTTCTACCAATGCGACCTAGCGCCTGAATAATTTTTTCCTGCGTTAAAATCAAATCTTTACTTAGATATCCGTGACAAAACTGATAATTTGTTCCATAAATATAATCACTCGATGCAATAATCATATATAACTTTTGTTGATCTGCTAATGTTTTCATAATTTCCGTATAAGTAATACTTTCATGTTTGCAAAAGACTCCAATTCCCATTAATAGCAAAACCTTCCAACTATCGCACACATCATCAAGCATCATAATATCAATAATAGTACTGTTTTCAATATCACATGTAAATGGTTTCGTAACTTCAATATCTTCCGCCCATTTTTGAACATGGAGTTGTTTGTTGGGAATAAATGTTTCATTCAATTCGGCCATTTTTATGAGAGCTCTCAAATATTCCATCTTTTTTGTGAGTTTTTCAATGGAGCTGTCTTCTGTTGAACCCTTCTTTGCGGTTTTCACCTTTTTATCAGAGCTTTTTCCTTTCCCAACCGATTCTTCTTTGCTTGTTTCCATGGTAAGTTTTGCTATGACATCCTCTAAATCTTTCTCAAACAATCGTATTTTTTCATTGATCGTATTATTAAATTCAATCTTCTCCATAATATTTTCCATAACCTTGGCCGGAATATTCGCTTGTTGAATGCAAAACTTGGCAATTTTTTCCACATCGGTTGCCAAGAATATTGTCGGTCCATCCGTCAAAGAATAAGCATCTTTTGTCGTAACATATACAGAACATTCTTCGCGTGGTTCTGCAATAGTACTCTCCATTTTTACAATTGCTTGACCTGCTAAAGAAGGCCGCGTTCCAGCTGTTTTTGCAATAGCTCCTGGCCCAACACTTGAAATTCGTCGCACCTTATTGCCCTTTGTATCTACTGTATTATTTGGTGTCAATCTCCTTTCTTGCAAATCTCTTAATCCTGTGCAAACAGTTGGCCATGCATCAGGAATCACCTTTTTCAAACAATGCAAATAATGCATCTTAATTTTATGCATAGTAATATCTTCCAGTGCAGCAAAGTGTCGCGCGATTTTAGAATTTTCAGGAATATATTCCGAATTTTCTAGAAAGAGGATGCATCGCACTACTTCATATAAATCAAAATATCGAAGCAAAGTTTGGTTATTTTCACAATGTTGGACCATGGATATCACCTCTTCTTGCTCTTCGCTCAAATAATGCGGTAATACGGCAAACCCGTATTTATTTATTAATGGTATCGTCTTTTTGCAATCATGACTAACAATGTTGTGAATTTTTGCTTTGACAAATTTTTCCTTGAAATTTGCAACGGTTTCTGTGAGTTCATGCACTTTGGGCAACGTCGCAGAGGAAAGAATCATATTTGGAATCAAATTCTCGCTCCAGTTTTTTTGAATTATCTCATGCAAATCATGCGTCTCGTAGTCCAAAGAAATCGTTGGTTCATCCCAATAGACCACTAAATTTTCTATTGGGTTGAAAGCCATCATATAAAACATGGCAGGCAAATACGATTTTAAATCGCAAATCATAATCTCTACTTTGTCTCCAACACTATTATCGACCTTGCCAATTCCGCCGCTGCGTTTGTTCTTACTATATTCCTTGGCGGCATAATAATGCAAACGAATGTCATCCGCGCTAGAACAGCCAAAAGCAAATGCTACCTTTTTTTGAATGGAAATGGCGGCTTTCGCTAGCGCCAAACCAACATGTCTTGCTGCACACACAAAAATAATTTTATGCGATTCAGATAAACCAATAGGAGATAATGTTTTACCAGTTCCCGTGGGAGCAATATACAAAACCAGTTTGGGACCCTCTTGATGCATCAATGAAAATAATTGTTTTTGATGCTCATATAATGTAATATCCGCATGCTTTAAAAGTAGCGAATTTTTTTCTAGCAATTCAACCGACTCCTCAATGAGCTCAACCATCAAAATTTCTTCTTCATAATCTCGTACTATTGTTTGTGCAAGTTGCAGAACATGGCGATTTACGTGGGCGACAGAATTCTGTACCAACTTGTAGAGGGTAAAATAATGAAGACGCCATTTTGTTTTGTACTTGAACATATTTTCAATGCATGTCAAAAGGATAGTTTCATAAATCTCTCCTGATTTTAATTTTGCCGATTCGTTGTTTTCAATGCGTATTAGGTCGGCTTTTTTTAAAACCGGGTTTGCTATAACTTGCGAAGCAAATTCTTTGGATGCTAGATTTCTAATACGTTCCACAGTTGGAAGAAAGAATTTATTATACAGGTAATCTTCTATTACTTCGCTATATTCGATTTTCAAATAAGAGAACAAAGAACAATTTTTATTGTGTCTTATATTAACATTATGATAACCTTGTGTTATCAGCTTTAATATTTGTTTCTCATCTTCGGATGCAGGAACCTCGATAGATTGCCATTCCGATTTACTGAGTTTTAATTGCTTTAAATCCATATTGCGACGTGTATTATACCTTCATGATAAAGTGTTTAAATCAATTCAATTTTTATTAAAAATTGATTTGTGATAATGGATAAAATAAAATGTAAAGAAGGCTACCATCATGCAGAAGTCAATTCAAATTATTACGATCGAGGGAAATATCGGGTCAGGAAAATCAACCCTTCTTGAGAATCTTTCACAAATATATCAATGCGACGAACGTATTGTCTTTTTGAAGGAACCCGTGACTGAGTGGGAGAAGATTAAAGATTCAGAAGGGCGTACAATGTTAGAAAAATTTTACGCAGATCAAAAGAAATATTCCTTTTCCTTTCAAATGATGGCGTATATTACACGACTAGCGGAATTTAAAATGGCGATAAAAGCAAATCCTGACGCAACCATCTTCTTTACAGAACGAAGTCTTTACACGGACAAGCACGTCTTTGCAAAAATGCTGTACGATATGGGAAATATTGAAGATGTTGATTATCAGATTTATATGCGTTGGTTCGATACCTTTGCAGCCGATTATACTATGAATCAGGTTATTTATGTGAGAACAAGTCCAGAAATATGCTTTGAGCGAATTCAAACGCGTTCTAGAACTGGCGAAGAAACAATTCCTTTAGGATATTTAAAACGTTGTCACGGATATCATGAAACCATGATTCAAACCGAATTTCAAGATATCGATACTCTAACCATTGATGGAAATACGAATATTAAAGAAAATCCTGCAAAGATGGGAGAATGGCTTAAAACGATTCATGATTTGCTGGTTGGAAATTAAAACAAGTTATTTACTTATTATTTAATTGCTTTAGAATTATTTTTTTTGTATAAATTATAAAAACATTTAAATATATAAATGTGTAAAGACAAGGTCGTCGGTCTCAGTTGTGATGAATGTTTGTTGGTATCCACATATTCAGTGTGTTGTCAAGGTATTTGTAACTGCGCAACTAGTCCTATTCCAACAGAAGATGTAAAAGTAACCGTTACTTCAAATACTTTAGGCACAAATATAGTATATTCAAGAGAAAATGGAATAGTTTTAGTAGAACAAAATATATACCGTAAAGTATATGACGATTTATATTCCGATTCTTCCACTTTATACAAAGTAGATGCAGCAGTGTATCACATGGTAACAGAATTTAATAATTCGGAACCTACTTTTACAGGAACATCTCAATCCTCGGCTCAGGATTATGGTCTCATTTATACAACTCTTGTTTCAAGAGCTATTGCTGCTGAAATGGCATGTCTTAATACCATGCGTTTTCAAAAATTAGTAAATGCTGATCGAACCCATACGATGCATCTTACAGCAACAAATGTTCCTCTCTCTCCATTGGATCACCCTGATTTAGAACCAACCGATGTACCTTCTTTGGTCTTTATTGAATATGACGAAGAGTTAAATATATTTAATTTTTATCTACGTAATACAGATAATACATTATGGTTACTAGCAGATATCAAATATTCCCTTTTAGATGTTGATAGCGCTGAATATATTGCTGCATCTAAATCAGAAATATCAACAATCGGTCTAGATTACACATCCAGTGGATCGACAACCGGAACAAATAGTTTCCGACCTGCAATGAATGAATGTTTTAGATCGAATCTTCAAATGAGTCTTGATAATGTAAGAAATGATGAAGTCATTAAAATGTCCATTCGTGTTGTTAAAGCGTAAAAAGAATTATAATTTTTGTAAAAAATAATTTGTACAAAAATTATATAAATAATAATGTCAGGAGTTTCTGTATATGTTGTTTCTCAATGTCTTCAATTTGTTGTATTAAACATTAATGGAAATCAATTTGAAATTCCGATTCCTCCCATTTTTCCAGGAGAAACACCTACAGCACCGCCTGGGTATCAATTTCTTTCTACTGTAACTATAGATGCATCCTTTGATGATATGGATAATCAAATATCAGGATCTGCGTCAGCTTCGGCATCTGCAACAGCTCTAACTGAAAAACGTGCTGTTTTTATAGCAGATTTTATAGCAAATTTATTAGTCAAAATAATGCTCCTTGGCGAAGATGATGAAAGTTCAGAAGCTTATCCTTATGCTCATATCATAACATATGCATCAAAGAGCGTTTCTGACACTATTCTTGTTCCTCTGTAAATAATATTTTAACAGTACTTTATTTTATACAACAGTAATAATTATTTATTACTGTTTTATTCTTTATATATTTACTCATTTTTGCAGTTAGATATATTTTCGTTTTAAAATAGATTCCATATTTCAAGAATACTATCTGTTTCTATTTCTCTTTTTATTTAGATCCTTCTTTTGCTTCTTTTAGAAGAATTTCTTCTTCTTTTGCTTCTTTTAGAAAACTTTCTTCTTGTTTTGCTTCTTTTTGAAGACTTTCTTCTTGTTCTTTTACCACCTGCGGGAGCCATGTTTTCTAATCGTTTTTCTAGTATAGCCAAAAAGTTGTCTTTTAATCCTGTACTCATTCCTACTTCTGGAATCATCCCTTCTACTCTTTGATTATTTATGCTTTCAATTTTCTTTATTTTCTCTATAGCTTTTTCAAGCACCTCACGTGTAATTGGTATGGGAGGTATCCCGTTCAATACGTTCGATAACATAAAAAATTTTTGTAACCAAAATTCTGACATATTACGACCTTCTTGTAATACATGAGAAATAGTCATACATAAAGCAACAATCGGATGCTTCGTATTTGGAATAAATAATAATATTTGTGGTAACTTAGCTAAATAAAGAACACATCGGGGATTACTATATTTACACGCTAAAGTTAAAGGTGTGTATTTATTTTTTGTAACTGCGTTTATATGTGCTCCCGCATTTACTAACATATGAATAATGCTTTGATCTTCGCCAGTTTCTATTATACACGCAACATGTAAAGGTGCATATCCGTTTTTGTCAGTTTTATTCACATCAGCCCCTGCTTTTATTAATATATCAACTATTGCTGGATTATTACATTCACACGCATAACCCAATGGGGTTGTTTTATCGCGATGAACTCTTTGATTTACATTTGCACCTTTACTTAATAAAAATTCAACAATATCGACATTTCCTTTCTGAATATTTGTAGTTAGTACAGTATCAGCATATTCATTACGAGTATTTATATCTATATCCATTTCTAATTCAGAAGCCAATGAAAGAATAGATTCTATAGTAGGTGTATCTGTAGCATCAACAAGTTCTCTTATAAGATCATCTGGTGTAACACCTCTTAATATTTTTGTTGGACGGTCTTCCATTCTTTATTATATAAATACTTATATTATCTTAAATTTTACAACAGTAATAATAATCGCCAATTACTGTTTTATTTTTTACATATTTACTCATTTTTGCAGTAGATATGTTTTCATTTTGTGCCGCTTTCAAAATAGATTCCCATATTCCAAGAATATTATCCGTTTCTATTTCTCTCTTTTCAACCTTTTTTCCTGTAGAAGAAGCAACTACAACTTCAGAATCACGACGAAGAGATAAACCATAATAGCCTTCGTTGTTGCCTTGATCTGTCCAAACCGTTGCTTTGAGAGCGTATGGTGAAGAATTTAAATATTCCTTTATTTCTCTCATATCGTGTTCTTTTTCCTTTACCTCTTTATTAACAGATTTCTTCCAATCTTGATATTCTTTTAATAAAACCGAATTTAAAATCTTACCGCAATCAGAAAACTTGCACACTTGAAAGAGGAATGTTTGTATATCAGAATCTATATGCATTTTTTTATATTCTATAGTTTTCAATTTAATTCCGACATAACCATGAATGTTATTGATTCGTTTTGGTTTGAATCTTGTATCCAAATAATTCTTTAAAGCATAAAACACATATTTTGTTGGTTTTACTTGACTCCATAGACGATATCGCCCTTCTAAATTAACAGAGTGCTCTTGTACATCTGGTCGAACAATGCAAGAATCTGCAATAAACTCGTTAAACTTTTTTGTTAGCTCATCTTCTGGTAATAAAACATTTTGATAGACACACTGCTCTTCTATATTAATCGAATCTAGTTTTTTTTGTTGTGCTTCAATGCATTCTTTTAGATATTTTATCTCAACTTCTAACTGTATAGTATCCATTTTTCTTTTTTCTTGAGCATCTTTTAATTGTATATTTTCCAATTCCAACACTTCATTGCGTTGTAATACACGATTAAAATTATCAATACTATATGTTTTGGAGTGAATAATATCTCTGATATGTTTTGATAACTTTTCAATAGTAAAGCTTGTACCATCATAAGCGATAATCTCTGTTTTATTTTTTCCATTTACTTCTATGCTTCGAATTTGTCGTTTAATTTTTGGGTGTGATTTAATAAGATTTTCAATTTCTACTTTGTTTTGAACACGAAATGCCGCCACAAGAATGAAATTATCATACTTATTATGGTGATCCATCACTCTTGTTGCAAGATTGTTGGTATGTCCAAATTTGATTAATTTTTCACCTGATTCATTTGTATTGTCGATCGTCCCAAAGTAGATACATTCAGTATTTAATGGAAATTGTGCAACAGTTGCTTGTTCTACTGCCTTTTGATTCTCTTTTGTAATTTTTTGCTTTTCTTGTTCTTTCTCTAGAATAATAGTATCTTTTTGTTCCAATTGCTTACGAAGCTCATCTGTTTCTTCTTCTACAATTTCATGCAAGACTTCTTCCATTTTCATATAATACTCGTGAATTTCCGATGCCTTCTTTGTTTGCGCTTTCAAGCATAAAGATTTGAAACATTTAATAGTTAGCATCATGATTTGCCTATTTTGACCTCCATTTTGTTTTTTTTCTGAACTTGCTTCTCCAACTTGAGAAGCGGTTTTGTAATCCAAATCAACTTTAAAATGTTTCTCTAACATTCTTATAGAATTAAATTTTGATACAAATCCTAACCATTTCCATACATTGTCCAAATCTACAACAAAATCGGTATTTTTGTCATAATGTAAATAGCAATAAAAGCTACTAACAAATAATTGTTGCTCAAATCCAGTAAAAGTTTCTTGAATCTTGGTTAAAAGTTTGCTATTATATGTATTTGATAGCTTAGCTATCGGGTTCTTCTCGATCAGATCGACAATGTTTAACTCCTCCTTTTGCATGTTATAGAATTGACAGTCAATTTATCTTTAAGCTATTAAAAGCGCTTTATATATTTAAAAGCGGTTTATGTAAAAGCAAGATTAAGAAAACCGCTTTAAAGCAAGATTTTTTACCATTTCGTCTTTTTTACGCTGATTTTGGGACCTTGGCCGCGTTTTTTCACATTGTTCGGGTCATATTTCTCATCTTCTTCATCAGAATTCATGTCTTTGCTGAGTTCCCAGAACTCTTTCGACCCCAATTTGAAGTCGTTATGCGAATCCGCCTTATACCAGAAGACCTGATCGTATATTTTGTTCGATTTTGCATTATTGTTTATGACCAAACACTCATAATTCTCCGTGCATTGATCCATGACCTGACAAAACGACTCAAATGTGGGAAACATGCCCGCATAATTCTCATAAATGCGCTTCCGATTCGCGATATAAGGTTCTCTCAAAATAAAAACATAATCTATGTTAGTTCTCAGTGTGGGAGGAATGCCTAAAGGGAATTGCATTGTGATGATTAACATGATCTTCCAATGCCTGCCATTCATGAAAAGGAGGCGCATCATTTTATCACGCGACCACGTGTTGTCATACAAACAATCATCCAGGATGACGAAAGCACGCGGATCGATAGAACTTCGCTTATACGTCTCAATCTCTTTTTTGATCTGCTTTAGAACAGTTTTTTGTCGCTTTAAAATATTCTCAATAATCGCAGTATTGTACTCATTGTGAATAAATAGTTTCGGTACCATTTTTCCGTAAAATCCATTGCCTTCTTCTGTGCCAGCAATAACAACGCCAATGGGAATATCTTGATGATAAAACAATAAATCTCGCACCAAATATGATTTACCAGTATCACGACGTCCAATGAGAACAACAACTGGGCCTTTTGCTTCATTTGGCTTAAAACTGATTGTTTTCATATCAAATTTCTTCAACTCTAGCGCCATTCTAGAAAATAGTTAGAAAAAGGAATTAAATGTGCAACGAATCCATAATGCTAAATAAGTTCAGATCGCTTTTTTTTTAAAGTATTTTATATAATATTTAGGAATGGAACCAAGGATTCATTACGAAAAAAGGAAGAATGGCGATCTATTTAAACAAATGCAAAAAAAAGACGGATTGCATTTATCGAATGTGCAAAACTATATACCCATATACAATAAATTTTTTTCATTAAATGAAACAAATTATAATTCTGTTAATTTAAATCATAACTATTATATACAAAATATTATCAAAAAAGATCACGATACAAAGGACATTTATACTTGTGAAATTCGAAATACAAAACTTCCTGAAGATACCGAAAAAAAACGTGTCTTTTTCAAAATGGCGCCTCTTTTAGACCCATTCAAGTATTTTATTGGTAAATATAATATCAACGACCCAGAACTATTTACTTTGCCCAAATATAATTCAGTGCAAGGAGATACCCATCCAAAATTATTAGACGCCAACAATGCATCATATGTGGATGGACTTTTCGTGTATTTATCTAGCATGCTATTACATCGCGCTGGATTTGTACATGGATTGGATTATTATGGATCTTTTCTCTCTATTAAAAATAATTTTGCTATCGATGTTATTGATGATGTTGAATATCTAGACAGATCCGATTTTTTCAAACAGCATAAAAATAGTCTATTTCATGTAGAAGATTATCAATTTTTGCTCGAATCGAATGATGTGAATATGAAAAAACCTTTGCTTATCATTGATAAACATCATTCCAGTAAATCTACACTTTCTATTCAAAGCATCAATGATGAATTATACGAAGATCTTTTTTTGCAAAATCATGAAAGCGCTATGGAGTCCAATACTATAGTAACATTACAGGATATGAAAGATATGTCTCTAGAAATTCCTGATATAATGGTAAATGAAGATATACATCATAAAACAACCATAAAAACAAACTCTACGTGTTCTTCAAGAACTTCACATACTTCTGACGATGAAAAACCAAATACAAATTCAAATACAAATACAAATGAAGACGATGACACAGAAGATGAAGATGGAGATGAAGAAGAAGATACAGGTAAAGAAAGTAACGACTCTGATGAAAATACCTCTTTAGAAGAAGAAAAGGTGGAAGCAGTTATATCTAAATTCCCCATAGAAGTCATTTGCATGGAATGTTGCGATGAAACATTTGACACATTGCTAGCTAATCGCGACAATTTACCCGAAACTGAATGGTTTTCCGCCCTCATGCAAATTATTATGATATTACTTACGTATCAAAAAGTATTTTCTTTTACGCACAATGATTTACATACAAATAATATCATGTACAATAAAACAAACAAGAAATACTTGTACTATTGTTATAAAAAGACATATTACAGAGTTCCAACATTTGGCAGAATTTTTAAAATCATCGATTTTGGCCGAAGCATTTATAAATGCAATGACAAATTATTTTGCAGTGATAGTTTTCAACCGGGCGCCGATGCCGCAACGCAATACAATACAGAACCCTATTTTGACGAGAAGAAACCCCGATTAGAACCTAATTACAGCTTTGATCTTTGCCGTCTAGCTTGTTCTCTCTTTGATTATGTTGTAGAAGATATAGAAGATGTAAGCCCTCAAAATATAGCCAATTGTTCGCCTATTGTAAAACTTGTGAATGACTGGTGTTTAGATGATAATGGAATTAATATTATGTATAAAAATAATGGAGCAGAGAGATATCCTGATTTTAAACTGTATAAAATGATCGCGCGTTTAGTCCATAAACATACTCCTCAATCACAATTGGAGAGAAAAGAGTTTGCAAAATATATCATTACTAAGCAACAGATGGATAAGAAAGAATCAATCATGGATATTGACTCTTATATCATCTGAAACTATTTTGTATAGAATTCGTAAAAATATGGATGCTTCAATAGAGCAAGTTAAACCAGAAAACTATAAAATTCAATAAAAAATTGACTTGTTTTTAATAAATAATAAAGATAGTATAATACTGAATAGATATATCAAAAATGAACGGAATTGAATTATATGACCAAATTAAACAGGTCAATACGTTTGCGGACCTTTTACAATCTGTAAAAGGTAAAACAACGGCGGAAACGCAATCTAAATGTGGCAATCTATTTGAAAAAATGTGGGATTATGTAATTAAGTTTGGGTTTATTACTCTTCTGTCAAATGACAAATACGACCATTACGAAGGAAACATCAATACATGTAAATTGAAAAAAGTTGATAATTTAGAAATTTATTTACAAAAAATGCTAATATTTAGCAAAGGTAAGGGAGGTTCAAGCGACATCACATTACAGGATAAATTTACTAAAAAATGGGTATTTATGTCATCCAAGTTTTACTTAGATGATAGTAAAAAATCTATTGACAATTACGATGTTGAAAAAATATTAGCAATTACAAAACAACACGCACACAAATACAAAGAATGCGATATTTATTTACTTGTAAATAATAAACAAAAAGTATTAAATGTGATTTCATCATGCCAATCCACAAATAACTATATTAAAGATAATATCCATCATATTTTGGATTTGAGTGATTTGGAAATTGGATTTCAAAATCTAAAACACGCTATACAAGACGTTAGTATTGATGCAATTAATTCTATATTCTGCAATACAAAAATACCATTAGAGTTGAGATTTCATCAAGATTTGATTACATCTAAACAGATGGGAAAAATTGACGAGGGCGAGAAAGAATTATTATTAGGAGCAAAAGCAAGGTCTGGAAAGACATATTGTGTTGGTGGATTATTTGTAAAATACCACAAAAAATATGCATCGTTAAACTCCCTTATTATTACGCCAGCCCCAACCGAAACCTTATCTCAATTTACAGATGACTTGTTCCACAAGTTTAGGGACTTTATTGGGATAAATATTGTTGAAATAAAAAAAGGAGTCGATTTTAATAGCATGGTTTTACAAGATAATAATATTATTATTGTAAGCAAACAATTATTAGATAATTATGTATTTGAAAAAAAAGTGGAATCAATACTGCAACTTGGTTTAGATTTTATCGTATTTGATGAGAATCACTTTCACGGAACAACACAAATGTCTAAAAATATTTTACAATCATACTCATCACAAAAAACAATAAAATTGTATTTGACGGCGACTTATGCGAAACCTTTATGCGAATGGAATATACCTTTAGATTGTCAGTTTTATTGGGATATTGAAGACGAACAACTATGTAAAAAAAGAAACATTAAAGGATTAGTAGAAAAACACGGCGAAGATGTAGTATTATTCTTAACTGACGAGAATAAAGAAACCAAGTTGGGCGTATATGATAAAATGCCAGATTTGGAATTAATCACAAATATTATGGATAGAAAAAGATACGAAGTCATCAAAGAACGAATCAAGGATACTTCTTATGGGTTTTCAAATAGTACCCTTTTAAGTGGTAATTTTCCAAATGAAGTTGATACTATGCTGGCATACATTACTGGAAGCAACAAAGAGGAAGACTACCCTAAAAAAGATTTATCAATATTTGGCAGAATAAAACAAAAATGCATAAAATCTAACAGCAGAACCAAATTGAATAATGGTGATTTTACAAGTCAATTATGGTTCTTACCTTTTGGGATCAATATGACAATTAACAAAGTCAGCGAACATTTGAAGGATAGAATGTTTAAAAATAGAATATTACGAAACTACGAGGTGAAAATAGTTAATTCAAAAAAAGAATACAAATTAAAAAACATCAAAGAAGAAATCAAAAACTGGGAATTGAAGGCAAAAGAAGATGGAAAAGATGGTTTGATTTTGTTGGCCGGTAATCAATTAACTTTGGGAATTACATTACCCTTTGTTGATATCGTCTTTCTATTTAACGATATTCTATCTAGTGATAAAATTATTCAAATGATGTATCGCTGCATGACAGAAAGCATAAATAATATAGAAAACGACAAAATAAACGGCGGACAAAAAAAAATGGGATTTGTTGTAGATTTGAATATTTCCAGAGTGCTTAATACATTATTAGATTATAATACGCATAAAAAAGATTTGAATGTAGAGCAAAAAATTGCCTATTTGGTAGAAAACAATTTGATTAATATTGATAGTGATTTATTTGAAAGTAAAGAAAACAAAACAAAATTGGTAGAAAAATTACTACATATTTGGAAAACAGACCCAATCAATAATCTAAAAATATTATTGAGGAAAATTGAGGAGAACATTATTGATTTGGATACAAAAGACCAAAAAATGTTAAATCAATACTTTACAAGTTCGATTGGCGATGAAAAGGTAAATATAAAAGTTCAATTTGACGAAGAAAGCGATGAACCATTACAAGACGGAAAAGAAATAGTTAAAAATGAAGATGACCATGATAATGAACCAAAAGAAAAAACAGAAGACCAACTAGATAGTCAAACTGCAAACATTTCCTTAACCAAAGATGTATTACCGTTTATTCTTCCATTAAGTTGCATTTTAACTATGAATACAGAAGATAAGGATATTTTAGAAATGTTGAATGTTATTAAAAGTAGTCCATCATTATTAAGTGTATTTAACGATCAGTCGTTTATTTGGTGGAGCAAAAAAGATATTATAAAATTGATTGAAAAAATTGTTGAAAAATATATTAAGAAGAACACTTCTATATATAATATAGCAATTCAATTTAAAATGTCTTTACAAAGTTTGATTGATAAACCCAAAGAATTATTAGAATTAATTGATAGTTGTTTGAAACCAAAGCAAAAAGAGAAGCAAGAAAACGGCGAAGTATTTACATCGATGTCTTTGATATTTGAAATGTTAGATAATTTGGATAAACACTATATCAAAGAAAATGGACGAAGCATATTTACAGAACTTACCTTCAAATGGTTTGACCCAGCATCTGGTATGGGTAATTTTCCAGTAGCAGTTTATTTAAAATTAATGGAAGGCTTACAAGCGCAAATATCAAATAATGAAGAACGCAAAAAACACATCATAGAAAATATGTTGTATATGAGTGAATTAAACAAGAAAAATGTGTTTATTTGTCATCAATTATTTAATGTGAATGGCCAGTTCAAATTGAACCTTTATGAAGGCGATACATTAGAATTGAATATAGTAAGTGTATGGGGATTACAACTCAATAGTTTTGATGTAGTTTTAGGAAATCCGCCATATAATAAAGGAGGTATTCGTTCGCATACTGGAAAACAGTTGGGAGAAAAAAATGAAACCATCTGGACAAAGTTTATTGAAAAATCGTTTGAATGGTTGAAGCCAAATGGATTTTTAGTATTCATTAATCCATTAAGTTGGTTGAAAAAAAGTCATTCGCTACATAATAAGATGTTGGAGAAACATATTGTTTGGTTGAAATTATGGGACGACTCGCAATCAAAAGGAATGATTAATGCTGATATTCCTATTTCATTATACATATTACAAAACACACTTAATACACAAAATAAAAAAACAGAGATTGTTAGCGAAATCAAACGAAAGAAACTTACAACAGTATCGCTTGAATATCTCAATAAAAACTATTCTATTCCATTAGCGTTCCATAGTATATTTGATAAACTTATTCAATTTATAGAAAAACATAATTGCGAGTTAGAATACAAAATAAAGACCATAAAATCATCTGGAGTAAAAGCAAAAATACCAAATGAATATACATTAGAAGATATGTGGGCTGTTGATACATATACATTAAATGAAGGCATTTTGGTTAAAAAAACAACTGAACAACACCCAGACGCAAATAAACGCAAACTTATTATTGCAAATAAAAGAGGATTCAAAGGAGCGTTTATTGATGAAGGGAAATTAAGTTTGACTGGAAATCACAAGTTTTATATTTTAGCGGACAATTTGGAATTGATTAAAAAAATAATGGATTTCAACATTAGCGTAGTTATTAGTGATTATTCTAAATACGGACAATCGTTTTTAGATAATGAAGCATTCAAATATCTTCCAGACATTCGTAAATTAGGAATTACGGATATTACAGAAAATGAGTTTTACAAGTTGATAGGATTAACACACCAAGAAATCAACCAAATAAAAAATCCGTCATCAAATAAAACAGTAGAAGAAGAATTAGAAAACGAAGTAATAGAAGTAAAACCGACGGTAAAAATTAGCACGAGCAATCAAAACAATGTAAAAAAAGTCATGAAACCCAAAAAGAAGTTGATTATTGTAGAAGACGACGCATAAATAGTACTTGGATTGCGATTTTGTGTATATATCATATTTTTATATATTTGTCGTGTATTTGCGATAAATATATAACATGAATTAAGTAGGATAAAAATAATACTTATTTTTATATTGGTTTTTTGTACCGTTTTAAATGTAAAAAATAATTACATATTTTCTCTTAATATATTCATATTCAAAATAAATTTTTGTTCATCGACGTCGGTAATCCATGACCAAATAAAATCATATATGCCAATATAAAAGCAGCCAACAAAATACTTCGGTTTTCAGCAACTATTTGTTTTTGACCGAGTACAAAAATCATAAATATATATAATATAATACCAATGATCGTTGCGTGCAACAACATCATTCGACCGTTCTCCATTGTCTCTATATATTCTAGTATAGAAAAGTATTTGAAAAATAATGTAATACAGATTTTATATTAAAATGCTGGATTATCTGTAAAAACCGATGGATTTATTGTAGCAGAGGATCCTTCTTCCATAATAGGTTTCAATTGATCTACAAAAAATATACCCACAATAACACTAAAATAAACCAAGAGAGAATCTCGAATGAGGTATTTTAACGGCTTACTTTCTTTCTCTATAAAACGCATTTCACCAAACTTCATCAACAAATAGACAATTGAAATAATACCGGCTACAATAAAAGTGTTTGCCATTTAATTTATGCTATCACTTTTCAGTAAAGATTTTTACGCAATATTATTTTTTTTATTTTCTTTTTTCTAAGTAAGTACCTCAATATCGCCTAAAAGTAAATCAGAATTTAAATTGAGACTTGGTTCTTCAATACTATGGATATCTAAATGATCTAGTTTTGCGCCCTCATCGAAAATTTTTATCTTTGTATTTTGCGATTCATCATTGTCTTCATCCATTTGTTCTTCTAATTTCCGTTGAGCATTTCTAATTTGACTAATTTCTTCCAATCGATTAATATCTTTGGGTGCATTAATTTGTTCTTCATTATTTTGAGTATCAACAGCATAATCCACATCGTCAAATGTCAAACGTCCGTCATCGGAAGACAATGCGGGAAATTCTAAAGCCTCTGTTTTTACAACCATATTCTCCGTCATTATTTCCGATTCAAGTTGTTTTTTGATGGGAGCCGTAACTTCTTCACTAACAATTTCTGTTTCAGTTTCAACCTTTTCAGCCGGAGTTTCAATTAATTGTTCCTTAATTTCTTCTACTACATCTTCTTCTATTGTTTCGTCCATATAGGCGCGCAAAATAGATTCCACAGGAACACTATCGCGAATTGTATTCAAAATACATTCTTGAATAATAATTTCCAATTCTCGATAATTTTTTTGTACTTGAAGAGGAGGTATATTTAGTTCAAATAAATATACATTTTTATACACCTTTCGCGCAACATAAATATATACTTTATGAATAAAATCATCCAATTTCAAGATATTAATATCAATCTTTTTTTGTTTTTGTCCAACACGAACTGATGTTAATATTTTCAATTGAATAATATGAACACAAGTTACTAAATCTTCCAAATAAGTGCATGCACTTTTTTCCACAATTCTTGCTCGTTCCTTTTCAATAATTGCTTGATTCCACTTGGGTATTCTAGTAATAAAATTTTGAAATGTCATTAAATATTTATCGGTTTCTCCGTTTTCCTTGCACAATTTTACGGCTTCATCAAAAATAGATCGCAATCCTTCCATAACGTGAGGTGTTAGAATAGTAAGCAAACGTGATCCCCACTCATTTTTAGACTCGTGCAAACTAGATACGTTAAAATCATCCATTTTTAATGTATCAATATTTTTTTTACAAAGATTTCACGAAATTTACTTTACATAAAAGACATATTTTCTAAATTAAATTCAGTATCCAAAAACAAAAAATGAAGCATAAACATTATAATAATTTTTTCGTTTCTAAATTCTTTTTTAATTTTACTAAATGCAAATAACAGATCGTATCGTTTAGCCGTGGGAATATAAGAGTCAAACAAGGAAGATGTTTCCAATAATTGAATAATATCAAGCCCACTATATCCTTTTTCATACAATTTTACTGAAATCTGCGTCAAATCATCATGCAGCAATTTTTTTTCACCCGAAATAAATTTTTGAAACTCTTTTTTCAACCAGTCAGTTCTTCCCGTTTTAATACTGTCCAACTTGAAAGTTTTGTTCAAATTATATTTATACAGATTAATTATTTTTCCTTGATATATGGGCTCAGGAACATAAATTTCACAGAATCGAGACAAAATAGGTTTTAATAATTTATATTTATCCTCTACAATAATAAAAAATCGAGTTGTATGACTAAATAATTCAATACATCGACGCAGCGCCGACTGTGCATCTATTGTTAATTTATCAGCATTCAATAATATAGCGCTTTTAAAAATATCTCCTCCATTCGATTGAATATGTGTTTTTGCAAAAAATTTCAATTCTTCTCGTATAAATTTAATCCCTTTTCCATGTGCGCAATTCACATACATGACAAAATTTTTGATTTTTTCTTTATTATGATCATAAATAATATTAATAAATTGATTTACAATAGTTCGCTTTCCGCAACCCGTTGGACCATGAAAAATAATATTAGGTATTTTATGGATTTTGCGAAAATATTCCAATTTTTCAAGAATTGTTTCATGAATTTGTAGTGACATAATTATACATACGTCATTACAATTTAAGTAGCTATTGAACGTAATTATACTTTTTTAAGTATAAAAACTCAAGATATCTATACACAATTTGTCAAACTATGTGTATAAGGGTTTGATTTAAACGCTGTTAAAAGGTCTGGTTCTATGCGATCGCAACCAATACACTCGTTATAATATTGTGGAGTTCGAATTTTACCATATGTTTCTTTGCTCATAGGCATTTGTGGCATATGAGAAGGAACCCACATTCGCGTATTATCGCGATCAGAATCTATTCTTGCCACATTTACATTCATTTGCTGATTAAAGATCTGCGAGTTTCCATGATTCGTCCAACTAGCTACCGTACTTTGTTTTACATCATTATTTCGCTGATTATTAGCAGCTTCATGACTCATCTCTCCCCAACCTGTGGAACTTCCTCCTGCATTTCCAATAGTACTGCAATTGGTCGTGTCTCGTTGATTGAAAATGGGTTGTTGCTCCGCAGTAAGATAACCCGTACCATTTGTATGACTTGCATCAATAAATAAATTCGGCGTATAAAGTGTGGTTTCTTTGATTGTTGTTGGTGTAATATCGGCCGGATTATAGACATATCCTTGTGCTACGCCACTAACTGCATCTCCATAAACTCGCACATTAGGTCCGAATTCTTCTTTGCGTGTAGGGCGAAACATATCAGTAAATGGCGCAATAACGGCGCCGATGGCACGACTAAATCCAGATCGCATCGTATCTGGTTGCACAATAGTAGAGCGATTATTGGAATAATTTGTCAAACTATTAATAGGCGATTGATTACAAATTTCGCCACGACCCACTGCAGCCGACCCTAAAATAGCCTTTGCCGGCAAAACATTATTTCTAGAAGGTTGAAACTCAGAGGGAGCATAACCAGCCACCTCATTGGACGCAGCCGTTCCCACATAAGACTGTGATGTTACTTGACGGTTTGTTCCATGCACTTCTTGAACTGGACGCAATGCCTGTCCTTTTTCTTGACCTGTTGTAGTAAGCCATCTATCTTGTGTCTGAATAAAAAATGTATCTGGATGATATTTTTCTACTTTTCCTAATATTCCTCGATTTTGCACATGGGAATAACTCGGACCTTCATGATTTTCTAAAGAATATTCTAATTTTGGGTTTGTTTCAACTCGCAACTGATCTACTGTTTTTGGCAACCACTCATCCCTCGCCTCCATGCCTGAATTATATCCACCGCTGCCAGTAGTTGTATAACCTTTATTCAAGCCTGGTCCGACGGTAATTGATTCAAATGGTTTCACATTTGCATTATTCATACCGGGATTCACCCGTGATTGATAAAAATCGCTCATATTAGGAGCACCATACGCCCACTGCATATGTTCTTGCGGTTTAAAAAGAGGCGCTTGTTCTATCTTTTTAGTCACTTGAGATCCTGAACCAACCATATTATCCAACAAAGTTTCTGCCGTATTTGCATTATATAATTGTCCTTTAATCTTGCCACCATAAAAAGGAACCATATTATTATGTTTAAATTCAGAACTATCCAAGTAATTACCGGTTAGTGAATAGATTTCCTGGATATTATTTCCTACACGTACTCCATTATTCTGATTTTTTTCGTATAAATTCTGATCAAAATATTTATCTGTTGCAACGTTAGGATTAGAATATCGTTGTACTGTATTGACAAGTTCAGTTTCATTAGGAATAGGATAATTTTGAGGCGGAATATCTGTATTTGGTAAATAATTTATTTTTCTTCCCATATTGGTATAATTTTCTTTTACATGATCATCTTTTTTTTCAGAATCTTTTTTTTTAGATTTTGTATAAGAGTCTTTTTTTTGATTAGATGCTACATACATTCCACCCAATGCGATTAAAGGGATTGCAAATTCCATTATATATATAAAGTATTATTTTTTCATGATAATACTTTACAGTGTAACTATTAATTGACTACTTTTGTTTGTTGTGGCTGAAAGTTTAATGGAACAGGAAAAAGCATAGTGTCTTGATTTAAACACGGTATTTTTTGCACAAAATAATCTTTTTCTAAAATTCGCGTACTTACATTGTTTAAAAATGGCATGCACGTATTTTCTTGAGGATTTAATGGAGGATAATACCAATCTACTTGTTCTACATCTCTAACCATCCACGCCGGTGTAATCACGCGCGATTGTTCTGTTGTAAGAACAGTATTTGTAGGGTAATTCATTTTTTTTGAAGGAACAGAATATTTCTTGTTATTGTATTGATCTATTCCTAAACAATCTGTTCCAGCACGTCGATTCACACCTAAAAGTTCGCTTTCCAAATCAACTGAATTTGTCATTAAATTGGCGCCCCAACTTTGTATGCGTATCTGTGGATCAGCAATATAATCTGGTCGGTCTCCATTTCCAGGAACATTTAAAATCCATTTCCCTTGATCAGTTGATTCCTGTAATTGTTTTTCAACACGACATCTATCATAGAAAAATCTTGTATTTGCCATTATTATTATAGTAATATACTAATTTAAAAGAGAATAAATTTATATAAAAAAAATAATATATTAATAAATTATCAATGAAACATTATTTTGCCGTATGTTGTATTATAAAAGATGAAGACAATTTAGAGGAGTTTATAATATACAATATTATTTTAGGAGCATCACAAATTTACATTTATGATAATGAAAGTAAAATTCCTATTAAAGATAGACTTTTACACAATTTTTTCTTTAAAAAATATTGCACTGTAATTAATTTTCCAGGAAAAAGTCAGCAAATGAATGCGTATAATCATTGCATAAAAAATTATAAAAGCGATATTCATTGGTTGGCCGTAATAGATGGAGATGAATATATTGTACCCAAACAAACATTTACTTTGACTGAATTACTTCAAAAACATGAAGACAAAGATGCAATAGGGATTAACTGGTTTTTTTTTGGAACAAGTTATCATAATACAAAACAAAATGGATTAATAATTGATAAGTATCGTCATTGTGAAAATGACCAAGATAGACATATTAAAGTAATTTGCAAACCAGATACAGTTAATTATTTTAATAATCCTCATATTCCTGTTATGAAACAAGGGTATATGATTAAAGATATTAAAGATAATAATTTAAATAGTGCATTTAATCATAATTATACAACTGATATTGTTCAAATAAACCATTATACTTTTAAATCATTAGAAGAATGTAATAACAAACATTATCGTGGAAATGCAGATAGCGAAAATAGAAGAAATCTTTATGATCAATCTATTCACAATTTACATAATCATCAAATAGACGATTTTTTACCAAATAAATATATGAATTTGATATTGAGTTATATTAGCATGATTGCTGTAAATAATGATATATATCGTGCATTAAATCCCGATTTAAGATCCTTTAATAATACTCAATGTTATGAGCATTTACTAAGTTCTAGTATAAGAGAAAGACGACCAATGCATATAGGAGATAAATTTCCACAATTTGATCGCTCCATTTTTCGAAATGATAATCCGCAATTAGCACATATGAATGATTTAGAATTAGAATTACATTATATTTATTCACAAGAATAATATTATACATTATATTTTGGAATGGGTCTTTTAATTTTATATTTTAGTTTTAATGCATCTTTCATTTTTTCTCAATAATTAGAAAAAATAAAATGAGTTATATCTTTTTAAGGACAAGGAAACGGTTTTTGACTTTTCAAAATAATTACTGGTTCTAGCATTAATGTGTGATCTTTGTTAAAAGTATTTACACTGTCTAGATATACAAATTTTTATGGAATTACATGAAAATCATATTTTAAATTTGGAAATTTTCTGGCAAGTACATCTCTTAATCTTTGCAAATTTTCCTCAGGATGTGGCTCATTTGCAAATTGAATAATAAAAATAATAAAATTATTAGGATCTAATAAATACTCCCAGAATGATACTATTCTTTTATTGTATCTTTCAATAAAATGTTGATAATTATTATTGATAAAATGATTTACTCCTTCGGGCCAATTTTCATGTAAATATAAATTAGCATGTCCTGGAGTCTCGTGATTAAAACAAAAATTATATTTTGTATTACATAAAACATGAGTTGTAAGCTCTAAAAAATTAGGATCACAAAAATATCGAAAGTCATCATTAATACATTCTATGATACCATTATAATTTGTCACCATTAAATCAAATGGGCAGGTATTATAGCCTTGCGCTTTCGTTTCCCTTAATCCGTTTCTAACTCCATACATTGCGGATTCACAAACATTTCCAAGAGAAATACCTATAGTTTTCATATATGTATAATTACTATATTAAAATAATTTTTACGAAATTATTCGAATATCATATTTTAATTTTGGATATTTTGTGACCAGCGAATTTCTTAATCTTTGCAAATTTTTCTCAGGATGCGGCTCATTTACAAATTGAATAATAAAAATAATAAAATTATTAGGATCTAATAAATACTTTCTGAATGATTTTATTCTTTTATTGTATCTTTCAATAAAATGACGATAATTATTATTAATAAAATGATTCGATCCTTCAGGCCATTTTTCATGTAAATATAAATTAGCATGTCCTGGAGTCTCGTGATTAAAACCAAAGTTATATTTTGTATTCGTCAATCCATGCGATTGAAGTTTCAAACAATTAGGATCACAAAAATATCGAAAGTCATCATTAATACATTCTATGATACCATTATAATTTGAGACCATTAAATCAAATGGACAAATATTATAGCCTTGCGCCTCCGTTTTTCTTAATCCTTTTTGAACCCCATACACAGCCGATTCACAAACATTTCCAAGAGAAATACCTATAGTTTTCATGCGGTTATTGTAGTATTAAAATATTTAAATAAAATTCTAATATAAAATAATTTATGGACAAGGGAAAGGTCTTTGACTTTTTAAAACAACTAATGGTTCTGGTATTAAAGTAGGTTCCTTCTTAAAAATATTTACACTGTCTAGATATTTCAATTCGGCCACCAATGGCGGAGCCGGTTTCACCAAATTTGTAGAATTGATTCCAAATAAAAAAGATTCTATTTCTACTGCATTATTTGAAAGTTGATTCCATGGAATTTGTGCAGGATTTAAACCATTCCCTGGAAGATTCGTCGAATAAGCTGAACCGTATTGAGAATGTTCATACAATGTATAATTCTCCGATTGTTTAAACTCTCTCTGTTCTAAATAATAATTACCTTGGGTATTATTGCTTCGTGTCGATGCCATCCTTTTCTACTATAATACTATTAAATTTTTTAATTTTTATTTTAAAGTATTTTTAATATATTCTTCCAACTTTGATAAAGATGGCATTTCACTCGTTTTTAAAAATTCACACACACAAACATGTGTTAAAAAAAAATAGTCATATGAAAATAAAAGCATAAATCCAGTATATAAATCTTCACTAATATATTTATTTGCCAGTTTTTTCATACACTCTTTAAATCGATCATTCGTCAAAAAAAGTTTATACAATATATCTAATTCTTGATTGATCATTTCTTCATGATATTCAGTTAAACAAAACGATTCCAAAAAATTCGCCTTATATAAACAATCGCTTAGATCATCGGTAGAATAAGCATCTACATATTCTTTCATAAAATCTGGTTCCAACTGGGTGGGACAATATTTTAGCAATACTTCATTATAATAAGGATAAGTGCAGACAAAATCTTTGTTATACATTGTATTATTTATTAATGCGTAATATTTAATATTGTATAAATAAATATAATAAAATTCAGAAAATTTAGAATTATTTTTTTTGTTAAAAATTAAATATTAGAATAACCTATAATGTCGAGTTTTTCAGCAACTTCTAGTCAGGAAGGATTTTTTTTCACCGCAAATGGTATTCAAGTTAGCGCAACTGCGTCAGCAACAGCTACATCAACCATCTCTCAACAAGATGCGCAAAATATCGCAGATGCTATTGCAAAACAAAATGCTGCATCAGAGGCTGAGTTTTCTGCCAGTTTATTAGATCAGGGTGTCATTGTTGATAATCTTCAAGAATACGACCCGATTGTTGAGGGATATGTTTTATATTCTGAACTTTTACCAACACAGAAAAATATGAAGCCATTATTAGGACCAGGTTATACTGAAAAATCTCCCGATTATACAATAACAACATATTATGCTACTTTATATGATAGCATTACAAATAAGCCAATTGGAAGATGGGGAAGTTTCAAAAATACTAGCATCAATGGAGTAGGATCAAATAATGTATTTAGTACGCAACAATATTATATTGTTATGGATGAAACCAACACCACTTATTCATGCACTAGATTGCAAAATACTGAATACGCAACTATTGGTTGCACTGATATACAATTAGTAACATCTCATTTTAACACTGGCATGACACCAGATACAAGAACGTACATACCTTATATATGGAAAACATACAGACCCGATGCAACACGTCTTAATTTTACTATTCTTAAATCTGCAACTAACTCTGCATAAAATAATAATAAATATTGTATAATAATAATATTGTACAATAGTATAATGTCTAATTTTTTGGCAACGTCTAGTCAAGAAAGCACTTCATCTACTGTAAATGGGATTTTAGTTACTGCAAGTGCAACGGCAACAGCCACATCAACCATCTCTCAACAAGATGCACAAACTAAGGCAGATGCAATTGCAAAACAAAATGCTACTTCAGATTCTCAATTCTCAGCAAATTTATTAAATCAAAGTATCATTGTCGATAATCTTCAACAATATACGTCAATTATAGAAGGTTATGCTTTATATTCAGAAATTTTATCAACACAAAATTATGTTATAGAAGAAGAAAAATATACATTATTAACTTCCTATGCAAATTTATATGATAAAATTACAAATGCAAAAATTGGAACTTGGGGTAATTTCAAGCAAATAAGTATAAATGGAATAAATATACCAAGTAACTACTATGCACAGCAACAATATTATATTGTTATAGATGAAACTGGCGCATCTTACACATGTAATAGAGTTCAAAATAGTCAATATATTGCGTATGGAAAAACTGACATAGCCACAGTTGTTTCATATGCGGATGATACTATTACACCAGATCAAGAAACATACGTACCTCATATCTGGAGAACGCGTCGTTCGACAGATGGCGCGCGTCTTGAAATTACTATTTTAAAAAGTGCGACCAACTCTGTATAAATAATATTTTATATATGATAAATATTTAAATTTCTAGTCCGATTTTCTGACTAGAAATTGTATTAGATCTAAAATATATAATTAATATTTTAAAACCCAGATTCTCAGTCTATGTCAAAAAACGAACATATTTTATATTCCAAAGTATTTTTGACTTTTCAAAAATGGACAAAAAAAATGTCCAAAATCACTTGGCCGAAAAAAGTTTTGGGAAAAAAATATGCAAAATATGCACCAGACCATAATCGTCTCAATTTTAAAATTGGCAAAAATATTTGTGATTGTAAATTTTTATATATTTTTTGGAAAAAGATTTAGGGGTTTTTTCTCTTATCATAGTATATGGTAACTAAATCCCCAGTTTTACCCCTAAAATTTTCATGTAAATTGTGTGACTATAATACATGCAATAAAAAAGATTTTAATCGCCATATATCAACTGTAAAACATCAAAAAAGGACAAATGATAACAAAATGGTAATAAATGATAACAAAATGATAACGAAAAGTCCCAAAAAGCCCCACACCATGTTTGCATGCGAATGTGGGAAACAGTTTGTATATGCATCGGGATTGTCTAGACATAAAAAAACATGCGATCAAAAAGAGAAAGAGAAAGAGAAAGAGAAAGAGAAAGAGAAAGAGAAAGAGAAAGAGAAAGAGAAAGAGAAAGAGAAAGAGAAAGAGAAAGAGAAAGAGAAAGCGCCTATTGATAAAGAGTTGATTGTAGAATTATTAAAACAAAACAATCAATTTGGTAGCATGCTGGCGGAACAAAACAAACAGATGGTTGCACTTATGGAAAAAGGATTAGGAAATACAACAAATACGAATTCCTATAATACGACAAATAAAAACAAGTTTAATCTGAATATTTTCTTAAATGAACAGTGCAAAGATGCAATGAATATTATGGATTTTGTCGATTCTCTCAAGTTACAAATAACGGATCTTGAAAGGGTCGGCGAACTTGGTTATGCAAAAGGGATCGGTAATATTATTGTAAATGCCTTGCACAACTTGGACAAATTTAAACGTCCGATTCATTGCAGCGATATGAAAAGAGAAATAATTTATGTAAAAGATAAGGATGCTTGGGAGAAGGAAAATAATAAAGAAAAAATAACCACAATGATTAAGCATGTTGCACATAAAAATATAAAACAATTGTCAGAATGGAAAGAAGAACATCCAGAATATAAAGATGGAGAATCAGTAGTTCATGAACAGTTTCTAAAAATAGTAAATGAATCAATGGGCGGACATGATGATGAAGAAGATTTCAAAAATTATAATAAAATAATACAAGCAGTGGCAAAAGAAGTTGTGATCTGTAAAGAGGAAGAAAATCGTGTAGAATAATGATAGACAGAAAAATCTATCATTATTTATTTTATACATCTGAAATAAAAACTATAAAAATATTTTTAAGCATATTGATTGGGAGTATGTGCATTATAAAAATCACGATCGCGTGTTAAATCACGGGATGGAATACCGCCGCGTATCCATCCTTCAGAAGCAACGCCTTCCACAGAATATGCTGGATTCGTAACGCGATCCTTTACACTGGGTATCAAGGGCGTAATTTGATACTTAATATCGCTTTTTTCGGACAATTTATTGACAGAACGTTTATTGGTTAAAAGTTCGCCCTGCATAATCTGCGATTCTAAAATAGGATCTACGGAACCACGACCTAAAAAGGGAACTGTTGCAAAAGGACGCTGGAAGAGGGAAATTTTGCATCTTGGATGCGTTTGAATTGTTCCTATTAATAATTTAGAGCTAGAATCAATATTGCAACCTCCTGCACCGCTGCCATTTCCGCCGTTATACATAATACCTGGCTGAGTTGTTGCTAAAGCAATGGGTTGCTTCATGGAACAATCATTGATGAAATAATTTTGCAATAAGTAATTTGATGCATTTATATTTTGAATTGTATTTTGATCTTGTGTGCATGCATCATTACCAATTCTGCTTAAATTATCAAAAGTATAATTATAAACATATGCCATGGTTTATAATAATACATTATAGAATATTTTTTAGATATCACCTAAACAAAAAATGAAAATTAAAAAAGAAAAAAAGAAAAGTACTAAGAATAGAATATATTTAATATAAAGTATATCGCAAATTGTCCTGTACCAATGCAAATGCATTTCCATTTCTTGCACTCGGCATATTTCCATATAAATAGTCAGCAAATGCTCCCTGATCATTGCAAACCTTGGTATTGGGGGTAGAATAAAAATACCATTGCGATTGCGTATCAAATTGATATCTTTCCCCTAAATCACCAAACAATTGTTTGTTCGTATTTTTAATACCAGGATTCAAATATTGAATCATTTTTTTGGTTTCTTTATTAATATCATCATGTACATCAGGATTAAAACTGGGAGGCGCAGCCTTTCTATGAGGATCATCATTAATTTGCGTTAAAAGAACATTATTAAATGGATTTTTTTTATTTATGTCTTCAAATTCAGATCTAAGATTTACTTCAAGTGTCTCAGGATTTGTTATTTTAATTTGTGAAGACTGATTTCTTCCATCTTGAAAGAACCCCTCTTTTTTTTTATTGTTATTTGACTTATAAGATTGATAAAAAATCCATACGATGAACAATGTTACAATACCAATTATTAGAAATCGAATCGAGAATGTACATAAAAATCCTAAAAGAGAAAGAAGGATAATCATTCGACTAACAGCATTCATTTTTTCTTCCATTGTCATAGTAGGCATTGGCCATATTTGAACTATTTCATTTTTATCAAATAATATAGATGGATCATTTCCCCAAAATGGTGTTGAAATTGTTGTCATTATATATATATTAGAAGTAATAATTTTATAACAAAATCAACTTTTATTTCTTCTATTTCTTCTATTTCTTCTATTCTTCTTCTATTCTTCTTTCTATTTCTTCTTCTTCTTTTTATCTTTGTCCTCTTTCAAAACTCTTGGTGTTTTTGTAGGCTTCTCCATATTACTAAACATGGCAATAAGTTGTTCATCTGTAAAAGTTGGTTGTTTCGAAGCTGCTAGAGCTGCCTCTGCAGCATCTGATGCAGCTTTTTCCTGTACCTTTTTCCTCTCTTCCGATTTCTTCAACATTTTTTCAGACATTTCTGCCTTTTTCATAACTTGTTTTAATTTTGCTTCCATAGCATTTACATCCACTTTAGCATTTCGACTAGCGCCAGCCATATTGGGCATTTGCATTCCCATTTTGCTCAACATTTCTTGAATATTTTCCATACCCGGGGTATTTTTCATCTTACCCATCATTTCTGTTGCTTCAGTTAGCAGTTCAGTTTGACTAATTTCACCCGATTTTATACGAGAATCTAATTTTTCGCCTACATTTTTTACAAGTCCCATTAGTTTTCCAGGATTCTTGAATAAATTCTGAAATACGTCTTTCATATCTGTAATATTTTCCATATCCAAATCAAGATCGCCCGCCGTTTCTTCAGCAATTTCTTTTGCCAGATTTCCTAATTTTCCATTCATCATTCCACTAAGATGACTATGAATGTCATCTGCTGAAGGGATATTATCCATATTGACACCGGAAGATGATGTTGCATTTTCCTCATTTTTAAACAAGTTTTGCATTCCCTCCATAGTCTCTTGGAGCTTATTGCGAAACTCATCTTCATTGATGGAATCAAATATCTTGGATGTATCACCAAAGGCTTCTTTGTTATTCACACATCCAACAATGGCTAAAATAATCAATTGCAAATATTTCCAGATAGTTTCTCGAGTGCCATCGGAAATTTCACAAGACCATAAATACTTGAAGCTGATTCCCGGGAGAAATTCTGTATTAATCATTGATTTTTCAGAAAACATTTCCGGATTTTTATACAAAATATCAAAAAATCTCTCGGGATAAACCGTTAAAGAGTGCTTAAAGATAAATTCTATACTACTTTGGCTTATTTCGGCTGATTCAATATCCGTCTTCCACCACTTATTAACAATGAGCTGATATTCTGGAAATGTTACTGTAATATCTCTAATAAAATCTTTCATAATTTTTTGAAACTCTGCCGGAATTTCTACAGGTTCTTTTACTTTCTCGTCTTCTTTCTCTTCCCGTTTCTCTTTTTCCTCTTTCATATCAGCCATGTATATGTTTGATATAAAATTATTTGTTTAAATACTTGGTTCTACAAACTTTATATTTAAATAAAATATAAAATATAAATATAAATAGTATATAACTAGTATTTATATGTTGATCGTTGTATGCCCTCATTGTCAAGATCCGGTTGTAATAGAAGAATTAAATTGCCGAATTTTTAGACATGGAGTTTTTATTGAAAGTGGAAAACAAATGGATCCACATGCAGAACAGGTACTATGTGAAAAATTAATAAATGAAAATTTAATTTATGGTTGTGGAAAGCCGTTTAAAATCATAGAAAAAAAAAAAGATACCGAATTTGAAGCTGTTATTTGTGAGTATATTTAACCTTAACTTTTCTTGTACAATTTCTTTTTCTTATTTTTTTACCGGTTGTTATTTTTATTTTTTTAGATCGTCTTTTGCCTCCAGCTTTTTCTTCTGACATTGTTACTCTTTTTCTTTCTGCCGACGTTACTTTTTTTCCTTCAGATGATGTTTTTTTTCTTTCTGTTGATGTTTTTTTTCTTTCTGTTGATGTCATTCTTTTTCTTTCTGCAGACGTTACTTTTTTTTCTTCTGCTACTGCTTCTATGTCTCTCTTTCTCTTCAATGCTTTTTCTCGATTTTCTTCCATTTGAATGCGTTGTTGCCACGTCAAAACTTTTTTACCAGGTATGCGTCCATAGAGTTGGCCTTCTATAAAACAAATACCCAAACCTAAAGATGGATCAAAGTTTCCTCCTGGATCAATACCAGGTGGAGTAATGGCACGAATATATTCTGAAATTCTTCCACCAGTATCTTGGTCTTTTTCATAAATATCGGGTTCTCCATAACCACAAACAAGAATATTGATTGGACCATTTGAACTCGTGTTTCCAGTCATCCATAATCGATAAAAGACTCTTAAACAAACGACAACATCTACAAGCGCATCATGTAACGCACTATCATCGGGCGGATATCCGAACATGCGATCATATACCTCCCATAAAGCAGGAGATTTAAACGCAGCTACTTCAGTGAATTCATATCTGCCTTTCGGTCCATTTGGATATATTTTTTTCCTTTCCATATAAGGGATTCTTCTAGAAATATCTCCTTCTTTAAAAATTTTTGAATCAATTCTTACAATATCTTTTGCTACGCACATGGTACAATACATTTTATGCTGATTTGCTAAAAAAATATCAAATAATTCTACGTTCAAACCTATTAATCTTGCAGCTTCACAAAATACCAATCTTCGATCAAACTCTGCATTATGTGCAATAACGACTTGTGCTTTTTGACAATCAGCAATAAATATAGTCATTGCTTCCAAAATTGTCGCCTTTTCAAAAGCCGATGCATCCCGCGCTTTTTTCAAAGTTGCCAAAATAATCGGATGTGTTGTTTCTTCATTAGCTAGCAATTCATCAACAACTTTTTCAGGAATATCAGAAATAAATTTATTTATTATTTTATATTCATTTGTTGTTAAATTATACATGATATAACTTATTTGTGCAATATATGTCTTGGATTCATCCCATACTGCAATATTTTCTGGCCAACCTTCACCATTGGCCAATTTAGATGATACTTTATTTGCTCCATCATATCCAAGCTGTTTTCTATAATCCGGTCCCACACCAGTGGTTTCTGTATCAAAGACTAATACCCATACTCCATCAGATTTACTCATACTATATCATCATATTTTTTATTATCTTATATTTCGAATGACTGTTTTCCATCGAGCCATTTGTTGTAAAGTTATTGCTTGCAAATCCATATGATTATTTTTTGCATAATCTGTTATAAATAATCCATCTTCTTCGTGTTTAAAAATACGTTTCTCAAATAATTCACATGCTTCAACAAATGTTTCCTCTACTGAACCTACAGATTTATTCAATCGATATGCCATACATCGATCAAAATCATAAGCAGCCAATAAATCTGCTTCTCGGACAATATGATAAGCATCTTGAAATTCTCCTAAATTAGGAAATCCGCTAACTTTCACCTTTGAATAAGACATCGTGGTAATAATTTGTTTAACAACTTCAGTTTCCCATGGTTCTATTTTTTCTTGACACAAAAACTCTGTAATATTCATAATTCCATCTTCTTCTTTCATATATTTTTTATCGCACATATCGTGTAAAATAGCAGAAATATAAATCAATCTCTCTTGTTTTTTCAAAGTATCCTTCTTTACTAGTTCTAGTTCAAAAATTTCTTTCGTAAAATGAATCATACTCATACTATGATCTAATCCATGCGACGAATCGATGTTATGTTTTGCGGAACACAACATAACATAATGTAATAACTTTGTTAAAAGGGACATCTTACTCTATATACAATATATTTATATGTTTATATGTTTTTATTATCAATTTTAATCTGTGGTATGAAATAAAAATGCCAATTTGGTCAAATTTTGAATATACTTCATCGTCTTTTTCTGATCATCTGGATTCATCATTTTAACTGGGGTACGCAAACGATCGATTGCTTCTACAATTTTTCCTGCATTTGCCGCTTGATTCAAATCATCCGAATAATTTTTTTCTAAAAAAAATCCGATATCACCCGATTCTATTGCATCTTTGTATTTTATAACAATATAAGAATACCATATGCCAATAATAATCTTTGGATTTGCCTTACGAATAAGAATAAGAGAATTTTTAGCAGCTAAAATATCTGCATCTTTTGGAAACACATTATTTATATCAGTAATAAATTCCAAAAAATGATCATTAAACCCCGATAAAATAGTAGATCGATCATTCGACATTGTTTATAAAATAATCGTTATTTTTTTATATTGTTTTAAAAGAAAGGATCTAAATATATAAAGTAAAGAATTATTAATTAGACAAATGTCCGAATATATTAAATCCTTGGATAATGCTTTCCTACAAAAATATGACGTAGAATTATATGGCAGCGATATTGAAATATATGATATAATTAATGATTTTCTGGAAAAAAATCAAAGCGAGCATGCTTTTTATTTGATTGATTTGGGTGAAATTACCAAATCATTTATTAATTGGATGAAATTTATGCCGGATATAAAACCATATTATGCTGTTAAGTGTAACCCCAATCCAGTTTTATTAGAAGCACTTGCATCACTTGGTGCCAATTTTGATTGTGCTAGTGAGAATGAAATAAAAACAATTATTGAAATTACAAGTGATCCAACGCGAATTATTTTTGCCAATCCGTGCAAAATGTCATCGCAAATTCGTTATGCAAGAGCCAATGACGTCGATTGTATGACATTTGATTGTGAAGAAGAGTTGTATAAAATAAAACTATATCATCCTTACGCTAAACTCATTCTGCGTTTAGCTGTAGATGACAGTAAAAGTATGTGTAAATTTAATAAAAAATTTGGATGTAAATTGGAACAGGTTTCAGAACTTTTGACTATTGCAAAAACTTTAAAATTGGATGTCACCGGTTTTAGTTTTCACGTAGGAAGCGGTTGCATGTCAGCTGAAAATTATTATCATGCAATAGAAGATTGCAAAAAAGCAGTCGATCTTGCAAAAGAACTCGCAATATATATAAATATTATTGATTTAGGAGGAGGATTTCCAGGTACAGATAAAGAGGTTAGTTTTGAAGATATTGCGAAAGAGGTAAATCGTGGCATAGAGACTTTTTTTGGAAAAGAACTAGAAGATAAAACAATTCAATTTATTGCGGAACCCGGGCGATACTTTGCTGAAAAATCACATACATTGGTTCTTAATGTAATTGGAAAGAAAACGGTGTGGGAAGAAAATGATAATAATAATAAAATTTCGGATAAACCCTTGGAAAAAGAACCAATTATCATTTATTATTTGAATGACGGAATTTATGGTTCTTTTAATTGTATTTATTTTGATCATGGTAAGCCAGTAATTTTGCCTTTCAATGAGCGAGATGGAAAATTGCACAAGAGCCGCATATTTGGACCTACGTGTGACAGCATTGATTTAATTTCTGAAAATATCATGTTGCCAGAATTAGCGATTGGTGAATGGGTATATGTAGAAAATTTTGGGGCTTATACTGTAGCAGCTAGTTCTTCTTTCAACGGTTTCAAAACCAGTTGTTGCAAATATATTTTTAGATCATAATTACATTTGTATGATAATTTTTTTATAAAAATATTATCATAATTCAAATCCAGCAATAGATATTAAGTTGCATACATGAGTCCGCAATTTCCGCCAACAAAGGTCACCATATTAATACGTTCTTCGAACAAGACCATGTTAAAATTATAATCATAAATGCGCCATGTGGGTTTATTAATACCCACTATATTTCCGGTTTGTGGATCACATATAGTTAGAGTCTGAGCGAGCGGATCCAATGGTGGATTAATCGTTACTGTTTCTAATACAATATTATTAAAACGATTCATATTGATGGCTCCAGAAGGCTGCAGAATTAAATTAGAAGAATCCAGACAATAATTGTAACAATATAAACCGTCAGGTGCATTTCCAGTAGTGCGTGTATATTTTTCTATATAATTATATACACCAGATGGCTGCGTATTTTCTCGATAAGATCCATCGAGTAAAATAGCAAAACTGATCAAAATATCTTTTGTATTTTCTGAAGTATAGTCTCCTGTAAGCATCCAACCGGTTAAAAGACCATTTGTATTCACTCCGGGTCCAATAAAAACATCACTTGTAGTACCATCCGGATTTGTTCTTACAACATTAAAACTACCGTCGGTGGGCGCTGGTGTAATATCTTGCGGAATATAATTATAGGGCCAATTTGAATAATTGCTCCATTCATTGCGCAAATTGGCATCACTTCGTTGAAAATAAAACATGTAAGATGAGATCATACCCACGGAATCTAATTCTATTTTATTGGAACCAGTAACATTATAAAAGACAGATTCTCGAATTTGCTTGAAAAGATATTTTTGCTCATTTAAAGCAAAGATTCGAGATTCTTCATTGGAGAGAAAACAATACGTACAATTCAAGTGAATATCCGCATTCCATACACCTCGTTGATCTGTATATGAATTAACACCCAAGTCAATATCAGGAGGTGTCTGTAAAAAGCGATACATTTGCATATAATATAAATTAAAATTAGGAGCTACATAGGGATAATTATTGATAGAGTCATAGACATCGCGTATTTGAAATAATTCAAAAATAGGTCTCATAGTAACATTTATTTGTAAAATATTGTATTGTAATGAAATGAGTGGAAACGCCATTTGTGTTTTTGCATTAAACCATGCATTCAAAGGAATATATAAAGTGCGACCTCTTAGTGATGGTTCTGCCCCTACTGGATTATTTGTATAATAAGCATTTGGATAGGCATTAACACGCGCACCAGCATTTGCAGGATCGTTCAATTCCGGTACATTTCCAATCATTTTATCAAATAATGTCTTTTTCTCTGTAGAAAAGTCTCGCTGTATAGATGCCAAAATATAGGCACCTGAGAATTCTTGTATTGTCTGATTTCCACAAGTAATCGTTACTTTGGAAATCATTTGTGCTCCCAAATTTTCAATCCATCGAAATTCATAAGGAATCCATTGACCATTATTACCTTGTGTTTCATTGGGTGGAATAATAGGACTCCAAATATTGGGTAAATCTACGGATATATAACAATCCATAAGTAAATCGGCATATCGAGGTATTTTAAAAGTAAAGGTTGATTCTTCAGTAAGCCGTAAAGTACGCGCGCCTTCAAAATCAACCCTAAATTTTTGCAGACCAAAATTAGTGTAATGAGCATATGTTGATTTAAAAAAAGTTTTTGACGGATTGCCATTTAATATAATATTTTGTTGGCCTTGACTCACCAATTGAAGTAATCCTCCAGCCATTATATACAAGAATATATTATATATTTAATTATATTTATACTTTGTACTTTGATAAAACAATAATTTATTATATAAAAATAATGTATTGGCATAGATAAACAATGATGAAATCAATGAATAATATGGCATCAAGCATAAAAGAAATTAATTTTCAAAGCTTATTACTTAAGGAAAATGCAACCTCTTTATTATTATTTGTTTTGATTTTAATAACAATAATCTGTATCCTTGTGTATTATTTTTATATGCGCAATTTACTCTCAAAAGAATGTAGTGCAATGGACAGTATGTACTCCGCACTAAATACAAAAATTCATTCTTTAAATACAAGCGATCCAAATTGCAAACATAATTTGCGCGATTATTATATAAAAACCGCATATAATTGCTGTAGTGCAGGGGCTTATAAAAACGATTTTGTTGGGACATGCGCATTAAAAGACGTTTTACGCCAAGGCGTTCGAGGCTTAGATTTTGAGATTTATTCGGTAGCTGACCAGCCAGTGGTAAGCACATCCACTTCTTCAAGTTACTATGTAAAAGAAACTTATAATTATGTTGCTTTTAGTGATGTCATGACGATTATAAATAATTATGCATTTTCACAATCAACTGCCCCGAATCCACAAGACCCTATTATTTTTCATTTGCGATTCATGAGTAACAATCAAAAAATGTACAGCGCATTGGCTAAATTATTCAAAAACTATGATTCACTTTTCTTGGGTCCGGAATATAGTTTTGAAAATGAACAAGATTCTACAAAACAGAATTTAGGCACTGTTCCATTGTTATCTTTACAAAGAAAAATTGTTATTATTGCAGACAATAGCAATAAAAGTTTTTCTGCCAACCCTGAATTTTACGAGTATGTAAATTTAACAAGCAATTCCGTTTTCATGAGAGCATTACGGTATTATGATGTAAAGAATACCCCGGATATTGTAGAATTACAAACGTATAATAAACAAAATATGACTATTTCATTGCCCGATATTTCTGCCGCACCAATAAATCCTAGTGCAATTATATGCAGAGAAACGGGATGTCAAATGATTGCCATGTGTTATCAACTGAATGATGTATATTTACAAGAAAACAACCAGTTTTTTGATCAGGGGGGGTATGCGTTTGTTTTGAAACCCGAAAATTTGAGATATGTTGAGATTACAATTGCTGCTCCAACTCAACCGGATCCTGCGCTTAGTTATGAAACAAGAACTGTAAGCAGCCAATATTACTCGTTCAATATATAAAATTTATAATAAATAATAATATATTTATAAATTATGAATTACTTTATAAATAAATACGATTTATTTATTTTTGATTTAGATGATACTTTAGTTAAAACTGAAAATTTTCATTATAATGCATGGTTGAATATTTTAAGAAGAGAGTTAGGCAATGATTTTTATATTGATTTCGATTTTTTTATTTCTAAATTTCATTCCGTTAAAAGCGATAATATAAAATCTTATTTAATAAATGAATTGGGAATACAAAACTATGAAGAAATAATACAAAAAAAAAATAAATATTATTTGGATATCATTAATCGTGATAAAACCAATATCATTTTAATTGAAGGCGCTCTTGAATTAATAGAAAAAATAATCGAACAAAATAAAAAATTTGTTATCGTATCAAATAGTGTAAAAAGTAACATTGATTACTTTTCTGAATTATTTCCAATACTAAAAAAATCTTCAAAAAATTATTATCGTGAATTATTAACAAATAAAAAACCACATCCAGAATGTTATTTAAAGGTAGTTGAAGATTTTCCAGATAATAGAATGGTCGGGTTTGAGGATAGTGTTACAGGAATACATGCAATGACACAAGTAAAAACGATTGACACTATTTTTATTAATAATTCTAGTTATTATTATTATAGTTATATTATTAAAAATTATAACTTAAGCAACATACTAGAGAATTATAATAGTTTGAAAAATTTATAATTATTTCATTATAAAATAATGTATTGTATTATTATATCATAATGAAATTATTAGATTGTACAATCCGGGATGGAGGATATGTAAATAACTGGCATTTTACAGATTCGCAAGTAAGAGAATGTTATATCGCGTGTTCCAATTCAGGAGTAGATTATATGGAAATTGGTTTTAGAAACTTGAAAAAACTCGAATTAACAAATAAGTATGGACCCTCTTTCTTTTGTCATGAAGAATATATTAATAGGGCCATTGGTGATATTAATGGATGCAAATTGGCGGTAATGGTTACTATAAATGCATTTGATATTGAAGAATTTATTCCACAATCTCAGTCAAAAATTAGTATGGTGCGTGTTTTAATGGCTTATCATGGATCAAAGAATAAGAGTGATGACATTCTTGATGTACAACAATTAATGGATGGAATGAAACAAATAGATGCATTAATAGAATTAGGATATGAAATTTCATTTAATATTGGAAGAATAGATAAAATGAGCAGACAACAAATATACGAAGTATGCAAAATTATATCAGAAAAAAAAATAACACACTTTACAATGGCAGACACATATGGTTCCGTTGATTTGGATTATATAGAAAAATTAATACCCTATGTAAAATTTTTATTGACTGAGGTATTTGAAACAAATATAAAAATTGGATTTCATTCACATGATAACATGAGCAATGGAACGTGTAAAGCGTTACACTCACTTAAATATGGCGCAGATATGATAGATGGTTGTATTTTAGGATATGGTAGAGGTTCTGGGAATGCAAAGACAGAATTAATTATGATGGATTTAAATAAAAATCACGGAAAAACCTATGATTTTATTAATATTATAGAGTATGGTGACAAATATCTAATAAATTATAAAGAATGTTTGAATAACTTGTGTTATAATATAATTTATGTTTTATCATCGTATTTTGGGTGTCATGTCACATATGCAATAGATATCGTTGAAAAATATGATAAAATGGAAGTACGTGATATCTATAATGTATTTAAAAAATTAAAAGAAGACAATAAACACATGTTTTATTGGGAAAACTTGTTTCTGGAAATTTATAATAAATAATAAAAATAGTATAAAGATATATATACGCATATATATAAATGCAAAATTCTGAACAACCTGCAATCTTATTTAACAAGGCATCAAATAAAAAACTTGATACTTATATAGATAAGTTACAAGCTTTACCAGAGAAGCATATCGCAGACTTTGCACTATATACTCCGATTAATTCAATGCAATCATTTTTAGCTAAATATGAATTAATGAAAATGATTCAGGGTATTCCTGGAGCAGTTATTGAAATGGGAGTGTGTTCTGGAAACGGACTAATGAGTTTGATACATTGTCATAATATTTTACAACCAACATACAAGTATCGTGAATTTTATGGATTTGATACATTTGAAGGTTTTCCTGATGTTCATGAAAATGATATAGCCAATATTAAATGGGAAAAGGGAGACTTTTCAAATAATTGTTATGATAAATTGAATAATATAATAGATATTCATGGTAGTTATTGCTATGCAGCACCACCAGTACAACTAATTAAAGGAAATGTTAATGAGACACTACCTGAATTTTTAAAAGAAAATAAACATATTATTGTTTCCTTGTTGTATCTAGATTTGGATATTTATGAACCTACAAAAACTGCTTTAAAACATTTATTACCAAAAATGGCAAAGGGATCTATAATAGCTTTTGACGAATTGAATTGGAAATCATTTCCAGGTGAAACAATTGCAGTTTTAGAAGAGTTAGGAACCAAATATAAATTTGTAAATTTGCTGAATAGTAGAATAAATTATTGTGTTATTGTATAAATATCGTTAGAATTAATATAAATAAATAACGTAGTTATTTATATTATGAAAATAAAAGTAAGCGATTATATCGTAAATTTTTTTAATAAAAATGGAATAGATACATTATTTACAATTACCGGAGGATTTGCTATGCATTTAAATGATTCATTTGGAAGACATAGTAATTACAAAATTCATTATCAGCATCATGAACAAGCGTGCGGTTATTCTGCAGTTGGTTATAGTAAAACAAACTCAAAACCATGTATTGTATGCACGACGGCAGGCTGTGCGGCAACAAATGCAATAACTCCTTGTTTAGTAGCTCATCAAGACAGCTTGCCTGTACTATTTATATCAGGACAAGTGAAAAGTACAGAGTCTATTCAAAAAATTAATACAAAAAATATGGTATTGCGACATTATGCTGGCGCAGATTGTGATATTATTTCGATGGTAACACCCGTGACAAAATATGCAAAGGAAGTTTTAAATATTGAAGAAGTAAAAGATGTACTAATCGAAGCGTTTAATAATCTAATAAATGGACGACCTGGACCAGTATGGCTGTCTATTCCAGTTGATATTCAAGGATTATTGATGGAAGAAACTGACATTCCAATACTTAAAAAAGCGAATATAGAAAATAATTTTTCTGTAAATAATTTTGAAAATATATACGAATTATTAAAAAAATCGGAAAGGCCTATAATTATTGCTGGAAACGGAATAAAACTTGGAAATTGTATCGAAAAATTTAAAAAGTTTTTAAATCACTATAATATTCCAGTAGTTGTTACAATTTTAGCAACAGATGTCATAGAAAATGATAATAAGTTATTTTGTGGAAAGATAGGGTTGATTGGAGATAGAGCTGGTAATTTTGCAATGCAAAACTGCGATTTGCTAATTTCTTTAGGTTGTAGAATGGCGCAGGGTATTGTGGGGTATAGAGAAGATTGGTTTGCAAGAGAAGCAAAAATAGTATATATTGATAATGATCAAAATGAATTAGAAAAAACAAACACACATTATGACCTTAAAATAAATATGGATTTGAATAATTTTTTCGATGCTTTTTATTTTGATGCAAAAGAGTATAGTTCATGGAATAATAAATGTTTGCATTGGAAAAATAAATGGCAATTTGAAACACCGAAGGATTTATCCGATGCAAATGGAATTAATCCGTATCATTTTTTAAAACAGTTTTATTATGCTGCGCCAAACAATAAAATAACTATCGCATCATCTGGATCCATTGTTACTAATGTATGGCATATGGTGAATATAAAAGAAAATGATAAATTTCTACATAGTAGTCAGGGTGACATGGGGTTTGAATTAACTTGTGCGATTGGAGCGCAGATAGCTGAACCAGAGAAACTGGTGACACCTATACTAGGAGAAGGGTCTTTTCAATTAAATATACAAGAATTACAGACAATCGTGCAATACAAATTACCTCTTAAAATATTATTATTTAATAATGGGGCATATGGGGCAATTGAAATCACTCAAACCAATTTTTTTAAAGCAAAATTCGGAGTAGATTATAGTAGCGGTTTATCTTTTCCAGATTCAAAAAAAATTGCAAATGCATATGGTATAAACTATATATCTGTTAGAAAAAATGAAGATATTGAAAATGCCATAAACACATTTTTAAGTTATGATGAAGGTGCTATTATATTAGAAATATTTTGCTGTATTCAAGGTAGAGTTCCAAGATTAAATGCAATAAAAAATGATGATGGAACATTTACAAATAGACCATTTGAAGATATGGATCCATTTTTAAGTAGAGAAGAATTTGAGAAAGAAATGATTGTTAAAATTGTATAATTTATTTTATATGTAAAAATAAATTATACAATTTTATACAAATAGTTTCAAAGTATAATTTATAATTCTAATTTAGTAATAATTAAAGTTGGCGCAGAAACATTTGTACATGTTAATTTATATTTATTCGGAATTTTTTTTAAAAATTTATCAGCACCATTTGATTCATCCCATTTATGATGACCATATTCATCTAAAATTATTTGTCCTCCTATTACCACTTTATCCCATAAATTATGTAGTACATTATAAGTAGGTTCTTCTACATCCATATCTAAATATAATAATTTAATTCTTGCACCTGGATTATTATTGTTAAATTCTTTGCTTGTTAAAGAAGCATCACCTTTAATTAAAATTGTAGAATTATCTAAAATATTATCACATTTTTTTTTGATATTATTTATGTCTAAATCATTTTCATCTACGCGCGACAATACTTCTTTCATTAATGTTATATTTTGATCATTTTCATTTAATGAAGACAAAGTATTGGAACAATTATAAAAATCAAATCCTATTATTTTTGTTGAAGAGTTTGGTTCGTACATTTTTTTAAGTTGCAACCACAGCGCAAGTGATGCACCTTTAAAAACCCCAAACTCTAATATATCACCATATAAATCTTTTACATTATTATAAATAGTTATCTTAGTTATTAATTTTTGAATAACCAAATTAGTTTTGTCAAACATTAACATATTAAATGCATCATATAAACATTGTTCGGGTTTTTGTATTAAATGATATATAATATTGTTACTTTCCGATGATGTATTATCCATTTTATAATATACACATATATATTATAAAATTTATTTTAACATAATTATTCTACCAACCCCCATTTTTTTATTGCGGATTCATACTCAGATCCAAATGTTTTATCAATCGCTTGTTTCATCGCGGTTGCGCCAGCGATTGTACCGCCCGGATGACCGTGAATTGAACCACCACAGTTAGCCATAAAATCATTACCAAATCGTTTAACAATTGCATTTACTATTCCGGGGTGCATTCCACAACTGAGTGCCGGAATTACTTTATGTTCATGCAATATATCCATAACTTGTTTTAATTCTTCTTCATCGTCGTTCATATAACCCCCCCACATTCCAGCGTGAATAAAATCAACACCGCTTAATCCTGCTAATTGACATATAACTTTCCAATCAATATGATAGTCGTGATTTACACTAGTTAATATTTTATCTCCACTTTTTTGAAAATGAATAAAAAATTCTCTCTCAAACGTTTCGGTCAATTTTCTAACTGATAAATAAGAACCCATTCCACACCAAAAATTAATATGAACAGCATTTCCTCCTAATTCATAAACTTTTTTGACTCTATCCAATAAATATGGTGAATCTGCGTTAATACAAACAGCATAAACAACCGGACTAAAACCGTCGAGAATGCGTTGATTTAAATAATTCATAATAAGAGGCACTCTTTCTTCAATGGTACAAAAGGAAGGGTTAGATAATATTTCATCTTCTTTAATAAAATTTACACCACCTTCAACCATCTGTTTAACCATGGCTAATAAAACTTCAGGAGAGATTCCAGTTTTGGGTTTAACAATTCCACCTAATAAAGGCTTATCAAATGTCTTTGTATATTTTCTTACACCTTCTATTCCATATTTGGGGGATTTAAAATATGTTTTAACAATGTATTCTGGAAATTCTAATTTTAATAAATGACATTTGATAATATTATCTATATCCATTTGCCCACCCATTAATTGACAAAGAAGGTGGCTGACACCATCTTCTTCCCAATTTGTATTTATTACAGGGAATGCAATCTTGACAATTCCTGAATTATTTTGTAATTCATCAATATTGTGCATAACCTTGCATGAATATTTTATAAATAAATCATCAGTTTCCCATTCATTTCTAATATTTGGATTTCCTACACTTTGTCCTATTGCCAACTCCCACGCTGCTTTCTCTAAATTAGTTTTGCTTTCAAGAAAATACGTCGCTACAAGATAGTCATCTCTTTTTAAGTCCTTAGTAAAAACTAATTCGCTCATTTATATTATAAAAATAAAATAATTTGTTCTAAATAGAATATATAGTTATGATTAAAAGTTATTTTGTGTGTGATAGTTTAATAATTTCTACAAAATCGCTGCAAACACCAAAGCAATTATTATCTATATCTATATCTTTATTTACTCTCTCTGGCATTACACATATTGATAAAGAAGTTAGTTTTTTATCAGGATAATTCCATATATGATTTTTGGATGTTAATACACATTCATCTTCGTTGTGAAAAAAACATTCTATTTCATTATAATTTTTCAATATAAAGTACAATGCATCTATATTTTTACAATGACAGAATAACCATTCTTTTATATGTAATAAAAATTCTATTTCAATCTTATATTGTGGAATATCGTGTCCTAAATATAATATATTATCTATTAACCATAAATCTGTTTCTATATAAAATCCTTTTGAAATTGCAGTAAGTAAATATTCCGGTTTATTTTCATTAATTGGATCGGGTCCGTTTAAATTACCTCTATGGGCAATATATATCATTATATTAGTTGTGATATATATTTACATTATAACTTTATCCGTATTAGATGGTTTATTTTTGAAAACTACAAAGGTACAATCTTCTAAATATTCATATACAGAAGGAACACATGGATTAAATACAAAAATTTGATTTTCTTTGATAATTTTATTATTGCATTTCATTGTCCCTTTAATTAATACGTTAATTTCAATACAATGTTCGTGATAATGAAAATCGTGAATACCAATTCCCTTCTTTCTATTCATTACTGCTAATTCAACTCCAGAATTCTTTAATATTGACGGTTCAAAATCACCTATAAACCATCCATTTACATAGTTTTCTAATTCGTATATTTTAATATTTAAACTTTTGTAATCAAGATAATCATACACTTGTTCTGGAGTTCCTATAGATAAATATTTTTCATTTTCTGAAAGCATATAAGATGTTACATTAATATTTTTTTCAATAAGCATATTGTAAGATAAAGAAATATAATATTCATTTTTACTTCTAATATCTCTGCAAATAAGTTCCTTTCCACTTTCAACAAAATATTTACCTTTTTTCCAATAATGTATTCCAACCAACGCTTTATCTGATATCACTTCTTTTTCTGTTAATCGAACTCCGTATCCATTTTCGTTCAATTCGATATAACTAAATTTGTCTGTATTCGCATCAATTACAACAACATCTGCGTCTGTTTTTGTTTTATTTAAATAATCTATGTACTTATCTTTATCCCACTCAAAAATTTGATCAGAGTTTGTTATTATTAATGGTATATCATTATTAATATATTCTTCTGCTGTTAGAGCAGTTTCAACCGCACCGCGCGTTAGAGATGGAACACTTAAAATTATACAATCGGGCTTTATAGTTTTTAAATGATCTTGTAGAATGTTTCGATGTTCTTCTAAAATAACAAAAATAAATTGTGTTTCAACGTTCTTAAAATCAACAGAGTCAATTGACCATTCTATAAAAGTTTTACCATTTAATGGAATAAGTGGCTTTATATTTTTAAATCCTTCTTTGGAAAACCTGCTACCCAAACCAGCCATTGGAATTAAAATATTAATTTTTTTAATCATATATTACTGTTAGAATTTATATTTGAAAGAATGTTATTATTACTTTTATCATAATCTATTATTAAATTCACTAATGTATCGCTTGAAATTTCACATGTAATTTTGTCATATATATTTATTGAAATAAAATTTATTTTTTCTGCATCGTCGATATAAAATGGTTCTTTATAATTTTTTTTGCTTATATACCATATTCTTTTATTATGGTCTATCCATTTTGTTCCAAAATATACACTGGAAATATCATTTAAAATAGTTTCAATACAAGTATAACCGGCATTCATATTAATAGAAAAACTAACTAATTTTGTATATTCTAGAACATTATTAATTTTCAAGTTTATTAATGATTTTATATCTTGATGACTTATTTTTTTTTGTATAGATGCAAATACTTTTAGGTATTCATTTAAAGTGTTTGAATAATTAATAGAAGTAATCCCTATAGTCGAGTTTAATTTATTTAATATTTCTTCATTGTGATCTCCCAAAAATCCGCCTATCAAAAAAAAAGAATTTGGATATATTTCTTTTAATTTATTAATTAGTTCGCTAATAACTATATCTTGGTCTTTTATTTCACATGTTAAACATCGTAAATTTATTGAAAAAATGGGATAAAAATTATTTAATATATATTGTATTTCATTTTTATATTCATCGCTAATCGGCATAGCTCTAGATATATATGATTTAACAAATTCTGAAAATTTATTTGTTACGTGAAAGTGTCCATATTTAAATAATACACCTTTATATAACTTGTTACAGTCAAAGCCATCGACTGGTACCTCTTTAACAAATGTTATATTTTCATATTTGTTTCTATAATACTGTTCAATAAGAAATGGGTCGTTTGGTCCTAGAATAACTTCATCTATATTAGATTGAATTCCAACAGAATCTAATAAGTATATACCATTAACAAATGAGCACAACGTATGAAATAAACCAAAACTATATCCATCTATTGATCTAACTAACGACACTTCATTCTTTATAGTATCAGTATTAATATTTTTAATAATATCATATATCTTAGGCAAATAGTATGGATAACTTTGATGATCTAATCTTTCATTTAGATGATGAAATAATACCAATTTTGACTGATTATAATAAATGATGTAAGCTACTGTAATATGAAATCCAACATCGCCTGTTCCTAAAAAAATACCAACAACGATATTTTCATTTTCAAAATAATAATTTGCTATTAAATCAACAGGATAATATTTTGGAATTGCATGACCGTGATTATAGTTGTCGCTATAACGTGTTATAAAATAAATATCGCTTGATATTACTTCAGACTGATTATTTTCTAAATGCAATGGGTTTTTAATTGTTAATTTTTTATTATCGCACATATTTTTGATCAAATGAAAATATAAAAATAAATCATGTTTAATTCTATGATCAATTATATATGGTCCATATTTTTGTATCGATTCGTTCCAAGAATTATCTAGTTCAGTAAATACATCATAATTCGGTGTTTCGATATTAGGTAGTATTTCCGCCATGCTGGACCAACTAATTGAAAAATTTGAAAAATCCATATTACTATATAAATAGATAATAAATTTATATTTTGTATTCTTCTTCAAAAGTCCTAACTAGAATAATTAGTTATTAATTTTATTAAATGTATATTTTTATGATTTTTCTAATTTATTCAAGCGAAAACAATGCGTCGATTATATTTATTTTTTTATCTATCAAAGCTAAACGATTTTTAATTTTTTCATCGTGGATCAATGTAGTTAATAATATAGTATCTCCATCTTTACATTTTTCTTTAAACAAATCATAATTTATTATTTCAATATTTTTTATTTTTTTATTCAAATAACATGAATTATCGTCAATAATATTTATTATATTGCAATTTTCCTGGATTTTATCTAGAATTTTGAATAAAAATTGCCCACAACCATAAACATAGATTTTTTCATACTGCTTCAAGTTTGAAAATTTGAACGATTCTATTTCATTTATGCCATGATTGAGATATTTTTCAAAAGATTTGTTATTATTATTTTTTTTAAATAATCCTCGAATAACATGATATTTCATATCTTTTAACATAAAATAATCGTCTTGCAAATTAATAGAATAAAACCCATTATTTATCAATAATTTATTAAGTGCATATTTCGAAAAAAAATTAATATGCTCAATATTAACCTCTTGTAAAGGGCATATATTTATAAATTCTTCGTAGAATTCGGCATTTGGAATTTCAATATATAATAAACCATCCTCCTTTATATTTTTTGATACTTCATTAATAAAAGAATCTAAATCATAAATATGTTCTAAAACGTGTGATAATATTAAACAATCATATTTTATATCGGTCTGTTCCATTCCAATATCAAATGTTTCAACAATAAAATCTTTTTGTAAAAGATTTGCTAAAACTCCATTTCCTGCACCATAATCAATTATAGTTTTAACTTGATCTTTATTAATATTATTGCATATAAAATCTCTACATTTTAGGTCTTTATCTTCACAGTAATTTTGTTGTTGGTAGTTATTAAATGTCATGTAATAATTATTATAATCTTCTTGGGTATTTTCAGAATCAGAAAAATAAAAAGTACAGTTATTACAGTATTTCACACTTAATTTATTATTTAAAATACTATCATCTACTAACGATAAGTTAATATTTACTATGTGCGTTAAATTTTCTGATAATTTACCACATATCGGACAATTTCTCATTTATAAATATATAAAATATTTTATAAATGGGAATAATACTTGATATGAAATATTTATTTTATTTCATTAAGAAAAACTCTTTAATTTTGTCACATACATAATCACAATCTTCGACAACCATGCCATGATGAGCACCGAGTAGAAATCCTTCGGCCATTATTCTGTCAGAGTTTGGGAAAGTTTCCAAGTATTCACGATACACTGGATGGCGCGTTACATTTCCTGCGAAACAAACACGTGTTTGAATATTATTTTCTTCTAAAAAGGTTAGAAGCGCCATTCTATTTTTACACATAAATGGTATAGCAAGCCAATCTGAATCGTATGTATTAATGGGTAATGTAATTTCTGGTGTATCTTTCAAATTTTCTAAATATCTATTAAAAATGGTTTTCCTTTTGAAACGAATTTCTTCAATGCGCGACAACTGAACTAATCCAAAAGCTGCATTCATTTCAGATGATTTAAAATTATAACCAACTGCTCCATATAGAAATTTATAATCATACGGAATTCCATCTATGCTAAATTCAAATCGCGTTTTTACATCTTCAGAGTTATCGCCGATTCGCCCCCAGTCTCTAAACATGGTAGCTCTTTTTAATAACTTTTCATCATTAAACATTACCATTCCACCAGAACCGCCTGCAGTTATCAAATGACTTGAATAAAAACTGGTTATAGAAATATCAGTATCGGGTGTTAAAGTAATTGTATCTGCAGAATCTTCAAATAAGATTATATCCGGTCGAACTCTTCTACGAATTTCTGCCCAGTCTGGTTTCGATCCAATCAAATTAGGAAGTATGATAACTTTTGTATTTTCAGTTACTTTTTCACAAACTTGGTCAGGAGAAGAAACATAAGTTCCAATTTCTACATCACAAAAAATGGGCTTTAAGCCACACTGAATAATAGGTGCTAATGTTGTTGAAAATGTGCAAGCTGCAGTGAGGACTTCTGAACCTGGTTTTAAATTTAATGCGTTCAGCCCCAATAAAATGGCAGAGGATCCACTATTTACAAATAAACCATATTTTTTACCAAACATTGCGCTAACTTGTTTTTCAAATGCAATAGATCTAGGTCCAAATCCTGCAAGCCATCCATCATTCAGACAATCAACAACTGCCTTAATTTCTTCATCGCCATATGCTTCTTTTTGATTGGGTGCATACCAGATTTTTTTATGCATTTATTATTTATATATATAAAAAAATTACGATTTTAATTTTGTAAGATAAACTAAAAATCTTGCATGTATTTAGTAAATTAAAAAATATTAATTATATATATATATATATATATATAGTAATGAAGGTTTTAATTACTGGAGGCAATGGAAATATTGCAAAAATGATTAAATTACACTTATCGTGTGAAGAAACACAAATAACTAATGTATCACATTCACAGCTAGATGTATTGAATGAATCAGAAATCAAAAATTTTTTGAATGATAATGAATTTGATATTTTAGTACATACTGCTATTGTTGGAGGAAGAAGAACAAAAAAAGAAAATGGGGATATTACCCATACAAATTTATTAATGTTTGAAAATTTATTAAAGTTTTCGCATAAATTTAAAATGATCATAAATTTAGATTCTGCAGCAATATATGATAGAGATACAGATATATTAAACAGAAAAGAAGAAGATCTTTATAAAATACCAACAGATTATTACGGATTTTCAAAATATTTGATATATCAACGCTCTTTGCAGAATAATAATGTTTTTAATTTTAGAATTTTTAATATATTTCATACAAATGAAGAAGACACGCGTTTTATTAAAAGTTGTTTCAATGCAAAAAAAAATAATAGTGAAACAACAATATTTGAAGATAAATTTTTTGATTTTGTTTATGAAGATGATTTTGTTAAAATAGTAAAATATTATTTTGATAATGTAAATACACAAGAAAATCTTGAAAAAACAATAAATATTTGTTATGAAGAAAAATTTAAACTTTCTGATATTGCAAAAATAATATTAGGAACAGAAGATTATGCAAGAATACATGTTTTAAATAATAACTTACAAAAAAATTATTGTGGAGATTCTAGCAAATTACAAAAATTAAATTTACAATTTATTGGACTAAAAGAAAGCTTAAAAATATATGAAGATATTTATTTGGGAGAAAAAAATCAAGAAAAAAGTATAACTCCTTCAAAAAATATCATAATATTCACCCATATGGGAGGAACTGATTTAAGCGGTGGGACAATTGTAGAATATTATTTAGGAAAGGTATTGGAAGAGTTAGGACAAAATGTGAAAATTTATACAGTTGATGGATTTCGTCCAGATAATGGTATTTATGCTAATTTTTATAATAATGAATTTCCGATAGATGATAACTGTGTTGTCATATATTGTGAAGGTACGGTTGGCAATCCATTAAATGCAAAGTATGTTGTGCGTTGGCTACTTAGTGAATTAGGTAAAAATGTTCCATATGATTGGGTGAATACGTGGGGAAAAGATGAGTTGGTTTATTATTTTAATTCAGAAACAAAGTTTGGGGTTTTTCCAGAAAAAAAGGATGTAGTTTATAAGCTACTTTCCCCACTATATATAAACCCCTGTATTAGTCAGCATAATTTTGAAGAACGATCCGGAATTTGCTATGCATTACGTAAATCGGTATGGCATAGAAATCCAATTAATTGGTACTCGGAGATAAATGGCGTTCCAATTGAAAACGCATATTTGTTGCCTCATTCATTAACGCACTCTGAATTTTCTGAGATTTTCAATAAATATAAAGTATTTATATGTTATGACCCATGTACATTTTTAACAATTATGGCAGCAATATGTGGTTGTATTTCTGTAGTATATCCGTGGGATGGTTTAACAAAATTAGAATGGATAACAAAAACAGGATGTGTTTCTAATTATCTTGAAGCCAAAGGATTAGATAATTTATATGGAATTGCTTACGGAATGGATGATTTACAATATGCAATTAATACGCTTCATTTAGTACAAGAACAGTGGCATGATATTGTAAAATTTAATATAAAAAATACAGTTGTCCCTTTTATTAATGATATAAACAATTTTGAACATATGCAAAATACTATTCAGAACAATTTTTTTTAAATTAAAAAAATATGAGAGTATAAATTACTTTTTATGTTAATTATTTTTTATTTTATTTTATATATGAGTTTTTCATCTATAAAAACAAGCACTTCGAGCGCAATAACAACAAGAAATAAAGTAATAACTGCATCGGCAAGTGCGTCAGCCACATCTGATATATCGCAATTAGACGCTGATCAAAAGGCAGAACAAAAAGCCATCGAAACTTCGCTAGTTGTCGCCAAAACTCAATCAGCATTGATCGATACTTCTTATTTGAATGAAACAGTTCCAACACTTACTTATTATTTGAATGTAGATGATTTCATTAAATCTATGGTGGAAGTACCAACTACTTTACCGCCTACTACAACAATTACACAGAGCTCTTTATATGTGTATGGGCGCGCACCATTATATAAAAGTGGTGATTCTACTAGTCTCGGTATTTGCTCTGCGTCCTTTATGTGTAGCAAAAACAATAAAGATATTTACACTGATATTACAAATTATATCTCATTGGAAAATGGTTTAGTTGTATCTTGGCTTACGCCATCTCGACCAGCAAATTTAGAATTTGATTCTATTGTAAATAGTATGGTAACCGAATGTATTGTTACAGCAAATACCAAAATTGGCATAAATCCATTTTATGGAAAAGTATTTAATTTAGTAGTTAGTTCATTCAAAAACCAAATAATATTTACCTTTTCATCTTATAATAATTAAAAAAATAAAAATATATTATAAACATAATATATAACGATGGATTGGATTTTTACTCTCTACATTGTGCTTCTTTTCTTTCTTTTGACACCGGGAGTTCTTTTGCGTTTGCCTCCTAGAGGAAGCACAATGACAGTTGCTGCAACGCACGCCATTGTTTTTGGAATTGTTTGGCAATTAACATATAAATTTGTTTGGCTTAGAACCGTACCTCATATGATCATGCCAAATATGTAATTTTTATATGATTAAACATTTAAATAACAATTTTTTACTCTTTATAATTTCTTTTTATATATTTATATAATATAAATGGAAACAGAAATGTTTTCTTACGTAATAAATAATCCTAATGAATTAGTAATAAATGATGATTATTATATAATACCATTTGGTAGTAGATGTTCGTCAGCAATGGTGTGTAATTATGCTAATATTCGTAAATTTTCATTACCATTTGATTGGACTATCCCATTATTTCCAAATAAAATTAAAAAAGTATTAGAAGAAAATTTTAGAGATTTTATTCCTGATGTTTATAATGATATTTTTAATAATAAATATGAAATTTATTTGGCGCATTTTAATTCTAATATTAATGATGGGATTGAAGAATATAAAAGAAGAATTGATAGATTTAATGATATTATAAATCAACCTAAAAAAATATATTTTGTTTATGTCAATGAAGATTATTTATATAACAATAATTACCGCGAAGATCAATTCAATGATAACATTTTCAATGAAATGTTAGAACTTGAAAAATTCATAAAAGATAAATATATAAATATTGATTATAATATATTATACTTTGATTTCAAACATTATGATATACCTACAAATTCTAATATAATAAATATTGTATTGCATACTACCAATGTATATGATACGCCTGAAAATTCTCCATTTGTTAATTTAAGAATTTTTTGTGCAAAAATATTAACAGAATTATTTAATACTAGTTTAAATTTACCTTGGCAAGATGATATTAATACTATTTTTAATAATTAATTTATGTTTTAAATTCTTAATTACGTAAAAGATTAAATATTTATATAATATAAAATATGACTAAAACTAAAAATAAAAGTAATAGACGATCGAAAATAAATAAAACGATGCGATTGCATGAGGGGAAGTATGAAGTAACATTTGACGGGTTGAATAAATGGTATGTTATGGAATTTGAAAAACTTGGTTGGATGATTTTAGCAAAACATCGAGGTTATAAAGACAAAGTGACAACATATTTGCATTCACTTCAACGATTAAAAGAAGCTTTAGAACATAAATTGAAACATTTAAAAGAACACGATCGCAAAGAAGATGTTTATATTATGTTAGATAATTTACATATTTTAATAGATCATGCCGATGAAGATTTACGATAAACCAAAATAACAAAATTAAACAAATAAAATTATTTTTTATATCATCTTATGATAATATAAAGAAAGTTAATGAAAGAAGAAGTTTGTAATAAAACAATGAATTTTCAAGAATGTGAATTGGCTATTCTGCGCGCGGCTGTAGATAAAGCAGAAACACGTCTTGGAAAAATGACTGCCAATTCTTCTGAAGTGAAAAAAATTATAACTATTGTAGAGAATTTTTTAAGACAAAAAAAACTCATTTGTTATGGCGGAACAGCAATTAATAATATTTTACCAAAACAAGACCAATTTTATGACAAGGAGGTTGAAATACCAGATTACGATTTTTATAGCCCAGATGCATTGCAGGATGCAAAAGATTTAACAGATATATATTATAAAAATGGGTTTGATGAAGTAGAAGCAAAACCGGGGGTTCATGCAGGCACCTATAAAGTATTTGTCAATTTTATACCAGTTGCTGATATTACTGCTTTGCATAAAGATATTTATAAAGCGATCAAAAAAGATGCTATTCGAGTTGCTGGAATTTATTATGCGCCGGCCAATTTTTTAAGAATGTCCATGTTTTTAGAATTATCGCGACCTGCTGGAGATGTTAGTCGATGGGAGAAGGTGTTAAAACGTTTAACACTTCTCAATAAAAACTATCCATTGAAAGCGCATCAATGCGAATCTATTGATTTTCAGCGAGAAATGGACAAAAAAAATGATGCAGAATTAATTTATGAAACTGTAAAAAATACATTTATTGATCAAGGGGTCGTATTTTTTGGTGGTTATGCGATTTCATTGTATTCAGACTATATGCCACATCAACTTAAAAAACGTTTGCAAAAGGTTGCTGATTTTGATGTTTTATCTGTAGAACCTCAAATGACTGCTCAAATTTTAAAAGAGCGTTTGGAGGATGAAGGAATCAAACATGTAAAAATTATTGCAAAGCCCGCTATTGGAGAGATTGTTGCGCCACATTATCAAATCAATGTGGGAGCCGACACAGTAGCCTTTATTTATAAACCAATTGCATGTCATAGCTATAATATTATTACTATAGGACGCCAACAAGTAAAGATTGCAACCATCGATACCATGTTGAGTTTTTATTTAGCTTTTTTATATTCTGGTCGTAATTATTATGATAATGATCGAATTTTATGCATGGCTCAATACTTATTTCGAGTACAACAACAGAATCGATTAAAACAAAAGGGTCTTTTAAAACGATTTAGCATCAATTGTTACGGTCATCAAATGACATTGGAAGAAATGCGTGCTGAAAAAGCAGCAAAATTTATTGAATTAAAGAATACGAAAAATACAAAAGAATATGAGGAGTGGTTTTTGCGATATCGTCCTGTGCAAGCAGAAGAAGAAGAAAAAAAACCTCAAAAGCGGAAAAAAGAAATAAAAAATTCAAAAATAAAAATAATGCTTCCAACAAAAAGGAAACGAATGATCCGAGAAAAAACAAGAAAACGAGGGAGAGGAGGTTTATTTGTTTAAGTAAAATGTTTAATAGTCTTTGATAATATATAATAAATAATTCCAAAGGTAATACTCATAAAAATAAGACCATAAATATTCGCATTTCCGTCTTTTGTAAAAAGAGCGGGCCCATATTTATATACATATCGTTTTACGATCGGCATCTGAAAAATAAAATACAAAATAACAACTAATAATGGCATTTGAATTTCATCGTAGGTTTCATCCAAAGCATTATGAATCGACGTTTGTTTCTTATAATTCTGAATAATGACATCATTATCTTCATAATTTTGAATATAATCTTCTTTTTTTGCGGCAGGAGGTATATAATTGGGTTGAACTTCTGGATCTTGCGTAATAGAACTTGAATTTTGTGAAATATCTCTCGATTGCAACTGCGTTAAACCTGAAACACTTGCTTGTTGTAATCCTGTTACAATTTGATTGATGGTAGTTTGATCTAAAGCAACGCTTCCACCCATATTCGTATTCGTATTTTCTTGATTATGTGTTTCAGTTGCAGTAAAGCTGACATTGCCATTTATAGAGCCTCCACCAGTAGGATCCGTTGGTAGATCTAAAATACTTGTTGTATCAGTCATATAATTATTGTAAGAAGGTTGAATTACAATAATTACGAATTTATCCAGAAACAGTTTCCATATTTGAATTACATTTTTGAGCAGTTTTTGAATAGTTGTAACATTTATTATCAAATTTATACGTTTTACCATCAATGTCTTCCGACTTTGGCGCATATTTTATAATGCAGTTTTTATCTTTACACGCTGCCCTAAAAAGAGTTGCTAAACCAAATCCCAGGATAACAGACATGATATATTTACCAGATTTTGTATGTAAAAATTTGGATAAATGCATTACTTATATAATGCATATAATAATTTTTTTCTATTATTTTGAACTAATATTTAAACCTTAATTTTGTATAGGAATAGTACTAATTTGTGAAATATCGGATGGACATGAAACCTCTTTCGATGTATATGTATAACAATTATCAGCATGATCTTTATATTGTACTTTTTCTATATTTTCTGGAGTAGGATAGATATAAACTGTTTTTGTATCTGCTCCTAAAATATATATTGCAAAAATACCAATAGCGAAACTAATCAAAAATACTGGAATAGATATGTATTTACTAATCATATATAATGTATAATACTATTTTTTTTCAATAAAAAATAGACGGATTATACTTCTGCAGTAACTTCATACGTTTCTCCCGAGGTAGGATTTCTGACAATTAATTTTCCTTTTGCAGTCTCGATTTTCCATCCAAGTCTTGCGGCTTCTGTTGCAGAAATGCTCCCATCGTCTAATAGTCTTGGCTGAATTGTGATTCTTGGTCTAAGCTCTTCTTCATCTTCTTCTTCTTCTTGCTCTTCTTCTTCTTCTTCATCTTCTTCTCCCTTTTCTTCTTCTTCTTCTTTTTTTTCTTCTTCTTTTTTTTCTTCTCGTAATACCAATTTTACAGATGCCTTTTTTTTCTTTTTTAGTTCTGGAATAGCTTTCTCTTTCTCTTTCTCTTTCTCTTTCTCTTTCTTTTTCTTTTTCTCTACTGTTTTTTTTTGAGACTTATCAAAACCTATTTTCATGGATACAATTTCTATGGGGTCTGTAGAAAAATTATATTCTAGTTGCTCTATAGTTACTGGTTTTTGTATAAGATAGTACATATTATCGTCTTCATTATATTCTACAGCAGAATATTCATATGTCAAATCTCTTATTTTATGAGCATTTGGTAAAATTACTTGTATATATAATTCAATTGCGTCTGTCATAAATTGCGTATCTTCACTTTTTTCATAGTTATCTACTATCTTTTTGAAATTTGAAATTTGTAGAAATAATTCAGTTTGTATCTTTTTTAGTTCCGCCTTTTTTTCTTTATTATCAACCGTATTTAGATATAATTTTACAGTATATTCGTATGTTGATATTATCGCAGAAATATTTTCTTTTATTTCATCAAACTGATTTACTGCTTCTTCTGAACTAATATAACCAAACAACAGATCATTCTTTTTATTGATAATATCTTTTTTATAATTTTCTATATCTTTTTCATCGGTATGTATTGAATCTAATATATTAATCATGAAGCCTACATTCAAATCAATATTCAATGGACATGGATCCGTACGATCCCCACAAATAGCAATAAGATGTCTATCAAATTCAGCACTAACCTTTTTGGTAGAAAAAATGGTTCCAACCGGTCTTTTACAATTGATACATTTTTGTTTCAATTTCAAAAATTCAGCACGTTTCTCGTTCCAACTTAAATCACGTTTTTTTATTATTTTGGTTTTTTGCTTGGAAAATTCTTCTTCATATTGTTGTTTTAAACTATAATAAGTATTTAATGCATCTTTAAATTCATAGCTCATTTTAACCCTTAATGTAACACCATATATTTATTTCGATATTCCTCCAAATTTAAAATAGTCATTTTCCCAATGCGGTAGGCCAGTAATTAATTCTTGTTGAGCTATTCGCTTTGCATCTTGAAAGTTTTTAATTTTTGTTAAAATATATTGTTGTTTTTCTTTATTTTTTTGTTCTTTTTCTACAGGAGTCAATTTTCCTTTGTATTTATAGAGTAAAATTATTCCTAAAATTAAAAAAAATCCAACACATAAACCAATGTTAAATAATAAATTATTATACTTATTTTTAAATTCTTTACATTGTTTTAGTGTTTCTTTCAAAAAATATTTAACACCTGGTTCGACTAGAGTTGGTTTTTCGATATTCATGATATTTTGTTATTATATTACTAGTAAAGTTTTTTATAAAAGATACGACTATAAAAGACAAAAGATAAGATAAAAAATAGAATGAATTGAGTCATTAGTAAAAAAAAATATACATTACTATTAATATGGGCAGCTCATATCTTTCTCTCTTGATATTTATTATTGCAACTATATTTTATTTTTTTGTTCTTAAGGGACCTCAATTGACTCCCGATATACTACAAAATGAAGCAGCATATTTATCTTATCAAAAGGGTCTATATTCAAAATTACTTATTTATTTTTTAATTGTAGTATTAACACAATTTGGTGTGAATATTGGTGCAATTATTAGCACATGTGGCGGGAGTGTTAGTCAAAATGTTGGTTCAGCAGCATTACTGACTTTTATACCATGGATTCTCATATTTGGGGTTGTTATTGCAGTTTTGATTGTTTTTCCTGGATGGAAATCAGCTTTTTCCAATGTAGTAGGATATTTTGTAGTAAGCGGACAAGCAAATACTATTTTATCAGAATTACTTGTTGTAAGTGACGTAAATCAACCTATTCAAGATGCTGCAGGAGGAGATCCTAAAAAAAGAGATGCTTTAGAAGAAGCTGCATCTGCTATTATTAAATTAACAGGCAACATGTCACTGCTTATTAATCAAATTGTTCCTTCAAATTTTATGCAATATTGGGGTATTTTAACACCTTTGATGAAAGAACAATATCAAACAAATATAGAAGAAGCCTCAGCGCTACAACAAAAATTATTGAATATTGTTGTTTTACGAGATAATGTTGGAGAAGCTATGTGGTATATTTATACTGCCATTCTTTTGACATCTATTGTTCAATATAATATTTCAACAAGAGCTTGCAAACCCGATATAGCATCACTAAATGCAAATCAACAAATTTTCCAAGAACAGCAACAAGCAGTACAAGATTCAAATGCTGCTGCACAATCCACAATTTATTCTCATTAATAAATTTTATTTTTTGCAATAATCTTAATCTGTAAAGAAATAAAATAATAAATTATTGCTTAGAACAATGCAGGTTGAGATAAATAATATAATACGAAAACATAGGAAAGAATTCCTAAAATAATAGAAAAAAGCCATACCGGAAGAATAGTTTTATTTTTGTATCCAACACCAAAATAACGTATGCTTCCATCAGTATTATATAAAAATGCTGGTTTAAATACCTGAATAGGAATAAAAATGACTAAAAATACTAAAATAGAGACAACTACCGGATTTTTTCTTATGAATTCTCGATGCATCAAGATAAATTATTCTTATTATAGAAATAGAAATATTTTTATAATAAAGTAACGTTAATTATAGTCATCAAAGTGTTCTTCTTCTTGGCCAAAATAATCGCCATCCATATAATCTTCAGTTAATCCACCCATATTTAATTCCTCTTGCTCAATTTGTTCTCCCATTTCTTGCTCCTCCATAAAATCCTCCATATATTGTTCCAAATTTTGCTCAGTAACATTTTCACTTCGTTTGACTTTATTTTCTATTTCCGCCAATTTTTCTGCAAAATCTCGCTCTTCATCGTATGTTTCTTTTGTATAAGTGGTTAGTCCTTTTTGCAAACCTTTACTCCAAACACCTAATTTATTTATTTTCAAAATAGTATCAGCATCTCTCTCTTCATCCGTTAATGCTTTCAATCTATCTGTAAATGTATCTTTTTCGCGTTCTTTTGTCTTAAACACCAAGTCCATAACACGATCATATTTTAAATCTACTATGTCTTTATGATCCTCCATAATAGTTAAGAAACTAATTAATAATTCGCTAACCTTTACACGCAACTGTTTTTGTTCTCCACTTGATAATGTAGAATCTGGTTTTGCAGACAATCCTCGTTCTCTATCCTCCATTTCTTCTAGTGTTAAAAATTCTTCTTCCGGCTCAAAAGCAATGGTTCGCACTATCATAGCAGGATCATTTGCTAAATGTATGTATTCCGTCAATGTCTGCAAAAAAAAGTTTTCCATTAAAAGCGTAACGGTTCTTTTATCAAAAATTGAATGCATAGATTTATTTTTCCATGTAATTTCCGACAAATATGGAATTTCTAAAGCAAGCATCAGTAAGCGATCACATTTAGATGAAATAGTTAGTAATACATTTTTCAAAACTGTACTATCATAAAATGTACGTAGTTTTCCATAATATTCTAATATTGATTGTTTAATATCTTCCATGTGTCGATTTGAAAGACCCCAATATCTGGGCAACTGTATATTTTGGTAATCTACCTTGTCTAAAATTATTTTTGGAAATACTTTGATCATATTTTGCATATACTCTTTCATGAATTGCAAAGAGTTATAAGTCGCATCATCCGATATGGTTGTTGTTTGATTTCTCCAAGTATCGGAAGTTTCCCACAGAGTGACGTTTTCTATGAAATATGCTATAGCTTTCATTTTATTTTTGGAAAGTCCGCCGTTTTTTCCAAGAAACTCTATAATTTCTTTTTTCATTTCTGTATTCGACCTGCTTGCATAATTTTTGAGAGATCTCATCTCTTCAGAATCGCTTTCAACTCCAATGTCAAATGTATCGAGCGTAGCTTCAATGTGTTGGATCATACTTTTATTCACCACTTCATCCTCTTCTCGAGAAATAGCTTCCAATACATCGCGTAACTTTTGAATAAGAGTTACAGAGTGTTCATCAAAATGAACAGTAATTATATTATTTTTTGAGACTACTTGAATTAAACGCAGCATAGATTCATTTGTATAATTTCTTCCATCTTCTTTTAGTTTGCGAATTTTTTCTGAAATGGAGTCTGATAAATTTAAATAATCTGGTTTATCTGTGCAAACCGCAATCAAGTCTGGGGTAATAGGAACAGCCGTATTAAATTTACATAATACTATAAATGCTTGATAAATTGTATCTTCGTTAAAATCATTCGACGACGGCGGGTAATCTTTTTTCGTATTGACACGACTAAGAAAAAATGGCGCTTTTGATACTCTCTGAATATCATACAATAAATGCGACAAATCTTTCACAATTGTGTTGAAGAGCTCAATATCTTTGTCTTCTTTTTCAAAATATTGAATAACGGTTTCGTTCGCTTTTTCTCTTTCATTACAGCAAGCATTTTCCAAAAAAGGTTCATTCGTTGCATTGGTGAGAAGAAGTTTTTTTTTATCTAGAATAGTCTGTATCTTTTCCTGAATGGCGAGAGAAAACTGTATCATTTTTGATTCAATTACTAGAATATTTTCACGCTGTGATCTAGCGCCTGATTTAAACTCCTGCATCAGCTTATCTTTGAACGCTTTAGAAATATTTTGAGGAAAGGGCTTTAATACGATTCGTACAAGTGGCGGTAGAAATCCTAGCCATGTAGATAATTCGTGTTCCTTTGGTATAGAAACTGGAGGATTAGTCAATAAATATTCGATTTTTTCTTGCATTTTTCTAACAACATCTTCATTTTTTAACAAATAGGTTTCGATAAATGCCTTTATTTTTTCAAATACGGATTCTTCTTTTGATTTGACGAGTGCCGACCAAGGATCTGTTTTATTTCGTATCTTATACACGACGCACGCCAAATAATGTACGGCGCTGAAATCACCATTCCCTTGAAATGGAAATCCATCAAAAGATCGTACGCAGCCTGGAAATGTTTTTCTTGTTCGAACCGATGGAATACTTGTTTGAATACCTATAAGTAGAGCGCCTAGACTCATGTAGAGGACAGTTAAATTATAAACCTGTTTATAAGATGCAATTGCTTTTCCTTTTTTTCCCATTTCATCAATTTTTATTTTATAATCAGATTCTAAAGGAAGTTGTGCTAGGATTTCAGTTGAAGCCACTTTAATAATAAACTCTTTTTGATCTTCTATTGAAATTCCCATGAATCCAGAAACCGCATTAATAATATTATTGATCATTTTAGTCATTGGCGAATCATTTACAACTTTTCTAGCCTCGAACATGCCTGATCCAGCGTCTTGTTCCAAGACACTCCGACTAATTGCTTTATAACCTTCTTCATAACCTTCATCAATGTCAAAATCAATTTGTTTAATGACATAACCACTATATTTATCAACCCAAGAATCTCCGTCGTCACTAAGCGCACCAATCTCTTTTATTAATAAATCAACCTTTCTTGAATATTCATCCGGAGTTTCGCACCATACTCCAGCCAACTCATATAAGAATAGAGGAAGCAATTTTGTATTTGTTTCTATGCAATATCGCCAGTGTTCATCCTCGTTTGCAGATCGTATGGCTTCTCTCGTATAACGCATAGAGAACTTGACAATATCTACCTGTTTTTTAACAAAGTCGGTTTGACCAAGAATGATATCGCGAATATTTTTATAAGGGCTGGCTACTTGTTCTAGCCCCTCTTCATCTACTTTTAACCCCAATCTTACTTGCTGAAAATTATATTTATATTTTTTTTCAATTTCAATATTTCGTAATGTATCAAAAATAGTCAAATTATATTCAAATGTGCGCTGCAACTGTTTTTCAAGTTCCACTTTATTTATTTGATATGTTTTATCAAATTGATTCACCATTTCTTTTAATGCATTTTGAACAAGTGTTTTTTTATTAACACTTTCGGATTGACAGACAGCTTCATATTTTTTGCTAACTTCCACGCAATTTTCTTGAAAATTACACAAAAATGTGGCATCATTTGACAACATATCTTCACTGACAGTTGCATCAAGAACCCAGTTATTGTTCTCGCGTTTAAAAAATAGATATCCTGCTGTTTCTGAGTTATTATCATATACTATTGCATAATGACCATTTTCTACACGTTTTATGCCTTGTATCAGCGTAGTTGCAAATAAATCGGCGTATTGAGAAGACGCTCCGTGTTTTTTTATGAGCTTATCTATTAAAAATTCTTTAAATTCCTCGGGTGTTTTCATCATTTGATCTTTTTTGTACTCATCCAGAATGCTGTAAAGTGTGTTATCATATTTTTTATCGAAATAAATCATCTTATCATTATCTGCTTCTAGCTCTTCTAGATCCTTATACTGTTTTGCTAGAACATAGGTTTTGCATACATCGGCAGCCTCGTCTCTTTCTATTCCTGTTTTTAATATGTCTCTCTCTTCATCAATAAATCGATCAATATTTTCTGGTATCATAAGGTGCAAATTTTCCAAAGAAAGAGCACTATCATATAATCTAGAGCAATCATCCTTTGTTAATTGTAATATTGTTTCTGAATTACTTAGATATTCCGTTTTTGGAAAATCATATTTTTCAAAGACCTCTGAAAATAGAGTTGGATCATTTATTAATTTTGTTATTCTTGTATTCGATGGAGTAACTGATTCTTTTGATATTCGTTTTAATAAATTAAAATCATTTCCTCTCTTTGCAAATCGCGTATTATATTCAGCAATCTTTTCAATAATAAATGTATTCATTTCTTCGTATTGTTTGAAAGTTATATCATCTATATAAACTAAAAATGGTTCTAACGTACTGACAACATCTACTAAAGAGAGTTTTCCGTGAATATATTTTTTAATCATATTAAACAACACTCTTGTTTTGGGTATAAATTTTGACAAAAACCTGGTATAATTCTCAATATTATATTCTGGAGAAGAAAATACATAATTTTTATTACCTTGAACGAAATCGTCTTCATCTAACGAAAGTTTTTCATCCAAATTATCTATAATAATATTTTTCATAGATGTGTTATTTGTTAAAAGTTGCCAATAATTTAATGGCGTCATATTTAAGTTGGATTTATCGAGTATATTTGTGCAAGGCAATCCAATTCTGGAGTAACGAATAACTGGTTCTGACAACATGGTAATAGATGATATTGCGAGTATATCTGGTTTTGTTAGATCTACAAGATGAGTGATCATTTTACTCCCAGTCATTTGATCAGTTTCTAGTCGTTTTAAACCCAAATTATATTTTTGTATAACAAATTTCTTGGTAGTAATCATATCCTGATTGATTACAGAAGATTCGAATCCAGTTAAATTATCCAAAATTGCAGTAATATCTGTTTGTACAGCTGTTTGATATATTATATTTTCAGACTCTGCAGATGGCTCTTGAAATGGCGTAAAATAAGGATCTAGTTCATGCACCATAGTAATATATTTATTTTGTTCATCTGGAGAATCATCTGATCTGTATTGATTAATAATATTTTTAATATCTTTTATATCATCTGCAATATTTAACAAAACAATATCAGAATAATCAGCATCTTCAACTGGTTTATCATCATATATCTTTTTAATATTTTTTGCAACAGGTAACAACCACGCCAATGAAGTTTTAAATGATTTCAAATTGTGTAATAATGGTTTCCATTCAACACCTTTTTTAATAGAAGATAATATATTTCCGTGTGCATCTACTTCGGAAAATTGCAAACGAAGTTGCTTAAATCTTTCAATCATAGTATGAATTGTGTTCAAGACACTTGTTGTTCTTTGTACATTAGGAACAGTTGATAACATTTCGTCTAATAAATCATTTGTTTGTATTTCAATAGTAAATCTTTTTTGAGATGCATCTACGTCTTCATATTGAGTAATGATTCCAAATTCTTCACCGAATTGAATATCGTTTGCGCGTATAATAAACTCTCTTATTTGATCTTTTATATTTACAAGCGGAACATTTACTGCCAAGTCATCTTCAATTTCATTCGATACTACTCTTTTTCCTTCTCTTTCTCTTACTCTTTCTCTTTCTACACTATCACTTTCTATAGTATCACTTTCTATACTATCACTTTCTAGTTTTTTTAATGGCTTTAGCTGTTCCACCTCTTCTTCCGATATAATTTTTTCAGGTGGTTCTCGAATTTCAATGCTTTCAATCGGAATATCCAGCGGCAATCCTTTATATCCAAAATTAATATATATAACATCATTATCTGGGTATGTTTTAATTTCAATCATATCTTCTTCTAAATTTGTTATTTCGCCAGTAATAATAATAGGTAGTTCGCCTCCAAAATATAAATTTATCCAGGTTCCAGGTAACAAATTATTTTGTCTGGCATATCCAAGTTTATCATTACGATAAACTAATATGACTCCGGTAATAGAACCATCGCCTAAGACGCCATCTTCATGAATACTTAGAGAGAGCATTTGATACGTTTCAACATTTGCTAATTTTATCAAAGATGAATCAATGTAATCAATAATAAAAGTAACATTATTTAATATTTCATTGGTTAATGCTTCTAAACGGATAACATCACCCAACTGTAAAATAACTGATTCCTTTTTATCTTCTTTTGATTCCATTACTTGTTCATCAGATGGATCTTCTAATTTGTTTTGAGACATTATCCTATATTTATAGTAGAAATTTTTATCAATCTATAAATGTAATTATAAAAGGTATGTAAAAATGGAATGATGTTGTAAAAAAGGTTAAAGCGTTACATAGTTATCTATTTATGGACGTAGGAATTGTATTCCATATAAATAAGATTCCTGGATTTAATCTGTTATTAAAAGACGGCACAAATGAAACACTACAGCTAAATAAAATTATATGTAAAACAAAAAATAATGAATTATATACATTAATTCGTTACAATAAATATTTACTTACGGAAGATCTTGTTAGCACAATTGGAGTATTAAAATGTCTTATATTGAATAGTATGCAACAAGCTATTGGATTTGCCCCACCAAAAGCATTATCCTATACTACATTTTTATCATTATATCCATCTAAAACTACAGATATTATTGCCGAAGAATTTATAGATGGAGTTATGATCAATGTTTTTTGGAATCCTACACTAAATTTGGCCGGCGATTGGGAAATTTCTACAAGAAATTCTGTCGGCGCAACTATTCTTTGCAAAAATAAAACATATTATTCTCTATTTAAAGAAACAATTCACTATGTGAATGTTGATATTCGACAATTGAATCCATTATATAGTTATAGTTTTGTTATGCAACATCAGGACATTTCAACATTTACATTTACAAAACCAGCGCTCTACTTGATTGAAATGTATGAAATTGTACAAACACCAGATCATTCTATTCTTATTTTTCCGTTGGATCAAACTAAGACAAGACAATGTGAATATTGGAAAAATACAACTGTACAATTTCCTGCCTTATATGATTTTTTATCCTATGATGAGATCAAACAAAAATATGCATCTATAAATACACCGTACCTGTGTAAGGGTGTTATTATCAAAAATCTGAAAACATACACGCGAACCAAATTATTGAATCCAGTATATCAATATATAAAACAAATAAAAGGAACTGGCGAAAAGGAATTGTATAAATATTTATATTTACGACATTATGGAAAAGTAAAAGATTTTTTACAAATAAATTCGACCGATAAAATAAAATTTTCCAAGTTTCGTAATTACTTACATGAATTTACACATAAGTTACACCGGCAATACATAGCATGCTATGTAGAAAAAATAATAAAACTAGAAAATGTGATAAAAATATATCAATCACATTTGCAAAATTTGCATTCCATGTATATTAATAAACTAAGATTGGAAAAGGGAAATATTTGTCGAAAAGTGGTAAAAGACTATGTAAATCGTTTGAAACCAGATACCCTATTATTTTGTTTGAATTCTTGTACATCTAAAACTTTTTCATAATGGTCTGATATATAATAATAGATTCATCAATACAACTTTGTAGATTTTGTTTGATTGCTGCCTTGTCAGTTTCATTTACAAACGCGATTCTTAAAATGCTGTCGCTATCATGAGGATGCATTTTTTTGAATCCGCAAAAGGTGAGAGTTTTTGCATCATCAAAATACTTGGCATACATCATAAACTCTAATACTTTACCAATGGTATAATCTTCATTTTCCAAAATAATATCATAACTATTCTTCATAGTGTTAATCGATGGTTCCATTAGTAAATTGTCTTTGCTCATGGTATCGCTTAATTCTTTCAATTTATCAATTAAAATAGAACATGCACTTTTAACGAGCTCTATATTTTCAAATACTCCGATTGTTTCAATAATAAAATCGAAACTATCTTTTTTTGCAACACGTTGGCCCTCTAATAATGTCCAGTTCTTTGATTCAAAGACTATCTCTTCTTTTGTTTTTCCTTCATCCTTCCACTCTTGTTGTTTTTGTGAAAGAATTTCAACTGACCTTTCTTCATCGATAGAATATCCATAAGAACAAGTCGAAACGGCATTGAACATACCATCCTCTTTTGCTGATCCAATAGACAACTCGCATGTTAATTGAATTCTTTCTCCGGGTATTCCTTCTGATATTCTTGGACGTAGTCGCACAAAATCAATGAAATATCCTGTGTAAGAATTAGCAGGAAAGATATTTCGCGTATCTTCTTCAGATAAATATTCATCTCTTGTAATATTTTTAATTTTAAACTGTTCTGTTGTCACATATATTATGCTATCTGATTGATTTTCTACATCTACTTCTACGATATAGTTCTGTAGAGGCATGTCTAGGTCTTGAATATGGATAGGGATACAACTTAAACGTTGCTTCAAAATTTCATTATTAAGACGAGTTGTATTGATCGTAATGTTGGCTTTATTCTCTTCATAGGGTGCCGTTTTAAAAACAACTTGGCGAATATCTGAAAGAATAGTTCGACGAAGTGAGTTTGCAATACTTACATTTACACCAGATAAGGTAAAACGAAGCGTACCATCTGTATCAGAGACTTTCTCAATTTTGGGGTTCATATTCTATTATAGTACAATCTATTTATTTACTATTTTATTATCAATTTTTTTTAGTAAAATGTCCAAAAAATGAGTTTAAATATAGTTCCAATAAACTTATTATATAATAATAATGACTTCTATACTTTATTATAGCAATTTTTGCGAGCATTCGAAAAAAATATTGCAAACGCTTTCTAAAACACAGGTAAGTAAAACAATTCATTTTATTTGTATTGATAAAAGAGTAAAGGCGGCCGATGGAAAAATTAATATTGTTTTAGAAAATGGTCAAAAAATTGTTATGCCTGAAAATGTTACAAAGGTACCGGCATTACTTTTATTAAATAATAATTTTCAGGTATTATATGGAGACCATATTTATAATCATTTAAAGCCGAGTCAAGAAATTGTCACTAAACAAGCGACTCAAAATAATATGGAACCTATGGCCTTTTCTTTAGGAGGCGGCGGTGGTTTTGGTGGAATTGCTTCCGATAACTTTAGTTTTCTAGATATGGATTCCGAAGAATTGACTACAAAGGGAAATGGCGGATTAAGACAAATGCATAATTATGTTCCATTAAATCACTCTGATATAATTACTACACCCAAAGATGAGTTTGATTACAAAAAAGGAAAGGCTCCTGAAGGTATGACAATTGAAAAGTTACAGCAACAAAGAGATGCCGAATTGCAACAAACTTATAAATAAGCATTTGCTGCTAAAGGTCCATCATCTTCAAATTGTCCAGATAATGTTTTTCTTGTAGGATATACGGGCATAAATTGTTGTTCGCCGGGATAAAATCGTTTATCGTAAAAAATTTCCCCATTGTCAAATTTTTTGCGCCATGTATTTTCGCCCTGGTAGTACTGTGGAGGATCAATGAGTAATTTATTATATAATTTTGCTTGTGTTCCAATGTCGGTGGTTAGAGTAGAATAAGTTGGAGTTACTTCAGTAGTTTCTTTCCCAGCATCATTTTGACCTCGAATATCGAAATTTGTTATGATTGTTGGCGATTCTCTTTGACATCCATAACAATCAACATCCGAAGTACATTGTTCGCCTGTTATAGAACATCTAGCCAAGGATCCGCACATATTTTTGCAAGAGATTGTTGTGTTGATTGGTTGATTTACCGTGTGACTATAATTAGGGCCATTTATATCATTGGTAATAAAAGATTCAAATGTTATATTTTGCCTTGGATATATACTGAATAGTAAAACAAATGCTAAACCAATAAAAAGAAGGATGTAAAATAATTGTATTTTTTTCATGAAAGTAAGAGTATTCTATTATATTATTAAGAAAAGAAAACAACATGGTTTATAAGAGAAAAAAAATATATAAATAGATTATAACAATACGGCATCAATCGATAAAAAAAAAAAAGAAATAGACAAACAAAATAACACATCGAATACAAAACTTGCAGTTGTAAAAAATATTGCAGCACAATTTATACATTTGGGTATTATCATTGTTTTTGGTACAGGAGCTCTTTATACATGTCGGGCCGCTCAAACAAACTTATTTCCTACATGTGTAGAGTTTGCTCCTTATACAAGCGTATTTCCTACCTTTTCTACAAAAATAAGCAACGAAAGAATAAATGATCTAGAAACAAATGTAAATATTGGAAAAAATGGCGATGAACCAAATTCTACAAAAATGACATTTTCGATCGAAGAAAATATAAAAATGATGACAAATAGTCAATTTTTTATGTGGTTTCGAAATTTGACAGAAGGACCCAATTCGAATCAAATAAAATTATACTTTGGATTAATGATGCAAAATATTCTAGCATTAAATTTTACAATTATTAATTTTGTATATCAAACCATCAATAATTTATTACCGGAAATATTAATTATTCTTTTGATGCCTTTTATTCTTATTTTTATTTATTTTGGATTAGGGTTTGTTGATTTTTTTTATGTTTTTTATTTGGTATTGGCAAATTTATATGTATTTTGTTTGCCGCATGAATTAAGTGCTGATAAAAATAAGACAAATTGGGACTATTCTAAAGGAAAAGATATTTGGGAATTCCAGAATTGGTGGAAAATTATTGTTGCTTTTTTTTTCTATTGGATTCCGTTACTTGTTGGCTGGTTTTTGATTCCAATTGCCGTCGTATATTCTTTTTTTTTTCCTTTTATGTTAAAAAGTACTGTAAAAACTGATGAAACTACAAAATCTTATGGTATAAGCGGTCTTTTTTTTGATGTTCTCAAATTTAATAGAAGAATATTTATGTTTATTCTTTCTTTTTATTTGATTTTGGATATGTCATCTAGTTTTGGCGCACCTGCAGCAGTTGCAACACTTATTATTTTTATATTATTATTCTTTTTCAGCGAAATTTATAGCAAGTATCAAGTAAAGGGAGCAGATGGCGTAAGTCCAGGTTTAGTAAGTTTTGATCCTCCTACAAAAACATGTGGAGAATTACAACCAGTTGAAATGAAATCTGTTGGAACAAAAACTTTACAACAAGGTGGTTGGAAGAAGCGATTATAATAATTTTTATTTTTTTATAAATTTGCAAATTTGTAAAAAAATTATAAAAAATATAAAAACAAAAATTAAATCCATTTATAAGGTCCAGTTCCTTTGACTTCAACAGATGATTTCAAAGGCTCTACATTGACTACGGTTCTTTCTCCATAGACAATCCAGCTAAATTCGCCATTAGGTCCATGAACAGTAAAAGAACCGTTTTCGACGCGACTTGCTTCATACACTCTGGATTGAGCGTAATCTTTGTTAAAGATGGGAGTGATATGAACTGTAAAATTTTTTGCAAGAGCATTTACATAAGAAGGTAATTCAATAGTAGTAAATAAATTATCATTAATTTTACCTTCGCCTCGGTAATAGACGCCTGCTTCAGGTCCTTCCAAACATGCATGTACCAAAAGTTTATTTGTATCTAATGGATGATCGATAACAAAATTTTTTGTTGAATTATATGTAATTTCGTAGGTTGAAGGATCATACCGCATACCACCACCAGTTGCACCAGTGTTTCGAACAGGATTTACGTAAAATGCATTTGCAGTAGAACCATTTAATGTAACAATTGAACTAGCATTTAATACAATACTATTTGCAGGTTGGGAGTATCCAGCATTTTGACCAATTGCTATAGAATTTGCACCTTGACTCTCATATCCTGCATTTTCACCAATTGCTATAGCACTTGTACCTTGATTCCCAGTTCCTGCAGCATTACCAATTGCTATAGCATATTGATTTTGACCATTGTTTCCTGCACCTTGACCAATTGCTATAGCATTTCCGGTTTGACCTGAATATCCTGAATTTTGACCAATTGCTATAGAATTGCCGCCTTGATTGTCATTTCCTGCATTTTGACCAATTGCTATAGAATTGTTGCCTTGATTTTCATTTCCTGCACCTTGACCAATTGCTATAGCATTTGACTGTTGAGTAGTGTATCCTGCATCTTCACCAATTGCTATAGCACTTGACTGTTGATCACTGTATCCTGCCTCATAACCAATTGCTATAGAATTTCCGTTTTGATTCTCATATCCTGCAGCATAACCAATTGCTATAGCACTTCCGCCTTGATTTGTTTGTCCTGCATTAGAACCAAGGAAAATATTTGAATTACCTCCGATTATCCATTGACTTCCATTTGATATTGGGTATGTTCCGTAGGTAGAAGATGAAGGTGTAAATGTTCCTGTTGCTCCTGTTGCTCCTGTTGCTCCTGTTTCACCAATAGTTCCGACTGCTCCTGTTGCTCCGGTTGCTCCTGTTGCTCCATTAGTTCCGGCAGCTCCTGTTGCTCCTGTTGCTCCTGTTGCTCCTGTTGCTCCTGTTGCTCCGGTTGCTCCGGTTGCTCCGGTTGCTCCGGTTGCTCCTCTAGTTCCGGCAGCTCCAGGAGCTCCTGTTGCTCCTGTTGCTCCTCTAGTTCCGGCAGCTCCTGTTGCGCCCGTAGGACCTGTTACTCCTAAAATTCCGTCATTTTCGGCAGTCGTAATCGTATCATTAATAGATTGATTTATTAAATCAGCATCATAATTAGCAGTCTGCTGTGCAGTTGCTTTAGCTCCTGCTAAAGCCTTGGCATATGCATCCTCTTCAGATAGTACGGATGTTGCAGTAAAACTAGCACTAGCTGTAACAATTGTTTCGATTTGCGTTATTGCTTGAGCATTCGCTGTTGCACCAGCAGTAAATGTACTCATTATAATATATATTTATATAATAAAAAAGTATAAAATTAAAACTCAAAGATATAAATATGTTTCAAGAATTTCCTTATATAAGTGTATGCACGCCCACATTTAATCGGCGACCTTTTTTTCCAATCATTATACAGTGTTTTTTGTCTCAAGATTATCCGCTAAATTGTGTAGAATGGATCATTATTGACGATGGCACAGATAAAATAGGAGATTTAGTCGAATCAATACCTCAAGTAAAGTATTTCTCTTACGACGAAAAAATGACATTGGGAAGAAAGAGAAATCTGATGCATGAAAAATGTAAAGGAGATATTATTCTTTATATGGACGATGACGACTATTATCCAAAAACTAGAATATCACATGCTGTTGAAACCCTTCAGAAAAATCCAAAAGCATTATGTGCCGGTTCAAGTGAAATGTACATTTATTTTAAACATATTCATAAAATGTATAAATTTGGGCCTTACGGGGCGACTCATTCTACAGCAGCAACATTTGCATTTCGTAAAGAACTTCTTGAACAAACAAGATATGACGATGAAGCGTGTGTCGCAGAAGAAAAGATATTTTTAAAGAATTATACCATACCTTTTGTGCAATTAGATGCTACAAAATCAATCTTGGTTTTCTCTCATATTCACAACTCTTATGATAAAAAGACAATGTTGGATTCACCAAACGAGTATATGCAAGTATCTTCAAAAACAGTTGATGACTTTGTTAAAGAAGAATCTGTAAAAAAGTTTTTCTTAGAAGATATTGATAATATTTTAACCAAGTATGAACCGGGCAATCCAATTCATAAACCAGATGTAAAAAAAAATCTGGATCAGCTTATTCAGTTAAGAAAAGAACGTCAGCAAAATTTAAATATACAAATGTTAGAGAAAAAAATATATGATCAAACTCTCTTGTTTCAAAGTGTTGTTACAGAAAATAATATGCTCAAAGAGAAAATTTCTTATCTAGAAAATAAAATGAAACAAATTATTCAACAAGCGATTGAAACCAAAAAGACAAAATAGATATAGTAAAACTACTTAAAGAAATCATGATAAAGATGGATAGAACAGGAAAGAGACTTGCCTATGTATTATGATGAGGAGTTTTATAACGAGATGGAATACGAGGAGATGGACGATGTCAGTGTAAATAAGAATACGCGAAAAATGGCCAAGGCTATGGAAGAGGCTGGTGATAAGCGATGTCATATTATTCAGCGAAAAAATAAGCGGACGATTACCGTATTTTCAAGCGGCTCACACGGATCCTATATTCGTAATGCTATTAGTGGTGCTTATACAAATGATATTGTTGGATCTGCTGACGAAGACTCATATTTTCGTGTTAGTTGTCCTTGTGGTTCTGAGCGAAAAAAGCTTTTTTTTCAGTCGCCTGAGCAATATGAGCGACATTTTGATTGCAATCTAGAAAAGGATCAAAAGAAAAACTGGGCTAAAAGGGCTGGTGAAGTAAAGGCCAAAAGTGATCCTAAACCAAGTGTAATAAAGATCCACTAAACCAACTTAATAAAAAACTACTTAAATAAAAAATATATATTTATATTGGGGACCGAGTTTAGCTCAATTGGTAGAGCGTTTGACTGTAGTAGTTTATTGATATCAAAAGGTCACCTGTTCGATTCAGGTAACTCGGAAAAAGATTTTTATAATAAAAATAATTTAAATACTTTTATTATAATTTATAAAATGAACTTGTGTATGTTATATCTATTTTTGTTTGGTCCATTTAGGAATACAGATACTAATTTTCTTTGTAATATTATTCGAGACGATATGATACAACATAATGAAATTCTTACGGCTTCTGTAAAAAATACAACATCATACGTAAAAAATGTAATCGGAAATAAAATGGAGGAAGATACTATCAAAGAAATAAAAAGATTACACAATCAGTTAGAAATAATAAGAAAAAATCTAAACAAATAATATTATTATATGAGTAAAACTGTTTTAGCAGGACTTCTTGGAGGGCTTACAATAGCAACTGGTTTTTTGTGTTATACTATTTATCAACGTGATAAAGACGAAGGCTCAGAAGAAAAAGAAAAAGAGGAAGAGGAAGAAAAAGAGAAAGAACCAGTTCCGTCTTCAAAAAAGACAGTGACATTTGAAGAAGAATTATTATCGGAAGAAAAAGAATCCGCTATTGTTAAAAGGAAGCGAAGCAATAGAAATTCAACAAGCAGGAACACACAAAAATCAAAATCAAGTACAAAACGCAATAGGAGTTAAATAAAAATTTTTTTCTATAAAAAAGATTTTTATTATTCATTTTCGACACTCTCCTCTTCTCCGACTTCGACATCAGGATTTTCTTTCGTATATTTTTCCAAATATCGATACATACGATTAATATCTAATTTGGTAATATCATAATTTTCAAATAATGCAATGATTTCATTTTCATTGTACTTTTTTTTCAAATCTAAAAAAAAGAAAAACATATCTTTTTTATCCATACCTAATTGCTGACATAAATTTTGTATAAAGGTATAATTATTATATTCGGTAGAATATTTTGTTAGTACTTTGGTAAATCTAACTTCTGTTGGATTGAATTTTACCTTCTTCTTGAACGATTCATGATATAATTTATTATTTTTAAATGTCTTAATCAGAGAACTCATCTCATTGAATTGCCATATTTGTTTTTGAAAGGTAATACGATCAATGTAATCAGCAAAACACATATTCTCTAATAATTTTGTGTAAAATGGAATACTTACTTCCTTTTTCATTTTACCAAGAACATCAATAATATTTTCATGCCACAGTAATCCAACAATGGTGCGATCAGTCTCATTCATAACGGTCAAATGGTCATGAATTGTTGCTGGCATATTTATCAATTTTTGTGTAATTTTTTTGGTATCATCATTATATGATTTCAATTGAAAGATATTCTGTATCATATCACTGTTTAATATATCACTATTTTCATTATATAATTTATAAATAGTTATTAATTTTCGTATATCAGATTGAACAAAAGAAACAATGTTTATTCTCAGTGCATTTTCTATCTTTGGCATAATTGATTTTACAATATTTGTCATTTGTGTAGGCGTAGGCTTTTTTAATTCAATCGTATAGCACACTTTCATCAGCTCTTTTATTTTCTTATCAATATGACAATTTCCTATACATATAATTGGATTTAAAGTAATCTCTTCAAGCTTTTGTTTTTTCGTTTTTTTAGGTCTTATTAATTTAATAAGAGTATTGATTCCCCCCTTGTCTCCATTATTCATTCCGTCAATTTCATCCATTACAATAACAATTTTTTTGATATTTTTTTTGAACATACTCATGATATTTTTATCTGACATATTATGATTTGTTATAGTATCAATAATAGATTTATTACGTATATCGCCAGCATCATACTTAACAATATCGTAATTTAATTCTTTGAGTAAGTTTATAACAAAAGCAGTTTTTCCTGTACCTGGCTCGCCATATACATATATACCTCTTTTTGTTAGCATATTATTTTTATCCGATTCAAACAATAGTAATGCTTCCTTTATTTTATTGCAATGTTCTTGTCTATCTAATAATTCATTTAATTTTAATTGCTCCATTCTTTTTGTATAACTTTGCTTACTTTCTTTTTATGTTGATTTTTGTTCAAACCAGATTTTTTGATATAAAAATGAAGTATGTTTCGACATTTGGTTGATTCTGTTTCAATACACAAATGTTCTAGTAAATATGCATAATTTAAAAATACATTATTTTTATATTTATACTGCTTTCTTAAAAGCCATTGTTTCATATTTTCAGAACAACTTTGTTGAAATATAAAATCAAAATCTAATCTTATGATATTTCGAAAATAACCATCATGTTTCATACATTTTCGTTTTATAAATTTATGATATTTTAGATAGTATTTTTTATTTAGATACACCTTTACCCAGTTGGGTACAAAAGCATAAATTTCTTTTACCATCTCTTCAGGTAATTGATAAATATTAGTATTCATTTTATTATAGTTACATAATAAAATAAATACTAATCTCTTCTGGTCAAATAATTAAATTAAATTATCAACTACTTTTGTTGCAAGGATTTGTAATACCGCTTGTAATACCGTCCCAAGTAATATCACATTTATTTGCCCAAGTATATTTTGCGCATAGGCTATTCGAACCAGTATAAGGAGCTACAGTAAAATTCATTGCCATGATCGAATCAGATGGACTAACACCATTTCCACCAGTAGTACATATTCCTAATTTTCGCGTATTTACACAATTTGCACCATTACCAGATGTATCTATCCAATAATCTGGGCATTCGCCAACTATAGGAGGCCATTGCCCACTATTTTTGGTTTTTTGCAAAGCTATTCCAATAAAAATAAGACAAATAATGAGTAAAATAATTGCAATAACAACAATAATAGTTTGAAAACTTGCCATTTGTATAAATAGATATAATTTTTTCTTTTTATAATACAAAAATAATGAATACGGTAAATAACATAATCAATGGAAAAAAGGTTAGTAACGGTCGCGTAGATATTTTTACGCCTAAAACAACTGATTTATTTCAAATGTACGATAAAATACCCGTAAATCAATGTGCGACATTAAGAAATCCAACAGAAGGATTATGGGATAATACACAACTTTCTAATACATTTTTTTCTAAAGAAAATATTGAAATTATTCAAAATGGAATTCGTGCTGGTGTATATAAACACTCCAATGGAAAATATGTCATTGCTAATCAAGAATGTGAAACATTAAAAATAATCATGCGAAGTATTTTTTTGCAATATGCAGCAAATCAACCAACCAATATTAAGGGACAAGTGGAACAATTAAATAAAATGGTATTAGATTATTGCATACCTCAAGTGTATGGTGAAGCGCAAGGATATCATAAATATATTGTAGATGCTAGTACTATGTACACTCCCATGGCCCCACCTATTATGACTTCTAATAATGATAAACAATTAATATTAAAACCGTGGTTTTAAATGTTTATTGTTATTTTTTCGTTTTTTTCTCTATTTTTAGTCTATTATATATATATAATTATCGATGAAAATTTTGGTAGTAGTCTTATCATGTAATAAACATAATCATTTGTGGGAAAAAATTACTTCCAAAGGTATTGAAAATTTAATTATATTTACGGGAGGAAGTGATAAAACATACTATGATAAAAAAACAAGTATCTTACATCTCAGGTGCAACGACAAATATGACGGTTTGCCTGAAAAAATGATTTTGATGATGGAATATATATTACATTCTTCACATTTTTCAGACATAACACACATTATTAAAATAGATGATCATGATAATGTATTTACAAAAGAAAATATTGATTGTTTATATAAATTAAAAGAGTTACAAGATTATCATTATATTGGACAAAAATTAAATGATCGTAATATCTATCCGTGGGTTTGGGAACAAGGAAATACGTATCATCATGGAAAGGTAGATTTGGATAGTTATTGGCATGAAAAATGTTATTCGGGCGGATATTTACCTTGGCTCGATGGGGGATGCAGTTATATTCTTAGCAAAGAAGCCATTCAATGTATTTTTAGTTGGTATAATTCATCTAATTTAGAAGAATTAAGACAAACTGAAATTTTTGAAGATCTCATGATGGGTAAAATTTTATATCATCATGATATCCTTCCAAAATTAGTTAATTATAATATTATTGGTGATAAATAAAGCAAAAAATAATAATCTATTAAATTAGTATAAATGACTGTTATAAATGGGATTGAAATAGATTTTATAGAATATCATGAAAATATTATTAAAAGTGCTATTAAAAATAATGATCCAATCGAGAATAAGTTACATGTTATTGCAGTCATTTCAAATCCTTGTCTTTTTGCAAAACGTTATATTCTTATGAAAGAATTTATTCATCGGATGAACGTTGAAGAAGAAAATGTTATTGTGTATATTGTTGAACTTGCGTACGGAAATCAACGATTTCTTATTACAGAAAAAAAAAATCCGCGACATTTACAAATTAGAACAGAGTGTCCCATTTGGCACAAAGAAAATATGATTAATTTAGGTGTAAAATACTTATTACCCAAAAACTATAAGGCATTTGCATGGATCGATGCGGATATTGAATTTGATAGTCCCACTTGGGCACAAGATACGCTTAAAATTTTGAATGGTTCTCACGATATTGTACAATTATTTAGTCATGCTGTAGATATGAATTCTTCCAAAATGGCCATGAGCGTGTTTAATAGTGCCGGATTTCAATATATAAAGAACAAAAAACATTCTGGTTCGGGAATTAATTATTCGCATCCTGGATATGCATGGGCAATAACACGCAAAGCATACGAAAAAATTGGTGGGTTGTATGAAAATTCTATTTTGGGATCGGGCGATCATATTATGGTTCTTTCTTTATTGAAAAATGGAATAAGTGCCATTAATGAAGATTGTACAGATGATTATAAAAATGATATTTTGCATTTTCAAAAAAATATGCAAACTTTGCGGCTTGGATATGTTCCTGGTGTAATAAGACATTATTATCATGGAAGCAAGAAGAATCGAAAATATAGCGAACGTTGGAAGATTCTGGTAGAGCACCAATTTTCTCCAATAAAAGATATACGACGTAATAAAGAAGGAATTCTAGTTCCCACCGAAACCTTCAGTGACGAGCTTAAAAAGGATATTTTTAACTATTTCTTAGAGAGAAATGAAGATGAATAAAAAATCTATCATTTTATGATACATTTTTACAATTTTTTAGCTTCTTTACTTTTGTTCCTTTTTTTTATGGTTTTTCTTCTTTTCATAGTTTTTCTTCTTTTTATAGTTTTCTTTCTTTTGATAGTTTTCCTTCTTTTCATAGTTTTTCTAGTTTTCGTTTTTTTCCTTCTGTTCGTTTTTCCTCCGCCCTTATGTGATTCTTTTTCAAGTACAGTCTCCGATTTTCTTTTAAATTTTTGTAATCTCATATCTGCTTCTTGTCTCAAGCGTTCTTCTTCTTGTTGTTGTCTCAAGCGTTCTTCTTCTTGTTGTTGTCTCAAGCGTTCTTCTTCTTGTTGTTGTCTCAAGCGTTCTACTTCTTCTTGTTCTCGTCTCAAGCGCTCTACTTCTTGTTGTTGTCTCAAGCGTTCTAGTTCTGCTTCTTGTCTCAACTGCTCTGCTGCTGTAGATCTAAGTACATGACTCGATGTGTCACCAAACCCATCAGACCGAGATGCAACACCCGCAGGAGTTTCAAAGTCGTTCATATCATTTTTGCGAGCTAGTGCGTCTGATCGAGTTTGAATACCGAGAGGATCCTGCATTCTGCGAAATGTAAGAATCAATGTTTGTATGTATGATTGAAGTTTTCTAATTAAAAATGGAAATAATGCTGGACTTAATACCTTAGAATAACGACTATATAATACATTAACTATCTCTAATTGATTTTTTGGTAATATTGACCATGGTGCTTCTAACAATTGGTTCATAAATCTTTCATCTCCATTACGAAATTGGAAATCTGCAACTTGAAATTTGTACATTAGATTTGCATAAACAGCCATTATTTTTTGCAACTTATTCTGATTCAGATTTGTTGGAACTAGTCCATACATTCCAGTGTCATCAAAAGGTCCTGGCAGACGTTTTAGTTTTCCTGTTGCAAGATCGATAATCTCTTGTTCAGATAAACCTTGTAAATTCACCGACATTGCTAGATTTGTATTATCATAAAAACAACCTTCTACACACAGTGCAATATCTTTATCAAACATCATTTTAGTGTAAGAAGAAAATCCGGCAAAATTTTTATAACCGTCTGCCAATTCTAGTATTCCAACTTGTTGCACACCATGACTAACAAGTTTTTTAATGCAAAACAAATATGCACCCATTAATAATGCACCTTTTATAGTAGTACTTGTTCCGTCGTCTAACTCTAACGTTCGAGTACATATCAAATTTACAGCATATGCATTGGGAAGAATTGTACATTCTCCCAACTGAACAATGATAAATCCTACAACTTTCTCTAACAATAATGCTGTTCTGTCGTCTATTGATTTTGTGTTGGCTTCTGCAATACCATCGCGAAATCCTGGAGCAAAAGCAATAAGTAAATCAAACGTAATGGGTTTATCTCTAGCTTCTTCTTCTTCTGCTTCTATTTCTTTAGTTACTCTTTTTAATTTATTTTCTCGTTGTGTTTGTAGTTGTATGTCTTCTTCTCTTTGCGATTCTTCTTCAGATTGTGATTGTGATGCTTGTGATGCTTCTTCTAATTGTGATAACATACCATTATTACGCAGTTGTTGTTGTTTTTGATCTTCAAAAGAAAGTTCAGGAAGTGTTAATCCTTCTACTGCTACTTCTTTTTCTACTTCTCCAGGTTCTGGATATTTTGAAAGCCCTCCCAAATTATATGCATTTAAAAAGGATTGTCCAAGATATGCTTCATTGATCTTATTTTGACATACATTTTCTGTAAGTTGTTTTATTGCTGCACTAAGTGATAATTCTTCGGCTTCGATTGCTGCTGCCTCTCCTGCTGCTGCTGTTTCTTTAGTTTGACGCCCGCTTCTACGTAGTGGAATTCTAAACACAGCTTTGAATTCTTCGAGGTTTAATAATTCAACACCTTGTAAAGATGTTCGAATTTTTACATCAGTTCTATATGGATCTAAATTGGGCTTACTAAATAAATATTGTGTCATATATTATACCAATAAAAAATATAAAGGCTTTTCTACAATAAAATAAATGAAATATCTGCTATATCTTTCATTTTTTGCAAGCACGTGTTGTTTTACCTTCCCTAATAAAAAACTTTTTCTCTCAACTCGACTAGATTTATTTTCAAAAACAGAAGGAACTACTCTAGGTACATTGATGAAGGACATTGAGAATAAAAATGTAGAAACCGTTTATTTTTCGGACGATCTGCGCAAAATATATTTTGAAGAAACAAATCCTGAATCAGGAATTCCGCAAAAACTAGTTTTTTCAAATCCATCCATATCGGGTAAAATTATTGGCATGGCAGATAATCAAAATATTGATACTACTATTTTAGAAAAACAGATAGATCCAGTTATAAATACATTACAAACTATTGGCTCACTAGCTAGCTCGCTTTTTTGGACAACTCTTATTTTTGGAATTATTCAATCTATAATAAGAGGACAACGAGGAAGAGGCGGTGGGCCAATGCCTGGATCCAATCTTTTTTTTGGAATGCCTGGTTCGCAAGGTCAAGGACAAGATAAAATCAATATGATCAAGGCCAATATTTCTCTCAGTAGTTGGGCTGGAAGTCCAGAAATTTTTGAAGAATGTACAGAGATTGTCAGTTATTTGAAAGATGACACTGTTTATAAAGCGGCCGGTGCAGACGTACCCAGAGGTATTTTACTAGAGGGTCCGCCCGGAACAGGAAAAACGTTGATTGCAAAGGCGATTGCAAGTGAATCAGATGCAAATTTTATATCTGTCTCTGCGAGCGAGTTTATTGAAGTGTTTGTTGGTGTTGGTGCTTCTAAAGTAAGAAATTTGTTTAAGACTGCGAGAGAAAATAAGCCTTCCATTATTTTTATTGATGAAATTGATTCGATTGGAAGACAGCGAGGAGCAGGTGTTAATTTAGGTAACGATGAGCGAGAACAAACATTGAATCAACTTCTGGCAGAAATGGATGGATTTGCACAAAATGATCAAGTACTAGTGATTGCTGCAACGAATCGCAAAGATGTTCTTGATGCTGCTCTACTCAGACCCGGAAGATTTGATCGACTAATCAATGTCCCTCTCCCAGATAAGCCATCTCGTATAAGTATTTTAAATGTGCATATGAGAAATAAACAATTTAGTAATGAAATCAACATTCCTTTTTTAGCCGAACTTACAGCTGGATTTTCTGGTGCCCAACTTAAAAACTTGATCAATGAAGGAGCAATTAATGCTGCACGCCAAGGGAATTCAGTTATTTCACAAAAAGATTTAGAAGGCGCCTTGGAAAAATTACTAGTTGGTATTGTAAAACGAGTGGATACTAGAAGTGATGCAACTTTAGAAAGAGTATCTTATCATGAAATTGGTCACGCTTTTTTAGCCGAACATTTTAATCAATATTTTGATCTGAAAAAAGTGACAATTCAAAGCACATATAATGGAGCAGGAGGTTATACTCTATTTAATGAATATCCTGAGATTGTTGAAGGTGGTTTATATACAAAAGACTTGTTAAAAAAACGGTTGATTGTTGCAATGGGTGGAAAAGCAGCTGAATATATATTTTATGGAGATGAACATATTTCTCTCGGAGCTATACAAGACTTGAAACAAGCCAATGGAATAGCTCAGCAAATGATAGGAAATTATGGTATGGGTAAAGATCTAGAGGTTTTTTACAATGAAAATATTGAATCAAATAGAAATCCATTTTTAGGTAGAAGTATGGGTATGGGAGATAAATATTCCGAAAAAACCAAGGAAAAAATTGATGAAGAATCATTGGATTTAGTCAATGAAGCGTACAGAGAAGCACTAGCTATTCTTCGTGCAAATGAAGAAATGATACAAATTCTCAAAAATATTCTATTAAAGGACATTACTATTTCTGGATCAAAATTTAAAACATATGTAAAATTATACGAAAACAAAAACTTGTATTCTTTAAGTAATTAATAATGAATAATTAATAATATAAACAATATATATCTATATGTATTCTGCAGTTATTGTAGAACCAAGAATACACAAAGCATTGTTATTTGTTCTTAAAAATTTCTTAGAAAATTTATCCAATGAGTGGAATATTATTATTTTTCACGGTAATCTTAATAAACGATATATAAAATCACTTATAGATAACAAATTATCACAATACAAAGGTAGAATCAGTCTAGTAAATCTAAATATAGATAATTTAACTAGGGAAGAGTATAGTAGATTATTTGTTTCAAACAAAAATTTTTATAGGTTCATCCCTACAGAAACATTTTTAGTATTTCAAACAGATACAATGATTTTTCCACCTTATAAAAATTTGATTAATAATTTTTTAAAATACGATTATGTTGGCGCGCCATGGCCACACGATCCAAGAAATAATGGTCATAATGTTGGAAATGGCGGTTTATCACTAAGACAAAAATCAAAAATGCTTGAGATTATGGATAAAGAACAAGAAAAAAATCTTCCAGAAGATGTTTTTTTCTCCTGTACCACAGAAGTTGAATTATATAAACCGTCGGCCGAAGAAGCAAAATTGTTTTCAATAGAAAATATTTTTTCAGACCAAACATTTGGCTGTCATCAACCTTGGAGATTAAAAGACGAACTATTTCATCAATATCCAGAAACAAAAAAACTAACTTGGTTGAATGATCAGTTACCTAATTCTTATGTAAAACCAATACGAATACCAATCCGAATACCATATAATAATAAACGATATATTATCATCAAAAGAAATCCAAGATCATTATTATATGCAAATAAAAGATATTCTAAATTTTTTCCAAAAAAAATAAATTATCAAATTTCTAGACCTTTTATGAGAACAAACTTAATAAGATTTCGGTAAAATCTTTATATACGTTATGCAAATAAAAATAATGTATATATAAATTATAATATCTTAAAAATGGGAAATACGGAGATAAGTATTTTACTATTATTTTCTTCTTTTATTTTTCTTACAAATGTATTGACTACCTTTTATAAAAAATACTATATATATTGTTTCTTGTTTTTTGGCCTCACCATAACATCTATTATATTTCATTATCATACGAATATTTATACCAATCTACTAGATAAACTTTTTATTTTATCTGTCGTTTTCTACGGCGGTTATCTGTTATACAATAAAAGTAAAACAGATAATCAAAATCAAATTTATATTTCATTGATTGTAATAACATTTTTACTGTGTATATTCTTATTCTTTTATGGATATTATAGTAACACTTATTGTTACCATCCCGATAAATATATTGGCAATAAATATCATTGCATGCTACATCTAATAAGTTCAATTGGACATCATTTTATAACATTTTTATAAAAATGCAATTGCTGATCCAATACTAATTAGCAAATGGAATAGAGAGTGACATACAAGATGTTGTTTAGAACACCAACTTTCTTTTGAATAATGATTACTATAATAAAACATACCAGCTGAAAATAAGAATATCATTAAAAATAGTAATTTAAACTTATATTTGATCTCTTTTATAAAGAGAATGTAAATAAAAAATACTATATAGGAAATCTTCGCTAAAACTCCATCATAAAGATGAATAATAGAATTTTGTGTCGGATAAAGCCAGAAGAAAAATGAGAAACTAATATTGGCAAATAATAAAAATGCCAAAATAGTTTCGCTAACTGTTTTTTTGGGATTATTTATATAAATAATGATTGGAAATAATAAAAATAAAGTTGTGAAAGATAAATAATAACCTTTCATGGTACTATATATATAGTATGATACATTTATGTATTTACTCTTATATTTGTATCAATAAATTTTACATTCAACATTGAAAAATAATCTATAAATCTATAAAAATAATGTATAATATGAATACTGCAATCATTGTAGAACCAAGATGTCATAAAGCGCTTTCATTTGTTTTGGAGAATTTCTTAGAAAATTTATCTGATGATTGGAACATTATTGTCTTTCACGGAAATATGAATTGGGAATATATACTTGACATAATTAATACCAGTCTAGATAAATATAAGGATCGCATTTCTCTCATCAATCTAAAAATAGATAATTTAACGCAGAAAGAATATAGTGATTTATTGATGTCAAACAAAGAGTTCTATAATCATATTCCCACGGAAACCTTTTTAGTATTTCAAACAGACACCATGATTCTAAAAAAAAATAAAGAGTTGATACATCATTTTCTTCAATATGATTATGTAGGCGCACCGTGGCCATGGGAACCTTTACAAAATGGACACAATGTTGGGAATGGAGGTTTATCATTAAGAAAAAAATCGAAAATGCTTGAAATCATAGAAAAAGAGATAGAACCAAATATGACACTATTAGAAGATGTATTTTTTTCATGTACTACCAAGGTTGAGTTAAATAAACCATCTTTCGAAGAAGCAAAATTATTTTCAGTTGAATGGGTTTTTTCAGAAATAACATTTGGTTGTCATCAGCCATGGATTCATAGAGACGCACTAAAAAATTTGTACCCAGAAATAGAAACACTCATCTTACTGAATGATAGATAAATTTAAACCTTGTCATTGTCACTTACAGCAAGCTTCGCCTTCTTCTTTACAACGACCTTTTTTGTTGCGCCTGATTGCTGGCGTTCGCGTTCCTCCTTATACGAATAATACTCTTTTTCCAAGTTTGCTAGTTCGTGCTGCCACATTTGCTGCGCTGACATTTCTTGCAACTTGGTCAGCTCTTCCGTTTTTTGTGCAACTTCCTTCTTCAACTTATCGACATTTTCTTCCGTAACACTATCCATCGGCATTCTTGTCAAATACTTGAACTCTTCATCCTCAGCAATAATAGCAAATCCTTTTGTTTGAAGCATCTGCACAACTTCCTCTTTTTTCTTCCATCTTAGATCCACTGTTCCTGCAAGTACTTCTAGAATATACTTGCTCTTATTTGACAAAAGTAACAACTCTTTTTGAATTGCATCAATCAGATAATTTTTTCTTACAAGATACAAATGTAATCTTGTCTCATAATAGTCATCAATAATATCCGAAACAGTACTATATTTTTTCAATTTATCTTCAGCATCGAATAGATGCATATTGGTTGTTCCGCACGTTGTGAAGAGCTTGAAAAGCTTTTCAAGACCATTGCACCCATTATCTAGTGTAACTGACTCTAGTTCTTCCAGCTTGCCTTTTTGCAAAACGATGACAAAATCAACGGTTGTATCCTTGCTCATATCATCGTAGTCTTTGACAATGGGTGTAACCTTTTTTCCAGCCTTGTCAGTTGTATCTGTAAGCGTCTCTAGATATTCTTTGAAATCATCAGTCCATGTCCCTACCGGCAATTCAGTAATACGAATCTTATCTGATCCAACCTTTTCATATTTGCCCTTGATCAAATATTTTCCAGGAGCAGTTGTTGTAATGGTTCCTGTAAATCCTTCATAATAAGGAACAAACTCTTTTACCAAGGGTTGCTCTGCGAGCTTGTCTTTTATGTAAGCAATAATATCTGCAGGATTATAACACAAAATTTCCGTACTAAAACCAGTACCGATTCCTTTGGAACCATTCACCAAAATCATCGGAATAATGGGAGCATAAAATAGCGGTTCCACAAGAAGCCCATCATCATTTAAATATTTCAAAATAGCATCATCATATTCTGAAAAGATGCTTCGACAAATTTTATTGAGCGCCGTGAAAATATATCTTTCCGATGCCGAATCCTTTCCACCTTGCAATCTAGTGCCAAACTGTCCATTGGGGGCAAACAAATTGATATTATTAGATCCAACAAAATTCTGCGCCATGCCAACAATAGCTGCATTCAAGGATGCTTCACCATGATGATAACCAGAGTGTTCGCTTACATATCCTGTAAATTGTGCGACCTTGATCTCCGAATGCAGATTCTTCTTGAATGCGGAATACAAAATCTTTCTCAAAGAGATCTTTAAACCATCCATCACATTGGGAATGCTTCGATCACAATCATACTTTGAAAAGTGAATCAGTTCTTTATTAATAAAGTCTTCATAAGGCACGACACTATGTGATGTGTCGAGATACAAATCTCGATCATAATCTTCAAGCCATCCCTTGCGATCGTCTGCTCTTTTTTTATTAAACACCATATCAATAGCATCGTCACTCGTCTTTCCATTGTAACTAAAACCAACCAACTTTTTCTTCTCAAAATATTCACGGAATTCTTTTCCAGTGCTGGTACCCAAACCCTTGTAATATTTAATCTTCCATCCCTTGCTATCATTGTCTGTCTTCCATGTTTCATATTCGCCTTCATTATAAAAGACCAATTCATGTGATCCTTTGCGCGCTTTTAAAATAGGCGTATTCATAAATCCGATAAACCCTGAAAGCTGTGCAAGACTTGGCCACTCGGATTGAAACAAGTTAATCCCTAAGCCCTTGATATGAGAACCGTCCAAATCTTGATCCGTCATGAATAAAACCTTTCCGTAACGCAACGATTTATTGACTTCTTGCAGACTCGTATATTCCTTGCCAGTCTCTAAACCAAGAATCTTCTTGATCTCTGCAATTTCCTTGTTTTCACTAATCTTCTTGACTTGCTCGCCGCGTACATTCAAAATCTTTCCCTTCATAGGATACACGCCAATCGAATTTCTATCCTCGGACGAAAGACCAGAAACGATACCAGCCTTGGCTGAATCACCTTCGCAAAAGATGATAATACATTGGCTTGATTTTTCTGTGCCGGCCCAGTTCGCATCAATCAGCTTAGGAATTCCGCGAATATTTTTTGTCTTGGATCCGTCCGTCTTCTTTGCTGCCTTGTTTTCTTTCACTTCTGTAAGCGCGCAAGCAGCATCCATGACCCCCATTTTTGCCAACTTCTCAATAAACTTGTCGCTTACTTGACAAGTGGATCCGAACTTGGACGATGGCGTGTTCATAAAATCTTTTGTTTGGCTATCAAATGCTGGATTTTCAATATCGCAGCGAAGAAACAAGATTAATTGTTCCTTGATACTATTCGCATTGACCGAAATCTTCTTCTTCTTCTCGATAAATGCACACAGCTTGCGGGTAATCTGATTCAAAATATATTCAACATGTTTGCCACCTTTGGCAGTATGAATGCCATTGACAAAACTCACTTGCATGAATTCATGGTTGGGCGCCAATGCAACAGCATATTCCCATCGAGGACCGTGTTCCTCATAGACACGTGCTGCGGTTTCTTTGAGTCCAATATACAGATTGATATATTGCTCAAAGTTCTTTACTGGTACAAGCTGTGAATTATACTTGACTTTGAGCGACTTGTCAGTGACTGCTGCGACATCATAAACTCGCTTTCTTAGCAGTGCAATCATATCCGCATTTAATCCAGGAATACCAAGTCGTGCATAATCCGGCTTGAATGTAATCTTAGTATAAGGCTTTGTCTTTGTAGCTTTTGTAATGACTGGTTTCCCAATAACATCTAGATTATTGCTGAATTCTTGACAATACTTAAGTCCGCGCACATGATCCACTGTTTCAATCGAACCACTAACAGACCAAATAAGAACCAGCTTGAATCCAAAACCATTCTTTCCGCCAACAATCTTTTTTTCTGTCTTGTCATAATTTGTGGAAGTACGCAAGTGACCAAAGATTAACTCAGGAATCCATACTTTGTATTCGGGATGTTCCGCAACATCAATGCCATTACCATCGTTGATCATGACAATAGTGCCATCTTCTTGAATCGCAATGTCAATGTAAGAAACAGGAATAGCATTTTTAACATCATTCTCAACCGCCTGCTGCATGCGAACAACATGATCGCGACAATTCACAATGCCCTCATCAAACAACTTGAAAAGTGCTGGAACGTAACAAATATTTTTTTCATAAATTTTATCACCTTCTTCATTAAGCAGCCAGACTTGAGAATCTACGAGTTCCACAGAACCGATGTAGGTATCTGGGTTATCGAGGATATGCTGCTTGTCCGTCTTTTGCTGATATTTATGCGATAATTCTTCTGAAGACATACTAGATATATAGTTACATATTATTAACTCTTTATTTCCATTTCAATTTTATTAAAAATATCAGGGTCCCCCCTGTAAAAATTTTCTATCTAGCAGTATGCTATCCAAAATAATAAATTGTTCATACATCATAATGAAATGAAATGCCATATGAAACTTGTACCAATCATTATGTTTTATTTCTAATAGTTTTCCTGATAAATAATAGCAATATAGCAATATAATGAGCCCGCTATATCCAGTAATAACATAAGACATTTTTTTAACATAAACAACGCCATTCGATACAAATACGATAAATGCGAACTTTGCAAAAAGTAAATCCATATTTCGTCTCCAGGAATAAGTTGCTTTTCTCCAATAATTTGCTGAGATCAATGATGTACATACTAGTAAAATAGAATACTTATATAAGTGATAAAGGTAAGCATACATGGCTGGAATGGTGAAAAAAAAGGAAGATAAAACTATCCATTTTGTTTGGTCGTAGGGTGCAATATCCATCATTTATAGTAAAAATTATATTATAGATTTATATTTTTTATAAATAAAACTATAAATATAATTATTGTATTATATTATATGTCGCAAATTAGAATCATTCCCGGAAAACGATCAAGAACATGTGCAACTTCTCAGTATGCAAACCAGATGGGACAAACAATATTTAACGGAAATATTATTTGCACAGATAGTGGTAATCTTATTACAAATAAAGAAGTCAATGCAAATTCAGATGTAATTGTTAATAGGACACAAGTAGAACGTGCAACAAACTCTATATTATATTCTACTTCAGGAAGAACACAATTTGGTAATTTTGGAACCTTGGCCGAAGTTCAAACTTTTTTGAAAAATAATCAAACAACGCCCGGTATCTATACGCCTTATGTTTATTTAGATCCGAAATCTCCGGCATATAATTATTATGTAAATTATTCAACACAACCAAATCGCATTCCAGGAATTCGCAATCGTTTTTAGAACAAACTTTAGAATTATATTCATCCTTTTATTTATTTTTTTCTCTCGTTCATTTATAATGACTCGTTATAACAAAACTGCAAGTGGTCACTATATGGTCAGTGGAAAAAAGCACGAGATGCTCGAAGGTTCTCGCGCTCAAGTGTGGCATGGAACAGCATACAAAACAAGCGGCGGTTTAACGAAATCAAATTTGCACATGAACAAACATGGACGTATTGTCAGTAAAAAGAAGTTTGAAACTGCGCGCAGGGAAAAGCGTCTTGTAAGGGCAGGTTATGGAACTAAAAAGGGACAGTTTGGTTTTGTTAAACTTGGAACTATGAGACGCCGTGGATCCAAGAAAATGCGAGGAGGCTATTCCAGTCCTTATGGTCCTTTAGACGGTGAGCCAGTTCCCGGAAGTGATCAAATGGGAAGCGGTGTTTATACACCTCGTTATGACTCAATGGGAAGAGCCCATGTTGGCGGCAAAAGAAAAGGAACAAAAAGAAGAAGAAGACATTAATTTAGAAACCAATCATTGGATATAAATTTATCAAATAAAATATGTGTTGCGAGAGAAGTACATACATATTTTTCAAAATATTGTTTGCTAACAATTCTTGTTTTATTTTTACTGCAATATTCGCAATAAAATTTATAAATATCATCAAATGAAACAAGAGATGATTCTGTATCTAAATCTTTAATTAAATTATCCTTTGTCAATTTAAATGTATCAAGTGATTGTTGAATATCTAACATTTTATTCCATAAAGAACATCGTATATTCGAAAAGTATTTATTCTCTACAATTTCCACATGTGGGAAAAAATGAGAAATTAATTTTACTGCATCATTTTCATTAATAGTAGTATTTGTTACAGTTTGACTGTCTGTTTGTTTCCATTTTTTGAACAAAGAACAAATTTCATCTACTTCAAATTCCTCCTCTCCTTCACCCTCTCCTAAAATAGTAATCGTATTTTCCCAAAATAATATAAAGTCGCTAGTCAATGGTAAATATTTACTGGTAATATTTGGGAAAGAGTCTAATTCTTCATTATATAAAAGTTTTTGACTCAATAAACCTTTTAAAGCATTTGAATAGATCATACTAGGATAAGAATAATTTGCAATAAATAATTTCCATAAATAATGCATATTTTTCCAATTCATAGATAAATTTTTGGAATTAGATTGTTCAATCGAATAGTCACAAAAATGTTGTATGATATCTTGCTTTGTATTATTCTTTAAATAAAATGTATAGTTGCGCAAATCTTCATTTCCGTAATTTATAATAAATGCATCCGAGTTTGTATATCGATTTGAATAATGGGCTGCAACACAAAATAAATTTAATCCCAATTTTTTTATAATATCTATCCAAATATCGAATGAAACCGTATCATTTATTTTAAGCAATCTACATTTTTCATAATCATAATTTTCATGATACTTGGTAATAAAATTATTTGCAATATTTGTTAAACCTAATGTGTAATATGCTATATTTTCTAGTTCTCCAATTAATTTCTTCATTTTAGGTTTTATTAAAAATATTAGATCAGAGTTTTTCTTTAACATATTGTCTCCAATAATAGTTAAGAAATACTTGGCTTCTTGTTTATTTGAAAAAAATGCTGGATATAATACATTTAATACAGTTTGAAATGTTTCTGACTCGGGTGTTGAAGTAAATAAATTACGATCTTTTATTTGTTTAATAATATTTATTTTTGTTTTGTGCTTCCATTGCATCAATGTCTTATCTTTAGAAATAGTTGTTAAAAGTTCATGTTGTATATCATCTTCTGTTATGATGGAGTAATTTTTACCATCATAATGATAAAAACAACTATTATTTGGCAAATAATAATATTGATGTTTGCTTAAAAATACTTGAATAAATATTTGTTGTTCATTCAATAAAAAATGATTTCTAGTTACACGGTCCGCGTGATTTTTTGATTCATTCTCCAAGGCGGATGGGAGAATAGTAAGGATATGATATTGAAAACGTTGAAACATATAAGCATCTGAACTATATTTAGTAAAAAGTTCTTTCATTTTTTCATTACAATTTAGGAAAATGTCATCCATATATTTATTGTATCGCCGGGGGTTTATATTTTTTTCTTTTTATATATTATAAAAATGCCTAGCCGAAGTGCCGTTGCCGTCTATCGTATGCGCATTAAATCCTCCGGATGCCGCGGTCTTCGTGGTCGTACTTGCAACAGAAAGCCTGGATGCAAGTCTGCCTCTGGAACCAAACGTTCGTTTTGCCGCAAGTCGAAGAACACCCGTCGGCTAAGACGTAGCATGCGTCTTATGCGTCGTTAAATAATTTTTAGACCTTTTCTCTTGTAAAACGCCCATTTTACAAGAGAAAATTATAATACAATTACATTATATAATGCAAAAAACTAGACGAAAACATTACAAAAAAAATAATAAATCAAAACGCCAAATTGGAGGGGAGAATTATAGTGCAGATGAATCCCCTATTATGTTAGGAATACCAGTAAATGACGTTACATTAGAAGAAATAACTGGAAGAGATGAAGATGATGGTCCTATTAATAGACATTTAAAGGGAATGGGAACTCAGATTAGGGTACAGAGAATTGATGGCTCTGGATTACGCATATTAGGTTATAATATAGAAAATGTATCTCATATAAACGGACCATTAAAACTATCAAGCGACTTATTAAGAGAACTTCGTACTAAACGCAAAAGTTTCAAAAAAGACATTAAGGATTTAAATTCGGGATTACGTACAATTACTTTATCTTTATATGAAGCAGAATCAGATGAAGAAGTAGTAGAAATTGATAAAATTGAGCCATATTTATTTCAAATAAGTTCAGTATAATATATTTTATTATTTATAAATTATGTAAATTCTCGTGTAAAATGGGCGTTTTACATGAGAAAAGGTGTAAAGCAATTTTAATAAAGACATTTTTAGAAAAAATGTAACATTATAGTAAATGTATAATGTTACAAAAAAAGTGGCAAAAAAAGTGACAAAAAGATATTTACCAGATAGATTAACACGATCTGATAAAAAAAAGCAATCAAGAATGTTGAAAAAATCACAACGCCTTTACAAAAAAGGTATCTATTATACCAGAAAACAAGTGGCATCTTTCAAATCAAAACCATCTAATCATGTTTCAAATGCAAAACGTTTATATAAAATAGATTCGATAGAACCATCGGCCAATTTAGCAAAAAAAACAGGTTGTTCTTTGCAAGCTTTAGAAAAAATAGTAAGTAAGGGAGAAGGAGCCTATTTTTCTTCTGGGTCTAGGCCAAATCAAACTGGACAATCTTGGGGTTATGCGCGTCTAGCGAGCGCTATTACAGGTGGGAAAGCTGCAGCGGTTGATTATTCTATTTTAGAAGAAGGTTGCAGACCAAATAGTGTCGCGTTGCGACATGCGAAAATAGCGCGAAAAAAATATGGATATGGAAAACATCGAGTTCCAAAAACAAACTTGTTATAAAAACAAGGGTGCGTTAAAATAATTATTTTCTATCATAAGTATTTAAAGATTATCAAAATAAATTAACAATAAACAATGTCCAAGGATGGAACAATTGCATCGAATGTTTTAACAATTAAAACGGTTCAAATAGCGCCATTTAGAACACTCATGACAGCTCTAAAAGATATTTTACTAGAAACAAATATTACATTTCAACCGGATGGAATACGAATTATTAATATGGATAAATCGCATACAATTTTGGCACATTTATTTCTGGCCGCACAGAATTTTGAATTCTACGAGTGTAAAAAAGAGAAAATTATTATAGGCGTCAATATGTTTCATTTATTCAAGTTAATCAATTCGATTGATAATGATGATACATTGACTATTTATATTGAAAATGACGATTATATTGATGGTATTGTTAGTCACTTGGCACTCAAATTTGAGAATGGCGAAATTAAACAGTGCAAAACTCAAAAGTTGCGACTCATTGAACCGGATTCAGAAGAACTAGAATATCCAGATGTCAAGTTCTCATCGGTGATCAATCTACCTTCTACTGATTTTCAAAAGATCATTCGTGATCTCACATGTATTTCTGATAAATTGGAAATCAAGTCCGTAGGAAATGAGCTTATTTTCAAGTGTTCTGGACAATTTGCATCGGCTGAGATTCATCGCGCTGAATCTGATGGAAGCATGGGATTTATTTTGAAGCAAGATTCTTCCAAAGTCATTCAGGGCGAATTTTCATTAAAAAATCTTGGATATTTTATCAAATGTACCAACTTGTGTTCGCAGATCGAAATGTATTTGGAAAATGATTTACCACTTGTAGTAAAGTATGATGTCGCTAGTTTGGGAAGCATCCGTTTGTGCCTCGCGGCATTACCGTCTTCTTAAAAAATATTTTATACTTGTAAAATAATGTATATTTTTATACACATTATTACTATTAAGATCTATAGCTATTTGGCTATAAGACCCATATGTTTTTTGTGGATAAATATATTTATCCACGAATAGACATTAATATTCAGGAAGGTGTTTCTTGAATAAGCATCCTTGACTAGCAAGTCCTTTTACATCGGTTGTAACAATTCCAGGATTTTGATTTGCACAAGAAGTCATCCAGATTTTAATAATACAGAAATTTTTTTTTGGGGAAATGGTAATTCCGCTTACATTGGCAACAAATGATGATTGATTACTAATAGAATCACCCATAAGAACATAACTCAAATCCTTCCACACTTCAAAAACATTTTTATTGATGATTTTGTAAGAGAAGCATCCGCCTTGTCGATTCTTGGGGTCCTCCCAGATTGGTTTGATTCCTTCACGCATCAAAAACAACATACAATTCTTAACAAGAACCTCGGGAATAGTCTCCGCAATAGCGATTGCTCCTTCTACAGTTTCAATCGTATATATTTTCTTGTAACTTGTGATGCTCCAATCTGTATCGTGAGGCAAATGAGCCCACATGGTCCATTTGTCTGCTAAACGGTGAAACTCTTTATTTGTATCTGTTGCCATTGTAGTTTGCGGAGTTACCATTATACATATAATGTATTCAATTTTTTATATTGTTTTATAAGATTTCTTATTTACCGCAACCATATTGTATCAATACTATTCATCCTCTTGCATTGGTTCATCCTCTTGCATTGGCTCATTCTTTTGCATTGGCTCATCCTCTTGCATTGGTTCATCCTCTTGTATTGGTTCATTTTTATATAAATCATAACCATATTCGCCAAATACTAATTCATCTTTTTCTGTCAATGTGATAACATTTGCATTTTGATCCATAATAGTCAAGGTATAAGTTACATTCTTTAAATGATTAATATGATAATGCTTATACAAATAGTAAGCAAAAAAGACAGAATTCAATTTATTATTTTTAATATAATAATTATAATCTTTATTCTGCAAATCAACCTTATAAGTCTTACCCAAAACAGTAAGATGAACTTGAATAAAATTTAATTTACAGATTTTATATGCTTGAAAATCCGAAGAAAAATTCTTAAATATTATTTTATCTATTTTCTTAGTAGATTCATTTTCAACATTATATACAATAATATCAAAATCAAGTGGTGGATTTTCCTGCAATTTATCAGGAGTAGTACTACAAATTACCTTATTATCTCTTACTACTTCGATTGGGTTAATAAACTGCTTTCTAAATGTATGAATTTTGTCTTTTACAAATTTTACGGTTTCATTGTCTTGAAACATGATTTGAAGATAACTAATTATAATCATAAAATCGTGTGCTCGACACAGTAAAAATCCATCAATATCATACTTGTAATATTTTGCACTAAAATAAATAGCAGCAGAATACATGCCTATATTAAATAATGTACCAAACATTGTACATAGTATTTTATGTAATGTTTAAATAGTTTCATAATTTTGTTATAAATTTTGTTATAAATTTTGTTATAAAATAGTTGGTATTATTTCTTATCAAAACAATAAGAAAAAATAATAAATAATAATATCATTGTGAAAAGGTTGGTTGAGTCTGATATACTTTTGGAGAAACACAGTTATCGCATGTATAATGAATCGAACCAGTTGCTGCATCAAGCCCGAATATATATAAAAGTAATGCAATAATAAAAGTCATAAAAATAAAAGGTATAAATACGATTAACCATGATATTAATCCTAAACCTTTTTCACACAATACATTCAATAAAAAGGTAATACATATCATTACAATTATTTTTAAGAACGCAGTATTATATAATCCTTTTATTGTATCAATGATTACTTGTGTTAATGAAAATATAACATAGATTAATGCAGGAGCACATAAATTCATTTATTTATATATACTAATAGAAAAAGGGATTAATAGAAAAAGGGATTAATAAAAAAAGGGATTAATAGAAAAAAGGCTCTCCGTCTTTGAGGTATCCAACTTTATTTCCAGGATCGCCATTTTCATCTTGGTTGTAAATAGGTCCATTTTCTTCATTTGTTGCATAATAAGTTACATCATCTATTTCTATTTCAAATACCTCTTCTTCTTCTTCTTCTTCTTCTTCTTCTTCTTTTTGCTCCGCTATATCCTCTTCTTCTTCTTCCTCTTCTTCTTCTTCTTTTTGCTCCGCTATATCCTCTTCTTCCTCTTCTTCCTCTTCTTCCTTTTCTTCTTTTTGCTCCGCTATATCCTTTTCTTCCTCTTCTTCCTCTTCTTCCTTTTCTTCTTCTTCTTGTTCCTCCTCTTCTTGTTCCTCTTCCTTTTCTTCTTCTTCTTGTTCCTCTTCTTCCTCTTCTTCTTCTTCCTCTTCCTCTTCTTCCTCTTCTTCCTCCTCTTTCTCCTCTAAAATTTGATGAAATATACTCATATCAAAGTTCATTTTTTCTTCAATATTTAAATGAATATTTTCTTGCTCATTCATGTAGGATTCATATTCCATTTTCAATGATTCTAGCTCATTCTTATATTGTTTGGCAATCACTTTACATTTTTCAAGTTCCTTTTCCAATTGTAAATAACGAATATCATATACTAGTTTTACAACACTTGATTTTACGTCCTCCAAAAATGGTTGAATATGTTTTGCAATCGTAGTCATTCCAAATGTATCTATTCAAATATAGATAATTCTATTTAATAAGGTTTAAAAAATATTTAATCATATTCCCTATAAATATGGACAAAGAAAAAACCCTAGAAAAAGTCAATATTATCCTAAGACAGACGGATTACACACACACAGTTGCTCTCGAAAAATTAAAAGAGGAAAATGGAGATCACATTCAAGTAATAAAACAATATATGGGAATTACTGAAAAAAAGGTACCAGAAATTAAATCAGTAAATCAGGAAATTTATCGTCAATTACGTAATAAAATGGATAATTCTATACGTAATTATAATAAGAAACAAGAAGAAAAGTTAATACAAGAAACAACAAATAATAATTAACAACTTGCAGCATTAAAACCAAATTTTTCGTTAATAATATTATTTTTTGTTTGCGGTTTTTTTTGTATCATTGAAGGCGTTTTTTTAACTTGATAGTTATTAGAAGGAATAATTTTATTATTAATAATGAAGTCATCATTATCTTCATGAAATTCTGGTAAAATTCGTGTCAAAGGTTTATCCACAATTAAAAATAAACGCTCTGTATTCAATAAAGAACGAAACTCCTGTATTGTTAAATTACCATAAAATTTTTCTAACATATAATGTGGATTAGGAGCCGGTTTAATATTCTTTTTATAATCATAAATTTTTGAATAAATATGATTAATTAAATAATAACGTTCAAATTTTATAGAGCTATCAATATTTTCCTCCATTAAATGTGCAACAGCACATTCTGGCGTACAAAAACAACCATACACATGGTAAGAATCCTTGATAAAATACTTGGGAATGTAAATCGGAGGATTATCAAAATCATATGAACACCAAAAACATGCGGATTTTTTATCTGAAATATTATTTTTATGGAGATTTTGTTCTAGAATTTTTAATTTCTTCCATATATCTTTTGTATCATCCAAACACTCGTGACTACTTGCAAAAAAATCCTTTACATCATTTGACGCATCTTTTACATCAAATGGGCTGCATGAGACAATTTCATAAGATAATTCATTTTTTGATGTATCAAAATTAAAAGATTCAATAGTTGATGCGGAAAAGTTAGAATCGTGGAATCCTACACTTTGTAAATCGTTACTGCAACATTTAAGATGTAAAATTACATTTGGTTTTGTTTCAGATTGTGTAACAATCAAATTTGTATTTTGAATAATTTTTCCACCCTTGGGTTTCCTTCCACGTTTTCTTGCTGTTGCTTTTAATACTGTATTTTCTTCTTTTATTGTTGCTGATTCATTACAAACAAATTTATCTTCTTTTTCTTGCGATTCTATTTCTATATTCAATTCAATGTTATTAGTATTATCAATAATTTTATTTTCTATAATTACATTTACATTTTTCTCTTGAACTGCAAGAGCAATAGCTTCTAGTTCTTTTTTAGAACGTCTGCCTCTTTTTGGTTTTACAACTGCTATCTGCGGTTCTGACATGGTTATAATGTATTTACTTAACAATTGATTTAAATTGTTTTATTAAATACTTTTTCTGCAATTCTAATTCTAAAATTCTAATTCCAACCTACTCTTTAGAATGTGTAGTATAACAATATCTGCACACTGGCATATAATTTGTAGAACCAATCACCAATTGTTCTTTTTCCTCTGACAATCGAAGAGAGAATATTCCAGGAGTTCCATCTTTACACAAATTACACATTGAATTCAATTTTGTAACCTTATCACATAAAGGTATAAGATCGATCATACCACCAAATTTTTTTCTCTCAAAATCTCCGTCTAATCCACAAACATACACAACCTTTTTATCTTTCAACATAAATTCTACACTCTGTACAAGATCTTCGAAAAATTGTCCTTCATTGATTAAAATAACATCAACATTTTTAATGTTGTCCATGATCTCAATTAATTTTGTAGTTTGAATGCACGGTATCATTACACTATCATGATTTGACATCATTGTATTATGATATCTAGTATCGCATGCATAATTGATTACGGCAATAGGAATATTACAAAAGGTATATTGCTTATATAATTCTAATAATTTTGATGTTTTTCCGGAAAACATGGGTCCAAATATAAGTTCTAAATAACCAGCTTTGGATGCCATTTTCTTAAGCGATAATGTCATTTATTATATATGACATAATCTTTTCAATTCTTTTTCGTAAAAAGTATATAAATGTTTTCAACAGTACAATACAATAGTAATGAGCAGTATTCCATGGGTGGAAGCATATCGGCCAACTAATTTTGATTCCGTTGTATTAGATCCGTTAAATAAACAAATTCTAAAAAACATCATAGAAACTTCTTATTTTCCGAATCTTTTATTGTACGGACCGCCTGGAACCGGAAAAACAACTACAATTATTAATCTGGTGAATGCATATCAAGAAAAAATAAACCAAAAGAATAAAGGTCTCATGATTCATTTAAATGCTTCTGATGAAAGAGGAATCGATATTATTCGAAATCAAATCAATCAATTTGTCAATTCTAAATCTCTTTTTTATGATGGTATGAAATTTGTTATTCTGGATGAAGTAGATTATATGACAAAAAATGCCCAACAAGCTTTGCGGTATTTGCTTCAAAATTATTCAAATTCTGTAAGGTTTTGTCTTATCTGCAATTATATAAGTAAAATAGATGAAGGATTACAAAATGAATTTTTGCGCCTTCGATTTAATCAACTACCACAGGATGATATCGTTGGTTTTCTTTCCAATATTGCAAAAAGTGAAAAGTTAAATATACAACAATCATCACTAAAGCAGATTCAAAGCTTATATAAATCAGATATTCGAAGTATGATCAATTTTATGCAGTCCAATCAAAATATTTTAAATTTTGATTTTCATATTATCGATGATTCTATTTGGCAACAGTTTTTTACCATGTTACAGGATAAAGATAATATAAAAATAATGCCACAATATTTACAAGAAATTAGTCAAATATACAATATGGATAAAAAAAATATTATTAAAAATTTTATGAATTATATTATTCGAAATAAAAAAGAAGTTCTAACCACAGACTTTTTAAATTTTGTTGAAAATATTATGCATTATCAAGAATGTAAAAATACGCATTATATTCATTATTCAATTTCACGTCTTTCTACTTTTTTAGAAAAGTCTTCATAAATCGTCATTCTCTTTTTTAATGTGTCTAAAAACATATTTGGAGGAGAAAAATTGGCTGGATCAATCAAGCTAGTTGTTAAGCTATATCCCACTATATTATGATATTTACCTTTTTTTTCCTTTTCTCCATTTTCTTTATTTTCTCCATTTTTTATTATTGCCATTGGTTTTGAATTGCCTCGTTGAACTTCTCTATATGTCTTCATCTATTAATATATTATAAAATAATTGAAGCAAATAATTTAAAGAAGACAATAGACAATCTATAATGACATCCATCGATGACGAATGGACAAATTTTATATCAATAAAATCAAATGCTTCTGATGATGAAAATGAGGTATATGATTCAACCGAGGTTATTTTAAATGATGAACTTTTAGAAACTCCTAAATCAGGACAAATATATATCTCAACTAAATCAAAAATAGCATATTTGGACAAAGAAATTGAGTTGAAAGATATTTTTTGGAAAATACCAGTTATTTCATATTCCACTCCACAAAATGGAGTGATTAAAAAACAAATGAAGTTTAATTCTACCACTATAGAAGAGGTTGCTTATATTCAAGAATGCCTTCAAAATGAATTATATGTAGATCAACAAATTATGACAAGCATTAATAATCCAAGTGGAAGAATTAAATTTAAAGATATTCGAAAGGTCAGTGTAGGTGTTTCTAAAAAAGATATTATGAGTTATCGTTGCAAAAGAAAGAGCGCATTTTATAATTGTTTTGTCATGATCTTACGCATTAGAATTAAAGAGACATTTAAAGAGTTTCATATTAAAGTTTTCAATACAGGAAAATTAGAAATTCCGGGAATACAAACTGACGAGATTTTTCACGAAGTTCTTCAAACTATAAAATTAACACTACAGCCATTTATTTCAGAGCCACTTGATTATAATCAAAAAAGCGACACTGTTCTAATTAATTCTAATTTTAATTGTGGATTCTTTATTAATCGTGAAATATTATACGATATCCTAAAATATAAGTATAATATTCAATGCATATATGATCCATGCTCTTATCCGGGCATTCAGTGCAAATTTTATTATAACCCAGAATTAAAAATACAAACCGGGTCTCAAGTTTCTGAGGAAAAAGACAAGGATAAGAACAAGGATAAGAAAAAGAAGAAGGAGAAAAAGAACAAGAATGGAATCATAGAAGTAAGTTTTATGATATTTAGGACAGGAAGTATTCTTATTGTCGGAATGTGTGAAGAATATGTTTTATATTATATTTATGAATTTTTGAAAACATTATTGACCAATGAGTTTCAACAGATACATCAAAAATTAACTTCTTCCACAGAATCTCTTGTTATAAAAGATAAAAAGAAAAAAGTTAGACGTAAGAATATTACTATTACTACATCTGGGCTATAAACAAGAAATAAGTCTATCCAATATTGAGATATTTATTTCTTCCTCATTCCATCGCAATATATTATTTTTTATATTTTTTACAGTTTTTACATCAGAACTAATTAACAAATGATACTTTTTCAAAAATACATGAATTATAGTATATACAGTTTCATCTGATAATTTGGAAGAAGTTTGTTTTATTTTTGAAATAAATAAATTCAATACATCCAGATCTTCGTAAGAAAATGTATAATGATGTACAATTTTTTGTATAATTTTTCCTACTTTATTTATATGATATGATTGTTCCTCTTTTGTACTAAAATCAAAGATATTTGAAACTAGTTCTAATAAATTTTGATATATATGCTGCAGTATTTCATTCTTTTTGAGAAGTTGAATTTCTTCTTTATCGTGTATAGTTTGTTTCAATTCACTATTAATGTAAAATATTGTTTTTTTATATACAAATAAAGTAGCGTCCCTTGAACTTAATTGTAAGAATGTATGCTGGTCTTCAGATATTTGTCCTATAAATTCCACATAAAAATAAAATGCTTTTTGACTATGAAAATATGCAACATCAATATTTTTGGTATAAAATAAAATGATATTAAATACATTCGTAATGGTTAATAAACCGCGATGCATTATAAATTTTAAAAAAATTATATCTTTTATTTTTACATTCTCGAGTATAAAAAGTATATATTCTATTAATAAATGATTATACTTTGTTTGTATTTCTGATATACTTGCAGTTAATTTTAAATTATAATTTTCTTGATTATTTAACGAGTATTGATTATCTTTTGTCATATATAAAGTAGTATTATTATATTCTTTTTTTGGATTTATTTTTTGGATTTATGTTTCGGATTTGTTTAGATTTTTAATACTATCTTTTATTTTTATTTAATTTAATATATAAGTATTTAAAGCTTAAGTAAAATTTTACCATATAATGTCTGAAGGTGGAAAAACTATGTCAGAGGCAAACTATCGTTTGCCGAGTGATGTAACTTTAAAACATTCTGCCAAACTTGGCATTGTTGAAGATAAGCCCGTTATGTTTGATTATTGGTCTGCATCTCTAGACAAAAAAGCGCTCGTTGGTGTAAAAGATAATGGAGAAAAGCTCCTTGTGAAAAGTGAAGATGAATATACATCACCTATTGCAAAGTTTTACAAAAGCGGTACTGAATATATTATAATAACCGAAAACTCGATTTACTTGGTATCTTCAGATATTCCCACCAGAAAGATTTCTTAAATTATATATCATATGCAAATTTTATAATATATGTAAAATATATATTATGAGCTGTTGTTATAAGTATTCGTCGAACCCTTATTTTGTTTCTGTTTCTAGCAACAATAATTTAAGATGTTTTGCCAGACCTGCAGCTATTTCTGGTGTTCTTACTAAAACTTCAGCTATTTCTAGTGTTTTTACTTCTAGCGATTTTATATCCTTTCAAAGATATACAAGTTCGCTTTGTAACAAAGGAGGGCCGTGTCCTCGTTGTTTCGGAGATTATCCAAACCAAAGCAATTCGTCTTCTTATACTACGGCATTGAAGGCAAATCTTATTTATCCCGCGAAATTCAGTACATGTAATTGTATTAATTTAGGACGAAAGGTTTAAAAACTATAAAAAAATTTTTATAATATAATAATATAATATTATAGAAATGCCATATGGAAATTTTTATGTAGGAAAAGGAGGGTTTCAATACAAGAGATCAGGAGGCGGAGGCAACCGTAAAAATCCACCTATAGGATTGATTACCGGCGTCTATGCTGATGTAAATAACACGTATGTCCCTGGCGCTGGTGTTGGCGCATCCTCGATTGCAACAAGGCGTGCTAAATTATTGCGATCCACGATTTGTACTTCGCAGTATCCATGTTCCAAAAGTTATTCACGGTTAGGTCTTCAAATGAGCGGTGGAAGCAATCAATATGCATTGAACTGGGGCGTACCCATTGTTGCGCCTATTAAACTATAATAATAAATGGCTTAAATAAAAAAGATAATATAATCTTAACATAATGAAAAAAGAAACTATAGAAATAATTATACCAAGTAAAATAAACGAAGGTGAATTTTTAAGTAAATATAAATCATCATATAAATCCGCCTTTTTAGATTTATTATTGCATACTTTTTTATTTTCTTCATCATTGTATTTATCGTGGATATTCAAAAATAGCTGGTTGTGTATATTTACTACATTATTAATGGCCGCTTTAACAAATCGAACATTTGTTATTTTTCATGATTGTTGCCATGAATCATATACCCCAAATAAACAATTAAATTATGTTCTTTCACATATAACTGGAATGCTGGTTTTAACGAGTCCAAACTGGATATTGGATCATCATACACATCATTTAACGAATGGAAATATTGAAAATAAGCAGCATTATTTTTTTAATGAAACAATTATATTTACCAAGAACCAATTTTTATCAAAAACAAAAATACAACAATTAATTTATAGAGTATATAAAAATCCCTTGATTTTTTTTTCGGTTGTTCCAATTATATATTTCGGAGTTTTTCAGCAATTTATATATATTATAAAAAAATATCGTCATCCAACTACTTTTACTCAATCATTATTGCGAATCACATTCAATCATATTCTAAATAATATTTTGTCTTTTATATATATATTTAAGCTATATGAATACGGGTTATTGATGCATTATATATGTTGGATTTCATTATCTTCAGCACTTTCTTTTATGATATTTCATAATCAACATTCGTTTAATCCATCCTATGTAGTGAATGATACAGAATGGACAAAACGAAATAGTGGTTTATCGGGAAGTTCATTTATACAATTACCTAAATATTTAAAATATTTTTACATGGGCATCGAGTATCATCATATTCATCATATGAATGCAAAAATACCCGGATATAATTTACAATCTTTTCATGAAGAAGTTTTATCTAAAAGCAATATGTTTGATACTATTGTAAAGTTATCTATGGCAGATTGTTATAATAATCTGTGGTTAGTTTTGTATGATGAGGATAAAAAAAAATATATTTCTTTTGAAGATCTTGATAACGAAGAAGAAAAAAAGACCAATTAAATACGTTATTTTTTACAATTTTTAACCAAATATAAGCTTATCAACAGTTGTTCTGACACAGAATATGTGATGTAAAATAATACCCAATAAAAATAAACATAACAAAATATAGAAAAAGCTATAATTTGGAACAAATAACCAAATAATAAAAGCTCCTAAAATGGTCATTGCTACATCTGCCATAGAAATACCAAAAAGTTTATAGGAATGTATTCCTTGTCCAACCTTTCCAAACAGATCTTTATATTGGCATAGCATCTTTTATTATTATACATAATGAGTATAATAATAAATTTTATTAATAAACTGGCTGGAAAATATTAGCATAATGATTTTTTGGAGAAATCTTGTAAGGTGGTGGTTTGTGACCCAACCAAATCAAATTTCCGAAACCAACATATTTACCTCGACCCGTTAAAATATCAGGATTCGGGATGACACTTGGATTAGCTTGACTCTGCAAATTAAACCAATAATAATGTGTGACACCTGTTCTTGGAGGAGTGCCCTGCTTCAAGGGACCAATTCCAGAATGATTATCTAGCCAATTTACATGTGATTGAACATTCTTAATTGCTCTCGATCTGCCCGCCATGGATATATTTACACAATATTTTTATTTCTGTTTTTTGATCTTTTGTATTTATTTTTAAGAGTTTTTGATTTTCTCTTTCTTTTTTGAGTTTTTAATTTTCTTTTGCTTTTTCCTCCAAAACGACTCATATATTGAATAACATCTGAAGGTAATGTTGGCACTTTCCCCCTTTTTTTTGCATTATTCATCATTTCTAACCGTTTTTTATTTATATCGCTTATACGAAAAACAAAAAAACCCTCTCCGACTTTATTTCCATCTGCATCTAATCCTTTACTCGTAGATATCATCTGTGTTTGTAAGAGATTAGACGAAGACCTTGAATTTGAAGACCTAGAAGACCTAGAAGACCTAGAAGACCTAGAAGACCTAGAAGACCTAGGTGATAACTCAGCCGGTTTAGATATTGTAACTTGCACAAGTCCTGTTTCAGGATTTATAAATCCATCAAAGATTCCACGAGTTTTTCTATTAGCAAAAACAAAAAGAAATTCCTCTCCAATATCACTTTCTTTTAGAGAAACTGGTATATATCCACGTTCTAAGAGTTTTTGTTCGATTGTATTCATATATAATTTATTTATTATAAAAATAATAAATAACCCTTCTTTTTGCTATTATTTTAATAGTTGCTCACACATCTTCAAACTTCATATGTTTATCGAGTAAAATTTATTTCCTTGATTTCTTTGATTTCTTTAATTTCCTTGATTTCTTTGATTTCTTTGATTTGATTGATTTCTTTGATTTTTTATATTTCCTTTTACGAGTTCCACCAAACCAACCTTCAGATAAGTAATCTCCAATACTTGTAATATTTTTCTTCCTCTTCCCTTTTCTTCTCTCTTGTTCTTCTTGTTCTTTTTCTTGTTCTTCTTTTCTCTTTCTTTTCCCTGTTCTTCTCTCTTGTTCTTCTTCTTGTTCTTCTTCTTCTTCTTCTTGTTCTTCTTCTTGTTCTTGTTCTTGTTCTTCTTTCTTCGTCATAAAATGTCCATTTATCGCCTTCTGCATAGCTTTTCTTTTTTCAATATTACGTGCAGTTGGAAGAGCAAAACGAGTAGCGAATGTTGAATAACTATTGGTTTCTAGGGTTCCTAGTCCAGTATCCATTGTTGCACCTGGAAGATCTGATAAGTATTTAAATTTTGCATATCGTGTTCCGTCGTTGTCTTCTATTTTATCAAATACACCCACTTTTTTACCAGATCGACCAGGGTTATTATATATTGATTGAATATAATAAGTCGTTTCAGGCGCTAGTTGATTCCATGGCACCTGTGTCATATTTGGTGGAAATTGTGCCATAAATAAGTATTATAATTATATTATAATTATATTATAAAATTATAAAAAATTGCGGTTATTTTAGGAAAGTCAAATAATTTAGAAAATATTGAATTTTTTTTTCTGTAAAAAAAAAAATATTTATTTATTATATAATATGGGTCTAACTGACGCTGCTGAATTTGTAGGTTCTTTGCAAAGACTGCAAAAATTGAATTATGGGGCTGCATTATTGGTTAATACTTTACCTAATGGTGTTGGAATACAGTTTAGTGAAGATTTATTAAAAACTGTCGGACTGAACGATTTAGCGGATACCAATCCATCTGGTTTTAAACAATACTATCTTAATTTAGTTACTATAAAAGCAGCAGATAATTCAATTCCTGAAAGTAGTGCAGCATCTCAAACAATTATAAGTCAAGTAATGGCTGCAGAAAGAGATGCAATGATACATGGTAAAGCTGTTTTTAATACTAAAATTGATGCTTCTATAATAGATAATATGGTTCCACAATTTAAAGATAAAGCAAAGGTTATAACTTTTTATCATAAACACCCAACTCAAGCTCCTGTTAGCGCGGATTGGAGTTTTCCGAATCCTCCATGGCCCTGGCCAGCTCCTATTACTTGAGAATAAGTTTAAGTATTTATTTTTTATAAAAAAATAAAAAATAAAAAATAGCCTCCTAAGGGAATTGAACCCTTGACCTCCAGTTTACAAGACTGGTGCTCTACCACTAAGCTAAAGAGGCACCCCAATATAACTGGATATTTTCTCTTTAAATCAAAATTTCTGATAACTTTATAATTTGTTCCGGAGTAAGTGCCGTGGGAAAATTCACATGAAAATGCAAAATTAGATTTCCCACATGATTTTCTCTTGTTAATCCCATGTTCGGGATTACTTTTTTGTATTCAGGTGTAATAATATTTCCGCTTTTATTGTTGATTGTATAAACGCGACCATTTAAATGCTTCAATTCATACATAAATCCACACAATGCCTCTTTTAACGAAATAGTATGTTCTAAAATCAAATCAAGACCATTTCTGATAAAAGAACTATTATTTTCTATTTTTACAAATATTTTTACATCTCCTTTGCACGTCGGATGAGCTGCATTTCCTTCATTTTGTAAAAGAATCACCTCATTCTGATCAATCCCTTTAAAAATATCAACGTACAGCGTGACTGTTTCAAATATTTTATTGTTATTTTCCATGATCCAGCGCTCAACTTCTACAGGTATTTTTGCACCATTTAATACCTGTGACATGTTTATCAATACTGTTTTTATAATAGGCGCGGGTTTCTCTGGTCCCATATTTACAGGCATTCCATTTCGAAAAATGCGAATATTTGGTACGCCTCCTCCAAAACTATTCATACCCATATCGTTATGCATTCCTTGACCAAAAAACGGATTTTGTTGGCCACCAAAAAAGAGATTGGAAAATAATTCATCTATATTTATATTTTCAAAATCTTGACCATGCATTTGCATTCGTTGAAACGGATTTTTTCGAGACATGTCATATTCTTGCTTCTTTGATGCATCTCCTAGAACTTCATACGCCTCACTAATTTTCTGAAACATTTCCACAGTTTCAGGTTTATCTCGATTTTTATCAGGATGATATTTTAAGGACAAGCGTCGATATGCCTTTTTAATTTCATCAGAACTGGCTGTTTCGGGGACTTCTAATTTTTCATAAAAATTTTTTGGCATATAATATAATTATAAGAGATAAGCTTAAATAATATTTTACGAATATATTTATTATCGCGGCATGGATACCAATTTATTCATTTATAAATATCAGCCTATGTTTTTAAAAGACTTTGAAATTGAATCGTCTCTTACTGGAATATTGGAAACTCTTATTAAAATGAATAGTATAAATATTATGTTGAATGGTGATATGGGATCTGGAAAAACTTCTTTGTTACATTCTATTATTCGCGAATATTATACAGGATACACTCCTAATGATTATCAAGATAATATTTTACATATTAATAGTCTAAAAGAACAAGGTATCAATTATTATCGCAATGATGTAAAAACATTTTGTCAAACATCTTCCCATATAAAACAAAAAAAGAAGTTTGTTATATTAGATGATGTTGATTTTATCAATGAACATAGTCAGCAAGTATTTCGCAACTATATTGATAAATATAGTCATAATGTTCATTTTATTGCATCATGCAACAATATGCAAAAAGTAATTGAAAGTTTGCAGTCGCGATTTACAATTATAAAAATAAAATCTTTAGAGCGAGAAAGCTTATTAAAAATATTGCACAAAATTAAAATTAGTGAAAATATAGAAATTGAGGAAGACGCAATTCCTTTTATTTTAGACGTAAGTAATAATACTGCAAAAACTTTGATTAATTATATGGAAAAATTTAAGCTATTAAACCAATCAATTACTTTGCAGTTGGCAAATTTAGTATGTACTAATATAAGTTTTACCACATTTGAAGATTATACAAAATGTATTCTTGATAAAAATATCAACGAAGCAATTTCTATTTTATATTCGATTTATGATAAAGGATATTCTGTGATGGATATTTTAGATAATTATTTTTTATTTGTTAAAACAACCCTTATTTTATCAGAAGATCAAAAATATATCATTATTCCACATATTTGCAAATATATTACTATTTTTCACAACATACATGAAGATGAAATAGAATTGGCACTATTTAGTAATAATTTGATTTTTAATATCTGCTAATTATTATATATTTGATGCGTTAAAATATTTTTATACTCAAGTAATATATAAAATGAGCAACAGCCAAATATTCAAAAAAAAATTTTCTACAGAAATTTTATTTAAATTATTAGACAAAGTTGCGGAGAAATCAGAAAAATTATATATATTCAGTACAGAATCTTATAAAAGAGGAGTTTTACAAGAAGATATTCCAAAATTTTTAGAAGAATGCAAAGAGTTCTATCATGTGTCTAAACAAAAGTATTTAGAAAGAAAATTATCATTTAATTCATTTACAACTGTATTAAGACAAATTTGTAAATATAATAAGGTAACTTATACAACACAAATTAAATATGATAAATCTTCTTATAGTATTATTTATTTCATCTATTTTTAAAATATCGTAATATTAGTATTTCTTGCGCTTTGTCGAAGACTTAGATTTAGATGATTTTTTTTTATGTTTTCCTCCATATTTTGGTTGTATTTGTGACAATGATGCATAAGATGGCTGTGTAGCATAAGATGATTGTGGTCTATAAGATGGCTGTGTTGCATAAGATGGCTGTGTTGCATAAGATGGCTGTGGCGTATAAGATGGCTGTGTTGCATAAGATGACTGTGTTGCATAAGAAGATGGCTGTGTTATATAAGATGACTGTGTTGCATAAGAAGATGGGCTATACGATGGCAAACGATATGATGATAATTCCAATCCAGAAGTAGATGAACTGGTAGAACTAGAGCTAGAACTTGTCTTTTTTTCTCCAAGAAGTAATGCTGTTATACCTGTAATTCCTAACCCTGCAAATATTAAATAACTTGCACTCATTACAATATATGAATAAATAAAAATATTTTCTTCATATTTTCTTATAGTTTTTAAGGTAATCTCGCTGGATAACTTTCTTTTACTAAATATGTAGGAGATACATTGGGTTTTAAACCCCACAACGGCGCTCCCGAAGGCATTCGCCAAAAACTAACCCAATTTGGTTTCTTTTTAAATGGCTCAATGGTACCTTTCGGTACATCCGGTACGCTTGCAAGCAATATATATTTGCATATAATTATCTTTGATTCTAAAATCTGACGTTGTGACATTCTTGCAAACCATTCATAATGTCGTCGATTTAAAATTTCATTTGCTGGAATATAAATACCATATGCATTTGAGTAAATATCCAAATAATTATTCGAGAGAAGATCATCTACCAAGATAGGTTCATCTTCCATAGTTCGTGTTCCAATCATTTTCCCATCTATTACCGAGACCTTCCCTTCTTTTACTCGGTATCGCAACCAGCGATTGAATTCTCCCAAAAATTCTGCCTGTGCGGTATAATCACTCGATATTGTTCTCTCCATAAAATTCATCAGATCTTTCAAAACGGGACATTCTTTTTGTGCTCCCATAAAATATAAATTAACATACCAATTATAACTTGTGGCAGTAATGTTTCGGTCAATCGTTTCACAAATACAGATTTTATTTCCAGCCGTTGCAGTTTGATACATATTGATTAAATCCCGAAAGCATAAGAAAGACGCGGGTACAAGTAAGCCCCCGTAATGATAAAGCAAAGAAACGAGACCTAATTGACGCAAATAATCAAGAACTGGACTCGAAACGCTATCCATATTGATTTTCCAATTTGGCAATAATTTTGAAAATGAATCATCATCTATCAAGCAAATGCGAAAGGAATCTCCACAGCAATGAATAATCGATTTCACTGTCAAATATAAATAGGGTTGATTCAAATTAAAAGAACTACGAGATCCAAAGCTCTGCCAGTTTCTAGCATTGTATTCATGGTGCAATGGAATCCACAAAATTGGACGCTTATCTTTACTATTATCTAAAGTTGTTCCGTCATTCAATAAATATTTTTGCAAAGAGGCATTACTTACTTCTTCGCGTCCATTATTGAATTGTTTGGTTTGATGCCTTTGAAATAAATAGGCGCAGCCAATCAAAAGTATGACAATCCATATATAATTCATGTAATCTTTCATTTTAATATATTATAGCATGGGAATTTATTTTCACACCTTTTGATATTTTATAATTATAGTATTTGTTATCTGTCTTGAATCCGCTGAATAGATGCCCAAAAATCTTGTTCTCTTTTTTGCACTAATTCCGCTTCTTTTGCCAGTTGATAAGCACGTTTTGTCGCCAAGGTATCTTCGCTCTGCGTTCTATGTTTCAAGTACTGCATTGCCTGTTGTTCTGATAAGGGTTTGGTGTCCTGCTGTGATCGATATATAGCAAATTCATTGACTGACCCAAATTTTTGCTTTACCAAATAATCTTCTTCTGTGACAGGGATTACTGATTGCGTATGTGCTTTATGTAAATCTTGAAATGACAATTGACTAAACAAATCAGAATCATAAGTTTGTGGTGCAGAATTGATAATGTTTGTTCCTGCAGAACGACTTGTTATATCTTGTACATCTTCTCTCACGATCAGTGAGCGCAATTCGGCCTTTTTTCTATCGATTTGTTGCGCCATATCTGCGAGACCTGTTGCATGCGTTGTAGGCTCTCCCTCTTGGGTGCCGCGCAGCCAATCCTCGTATCCTTTTGCATCACCCTCCTGCTCCAATTTATTCTTTTCAAATTGCTGATTAAACCACGAATTAAAGTCTTTTGTATTCTTGAATTTTTTCTTATTCGACGTGAAAAATTCGTCGAGGAGTTCCTTCTTTTGCTCTTCATTGTAGGTAATCGAATCGTAATCTGTATTATAATTATCGATAGTTTCGGTTGTCGCCGATTTTTTAAATTCCCAAATAGAATATAACATTTTATATGCTTTGCTGTAAAAAATGAAATAGTCTGGCGCAAGACCGGATTTATCAGGGTGTGTTTTTAAAACTACCTGCTTTGCACGTTTTAAATGGGCTTCATCAAAATTTGCGGGTATTCTGAAGAGATTCAAAATATCTTCTAAATCATAATGTTCTATATTCAAATCCACACTCATATAATACTTTATATATTAAATTTAACTAATTTTTACAAGTTTGTTACATATATTTTATAATACCGGGTATCATTGATCGGTTTTTATATACATACTTTTCATTATATACAACATGACTAACTACAAATGATTTGACCAAAGCTAGCACTTGTATATTCATGTTTGAAAAATTTAGAGCTTCGCCAAAATATAAAAAAAGCATGGTAAAAAGACCTAGAAGAAAAGCGGTTTCGCCTTTTTGCTTTTTGATAAAGTTCCAACTCATATAATAATGATTTGGTACATGTAAAAACGTCATATACAATAAAAATAGATCACTTGCATTTAAAGACGGTATTCCAAACAAAACCCAGTGGAATACTATTTCAGGAAGTGTAAAAAGAGCCAAAATCCAAAAATTGGTTGATAACTGTTTTAAACTGATAATATCATGTCTGAAATGTACAAGTGACATCAATAAAAACAGTATATCGACTATTTTGTCTTGATGTAACTGTGTTAGTAGTTGAAACCCGGCCATATTTGCTGCTTGTATTTGTAATAATTTTGGTACAAGTCCGTTTTGCGTTGCGTGAATTAAATCAGTGCTTCCGTGTGGAGAAATGATGCCTAAAATAATTTTTTTTGCAATGTATGGGGTAATCATTATATATACAGTGTAAAAACACTTTATATATTTATTTTTTTACATTTTTTATACATTTTTTATAAGTTTTTTACAGACTTTAAATGAATATTACATCGTTTAAAAAATGCGTCCAATTCTGCAGGACCTGAACCCGTTACACTATCATCAGGAACAAAACTTACATTTCCTTTCTTAAACAGCAATATCACAGGAATTCCATTGACCATCTTTTTCTGCTTTAAAACCGCATATAAGTCAAAACTCTCATCCACGTCAATATCCGCGCAAATCACATTTTGCGGCGACGATGCGAAAAAAGCATGGACTACTGGGGCAATCACCTTGCATGGATTACACCAGGTGGCGCCGAGCTTCATAATGACTAGACCTGGATTTGCTTGCAATAATTTTAAAAACTCGTTTCGATTTTCAAAAGATGCGATAATTTGTTTGGAAGTCATCTCTATAATTTAGGCGCTATACTTTTATATCCTTCTTTAAAAAAAATAATAATATTATATTATAGTATAATATAATGGAAGATGGGTGTCTTGTTATTTCTCCACAACAAAAACAAGAGATGCATGCATTAGTGGATCATTTAAGAAGTGATCCAAATATTGCGAGAATACTTGCAGAATTTACTGCTGTTAATAATAGTATGTGCATACGCGAAGGTGGAAAACGTTCTCGTTCTAAATCTGGTCGCTCTCGTTCTCGTTCTTTTAAAGGAGGAGCCACTCTTGAAGAAATGCTTGCATCTTTGTTTCCACGAGAGAAAATTGAAGAAGAAGCAGCAGCAGCAGGACAAACAGTAGTTATGTCACCCGCTATGATAGCAAAAAAGCAAGAAGATAGAATAATAAACTACATTATGGGAACACTTTTATTATTATTAATTTTTGGTTTAACTATGCTTGCAACTTCGGAAGCTGCAGCTGCAGTGTTATGGCCTGCAGTAAAATTTTCATTAAGTGGAAAATGTGGGAGCTGGGCTTCTACAACTCTTGTTTATATAGGAATAAGTCCTGTGTGTAAAGAAACAAATACCTATATAAAATTTATTACTGAAGCTGCATTTGGTAACTATGGCGCTATTAATCAATTAATAACACTTCTTATAACAGGATCAACTTCTGGCACAGTTGTTTATTATGGTCTATATTTTGTTGCATGTTCGATATATACTGGAATAATAGCAAAAAGAGGAGCAATGTCTAGAGCAACAAGTCTTGAACAAGTTCGAAATACCCCAAATTTTAATAGTGCTATGATATCATCGCCAGAAGGAATAGCTAAACAAAATCAAGCAATGCGACAAGCTCAAACAGCTTATGATGGAGGAAATATCAGCCCAGAAGAGTTTAATGATATAAAAGCAGTTTATGCTGCTGGTGGCGGTGGCGGCGGCAGACCAACCCCAAAAGTAACAAAAGTAGTTGATAGTCTTTTGACGAGATTAAACTCTGGATTAAGCAGCCCAAGATTTGGTGGCCCAGATGAGCCAGATTATGAGCCAGATTATGATGTTGATGAGGCTAACCCTTTTTCTATGAGGGGACCAGCTGCATACAGTGAAGACCTTAATGGCGGACGCAAACGACGACGAACCAGAGGAAGAAAATCCAAGCGTGGCGGCAAAAAGAGGCGATCAACGCGCAGAAGAAGAACAAGACGTCATTAGATAATAATATATTTTTTATAAGAACTATATTATTTTATATATATATATATATGAGTTTGACTCTAGAAAATAAAAAAGAAGCAAGAATTGCAATAGATACATTCTTTCAAGCATTTGAGATAACATGCAAACAATCTAGGGGAGGAAAGAAGGGACGAGTAAAGAAGGGTGGCATGGATTCTGAATTATTAAAAATAATTGAGAGTATAGGATATAAATCGTTACCATGGCTTATATTAGGAGGAATTTTAATTCTCGAGTATCTTTTATCTGCTTATATAAGTTCTACCCCTGATAATGATATGTTTCAAGTTATAGGACAGGATTATTCTCTTGCTGCGAGGGGCGCTGATGTAATTCAAGGTATAAATTCTTCTAAATTTTTGGGTACCGGATTAATTTCATATTTTCTTACAGAAATGGGTGTGCAATGTAGTAGTCCTCGAGCCCAAGCAATAATTCATTTTATGCGACTGATTTCTTCATGTTATTCGGGAAATGCAAATCAAAGAGATCTTCTAGATCTAATGAACATTGTAACAGTAACGATATCGCCCGCTGCATTAATTACAGGTGGTTTAATGGGAACAGTAAATCATCTTAGAAATGCAGATTTTGAAACTTTAAAACAACAAGCATTTAAGTTTAGTAGCGATATACTTGCAAGAGAAGACGAGGTAATTCCGGAATCTGTACCTACGCATGCACCCGTGCAACACGGGATGTCACCTTCCACTCTTGATGAAATGGATTATTATGAACTTCACCCAGTTGATAGTGTTGGGAATGCAACAAATTATTCCTCTGGCGGTTACAGACGACGAAGAAGCAAAGGAAGACGTGTCAGTAAAAAACGAACCAAAACCAAAGGAAAAACAAGGAAAAACAAAAGAAGAAAAATAAATGATAAAAAATTATAAACAACATAAAAATAATTTCATTATAGTATATTATAATGAAATCAGTGTTTTTTTTACTATCACTGGTTCTTTCGTTTGCTAGTTGTAATGGGTTTTCACACAGATTTATTAATTCTGTGCGAGACATTTCCAACTTGAATTTATTTAGAAAATATCCCCTTTCACAGAATCATTACGAACGATATATTAAACGCATCAATTCTAAGAATCATACTATTCAAAATTATGAGATTGCCAATGGGCATCTTCGTAATGAGGAAGAAAACGTGGAAGACCTTGTGACAAGAATTATGAGACAATTTAATGAAACGGATACAAATAGTACAACAAATGCTAATAGACCTCGCGGTTTTCGCATCGTTTTAAATAAGAGTATGTTTCAAAACATGGCAAATCAGTTTCCTGGTCTCAATGGTTTTGAAGAAGAAGGCGAAGAAGTTCAAAAAGAAAATCAAAATAATAATGAAAATGACCATCCAGGTGTGTATTACGACTCCTATGGAAATCCGATTCGAACATTTGGACGTAGAGCAGGTAATCAAGTAAAATCATCCGAAAACTTTCAAATCATTACTAAATCGCCTATTTCATTTGGCGATGTAGGTGGATATCAAAATATTAAACGAGAACTAGAACAATGCATTGATATCTTGGCAAATTACACCAAGTATGCGCCCTATAATGTTCGCACACCCAAAGGTTTAATTTTAGAAGGCCCGCCCGGGAATGGTAAGACGCTTTTAGCAAAGGCTTTAGCCGGCGAGGCCAATACATCTTTTATCACGGTATCGGGTTCTGAATTTCAAGAAAAATATGTTGGAGTAGGATCGAGTCGAATTCGCGAACTGTTCAAATTAGCTATTTCAAATATACCCTGTATTATATTTATTGACGAGATTGACGCGCTAGGGCGCAAGCGTTCGAGCGATGGCGACACATCTGGCAATGAACGTGATAGTACATTGAATGAACTTCTTGTTGCATTAGATGGTTTCAAGAATACCTCGGGCGTATTTGTGATTGGCGCCACAAATCGCGCTGATTTATTGGATAGTGCTCTAACCCGTCCCGGACGCATTGATAAGCGCATTTATATTGGTAATCCTGACAGTGTTACGAGAAAAGCAGTTCTAGAAATTCATTCTAAGGGTAAGCCATACGATTCGTCTGTTATCATTGAAGACTTGGTGGAGCTAACAAATGGTCTTTCTTGTGCTGAAATCGAGAACTTGACGAATGAGGCTATGTTGAATGCTTTACGACATAATCGCAATCAATTTACTAGCGCAGATTTAGATGTTATTATGAATAAGATGCTTGCCGGATGGCAGCCAACGGATCATGAATTTACTGCAAACATCATTGATCAGATTGCTATTCACGAACTCGGCCATTGTATTGTTGGCCTGCTTTCCACGCACCACTCCAAGATGACCAAGGTGATTATTAATTTGTCCGCGCCGAATAGCCCTGCATACACTGTGTTTGAAAGTTCTGCTTCTAATATTCTTACGAGAGAAGCCCTATTTGAACATCTAATGATATTGTTGGGTGGTAGAATTGCGGAAGAAGCATTTTATGGTGTATCTGTATCGACTGGTGCGATCAACGATTTTCAAGAAGCGCTTAAATTGGCGGAGAAAATGGTTTGTTATTATGGTATGGGAAAGAAGTTGATTTACCCTAGCACTAGTGACAAATATAAGGAAATTATTGATACCGAAGTAGCAGTTCTTATTCAAGATGCTTATGAGTATTCCGAGTATATCATTCGTAATGCAAAGGGATTCATTCAGGAAGGCGCAACTATGTTGAAACAGAACAAGGTTATCAAAGCTGAAACATTAAATGCTCTTATCCGGGATAAATATAAACACTTATTGGATTTGAAAGTATAATTATAAGAATAAGAAATCATAGCTTTACACCATTATAGAATGATGTAAAATTATACTATCTTTTAATTTTCCACAGACAATACTTTATTGATCATCGTCTCTTTTGCAACCTTTGAAATAATCTTATTAAAGTTTGCATCATCTTCTTCATCTGTATAACCACCAGTTGATTCATAAATAATTTTCATATATTGTTCGCTCACATTCGATTCAGAATCCTTATATTCCGGATGTTCATGCTGCCATTTTGGCAATTGAATCATATTTTTGTGAGCAATATGTTTGATCGCATGTTTCATTCGATCATTCTTCTGATTTTCTTTCTCCCAAACATCCTTGTCTTTTACATACAGGGTTTCTCGTTTCGCATCGCTACAATGAATCGGTCGTTTAAAGACATCAAGCTCTTTAAGCCCATTGACAAATATTTTAGAAATACCTTCCACATAGCCAACTTCTCCCACACGTTCTAAATCAGCAAGCTGTAATTTCAGAGAATTAACAAAATCCATAATATTTAAAGCATCCTTGCATTGCTCATTTAGAAAGATGTTCATACTAAATCGGTTATTGTTTGTCGTATTATTGTTTGTAATATATTTGCCTTCTTTGGCAATTTCGATCAAATTTTTTTGTAATTCATGGTTTTGCTTATTTTGTTCCAGAATTAAATCCTTGAACTCCTGATTCTGCTGCAAAATTTCAACCAACAAATTTTTATCAATAATAGTAGTGTCGCCATCATATATCGTGTCAAAAGTTTTTTCCGCGGATTCGTCTATGCATTTTTCTTCATCGTCGCACTTTTTGCACTTTTTCTTATGTTTCCATAATCCATCGCGGTTCTTATAATTCTTGCCGCATTTGCATGTGTGTTTTTTGAATGTTTCCAAAAACGATTTTGTTTCCAAAAAAACCTTTTCCGTATTCCGTTTATGTTTCACTGTTAAAAAATGTTGCTTCATATGTTGAGTCTTAGAGCATATATAGTCACACATTTTGCATAAAAAATTACCCTCACTATTTTTGAAGACCGCCGTTTCCATTTCACTATACTATTAGGAAACACAAAAAAATGTTTAAATCCTTGTTTTGAAAACTTTTAAAATTACAGTAACAGTTTTTCGGTTGAAAAGTCTAATTTAAGAGCATTATGCTCTGTGTGTATATTTTGCTTATTTTTTCCCCAAAAGTAAATTTGACTTTTTGAAAATGGACAAAAAAAATGTCCAAAATCGATTGGCCGAAAATACTTTTGGGAAAAAATATCAAATAATTGACATCACTGAGAAAATGAGAGCAGAGATTTTAATTCTTATTTTGTTATGGCAAATGGTTTCATAACAGAATAAATCATCGAAATTCTGATTTTCAGTGTGGAATTAGTATTCGCGATTTTTGTATAAAAGAAATCCTGCAACAGACGCAAGTATCCATAATGAATGATCGGGTTTTTGCGGGAACCCCGTAGAATGAAACAATCTGCGCGGTAAAAATACTTGACGTTTTACGATAGTTCGATAGCTAAACATGGTTTATTTTGTAATCACATTTTTATGATTTTACACTTCAATTTTTTTCATCAACCTTTTTGCGGTATGTCTTCCACAATATCTTCCAATTCAGTAATATCTATATGTGGCAAATCGATATGACACTCCCAAAAATATTTGCAAAATGCCCACAAAAACTCGCAATCAGTTTTATACCAATCTTCATGTTTTTTTATAAGATTTTTAAACAACGGCTCCGGTAAAAAATGCAAACTATGTCTTGGCAACACATAACATAATTGTACTAGCGGTGTAACTGGATCCTGTTTTTTATTCACAATAAATTGATCGCCAAAATGGGGAATATACTTTAAAAGATCCGAAAAGAGGGGAGGATAATTTGACTTGTAATACCAACGCCAGTCCGGACATTCCTTAGTATAATATTTCATTGTCCATTCTAGGCCTTCCAAGTAATTTGTTGCAATTTCTTTACAACTTGCTTCATTGATTTCAATCTGAAACAGAGCTTTATAATAGCGATATTGCCAGAATTTCTTCCGCGGATCAATATACTTTTCCATATCACGCTCATAATTTGGGATGGCTTCAAATTTTGCATATTTTTGTTCTGGCGTAGTTTCAGGATAATTGAACTTTTCTCTTCGATCGCGAAGTGTCATCTCTTTGCAAATCCATTCTTCTTCATGTTGGGCCAAGAATTCAACTAATTTTCTTACATTTTTCCAATAAATTGTTTTGCCATCCGTCAAAATTTCGCTTCCCGAAATAGTTTCCTTGTAAGCATTCAGTAACTTATCAATACCCCCCGTCCTAATATTTGCTGCAGGAAAATGCGGCAAAAAATCGTTCCCTAAGAAAAAACACAAGAAAATATAATCATATACTCGATTGCAAGATGTATTTTTAAATCCTCCATTCATATCCGTTGTAATCACTTCTGCAAGTCTGGGAATATCCAATAGATAAGATTCATTTGGCTCTAATGAATTATCAATAGATTTAATAAACTCCGGCGTCTCTCTATATAAATAAATATTTGGACTTACTGGTAGATGATTTATGGAAAGCATAATAAGATCTGCATCTAGACCATAAATAACTGTCACTTGATCTTCATGCTCCAACGGATGTTTTCGAATATAATCAAAAATCTTGTGTTCGCCTTCGCCACATTCATTGCTAGTAGAAATAATAATATTATTCTTTGGAAATTTTTTACAATTTTGAAAATGGTTCAACACACCTGCACTGAGTTCTTGCATAAAAAGCGTGCCTGGAGTAATAGCTGTGGTATTCCAGGCATCGGTCCCTTCCTTGTTAAAGATACTCTTTGAAACTTCGGCTTGGTACCAAGACTTGTATCGACGCGTTCGCTGTTGTTCCAACTTGGCAACAGGAGCGACTCCATCGAATGCAATCATTACGTTGGCACTTGGTTCTATCGTGCAAATATAGGCTTCCAACTTGACAATTACCTCTTGAATAATGGCTTGATGCGCACTTTCTGTGAGTTGGTCAAAATTAATGTTGCGAACAACGTCATAAATAATAGAATTACAGTCTAAATATAAATGATGAACTTTCATTAGATGTTTTATGTATTTTTGAATAATTTCGCTGTGATTTTTAACAATGTATGAAAAATAGCTAGGAATACCCATTCAAGTTATATCTCTCTATATTATTTTACTAGCAAATGTTTATATGGTTATAATATAGATATAATCCCCGTTTGTAAAATCTAAAGATATAGTAAATATATATATAGTAGCAATGAATAAAATAATGGGTATTGTGGATGAAAACACGAATGACGAAAAAAAAAATGATCCTGTCATTCTTGTGCATAAAAAAATCGTATTTTTTGAAGATATTATTCAAAAAACAATCATACACATTCAAAAAAATAAATATCTAGATGTTTTAGGAATTAGCGAAGTAAATACATGTATTCAATTATTACATGAAATTAGTAAAAAAATGCAAAATTTGTCTCAAAAAAAAGAGACAATGACTGTAGATGCGGCTATTTCTGAATTGCAAATAATTAATAATGAATTATCTAGTTTGTTCAGAGTGTATGGAACAGAGTCTTTTGATGATTTATTACATATATGTTTTGGTAATAACAAAAATGAAGCAAACGAAAAAGAAAAAGAAAAAGAAAAATATGAAATATTACAAAAATATTTTCATCCAACTAGTTACAAAGTAATTAAATACGGAGAATCTGAAACAAATCCATCCAAAAAAAACGGCAATTTATATTCTGAAAAAATGAATCATTTGGATTGCAATGATATATTTTCTACAGTACGATCTTTTCATATGAAGGTCTATGGTGTGAAATTATATTTTCATCAACATTCACAACAAAAAACAATTGTTATATATGGTATTGTAGATGATGTCGTTTTGAAATTTATGCAAAATTCTTATATTGTACAGTTTAAAAAATCAATCGTGGATTTTTTACCGCAAGATATTTCTAGCAATGAAATGAATATGCAACTTTTTCATGAGTTTATGCGGTCTTTGACATTAAAAGAATGTCTTATTTATACTTATCATGAAATATACCAAAAATTTTTTGGAATAGTAACACAATTTAAATTATATAAACAAAAATCCTTGGCCAATATGGTGAAAGATTTTGTTTATCATGAACTATATGTTAAACGAACCATTCTTATTCAGTTTCTTATTCATGGCGGTCATTGCGAAAACAGATATATCGCTTATTTATTGTATGATTTGTTGTCTAATGATGCAAATGGTGTAGTAGATACTGCAGAACAGACAATTTTATTTGATAGTTTTCCTTGGTCTATTAAAGATTCTTTTCGCGATGCTATGAAAAAAACAATTCAATATACAAATGAATTAACGAATTTTGATGTCAATAAGATACCCCTTGAACAACAAATTTGCTTGTTGAAGGTGCCAGAAATGGTAAAGGAAAAGGCCATGGTTAAACTAAAGGAAATAAAATCAAAATCGGAAGACTCTGGATCAAAAGCAAGACAGTATTTGGATGGATTATTAAAAATTCCTTTTCAAATATATCGACGAGAGAAAATAATGAATGTTATGGAAAATATTAAAACAGAATTTAAAGAGATTGCGCCTATCAAAAAAAATTATACTGGGGCAGAGATTTTAAAATTTATTTATTTGAATAAAGCCAATGAGAATGTTAGCATAATGAACGATAAAAGTATCTATCAATTTTTATCTACATTGCAAAAAGAACATCTTATCGAGATTGTTAAAAAATTAAATGAATATAGCGTTCAATATAAATATAAAGATCTCATCAAATATTCCAAGCTAAAAAAGGTTCAATTGATTGAAGCCATTCAAGTTTCCTATAAAAGGATAAGCCCGATTCTTAAAAATGAACTATTATTAGGGTTTGGCATTGTCAATACTATAACAGATGGCACGATTACATCGATTACAAAAAAATTCGATGAAATTTCTGATTATGTTTCGAATGTAAAAGAAACGCTAAATGGCGCTATTCATGGCCACGATCATGCTAAAACTCAAATCGAGAGAATTATTTGTCAATGGATCAATGGAGAACAAGATGGTTATTGCTTTGGCTTTGAAGGGCCGCCAGGCGTAGGCAAAACATCTCTTGCAAAAATAGGGTTATCACAATGTCTAAAAGATGAAAATGGCGAAGATCGTCCATTTGCCATGATTCAAATGGGAGGTGATTCGAATGGAAGTACGCTTCATGGTCACAATTATACATATGTAGGTTCAACATGGGGATCTATTGTGCAAATTCTTATGGATAAAAAGTGTATGAATCCTATTATTTTTATAGATGAGTTGGATAAAATTAGTAGGACAGAACATGGGCGAGAGATTGTCGGAATTCTAACTCACTTATTAGATCCTACACAAAATGATTCCTTTCAAGACAAGTATTTTAGTGGAATCAATTTGGATTTGTCCCAAGCCCTTTTTGTTCTCTCATATAATGATGTAGATGCAATTGATAAAGTACTACTTGATCGAATTCATCGCATCAAATTTTCAAGCTTATCATTAGAAGATAAATTAGAAATTGCAAATCTACATATGCTTCCGGCCATCTACAAAAAAATGGGTATGACTGGACTTATTCATTTCTCTCGGGAAGTATTAACTTTAATCATTGAAGAATATACAGTTGAACCTGGTGTTCGAAAATTGAAGGAGATTTTACTGGAAATTGTCGGAGAAATAAATTTAGATATATTGAAAAATAAAAATATAAATTATATATTTCCACTTGATATTACAATTCCTGATGTTAAAACAAAATACTTTAAGGATAAGAATAAAGTAAAGGTTCAAAAAATTCATGAAACAAGTGCAATAGGTGTAATCAATGGTTTATGGGCAAATTCTTTGGGACATGGCGGGATCATTCCTATTCAAGCACGATTTTTTCCATGCGAAACATTTATGGATTTGAAACTTACTGGAATGCAGGGAGATGTTATGAAAGAAAGTATGAATGTATCACTTACCTTGGCTTGGACAATAACAGACTTGGAGAGAAAAGATAAAATAAATGAATTATATAATCAAAAGAATTCGAACAAATCAGGGATTCATATACATTGTCCTGAAGGATCCGTACCGAAAGATGGTCCATCTGCGGGAGCTGCCATTACTAGTGTTATTTATAGTATCTTGAATAATAAAAGAATCAAACATTCAATCGCAATAACTGGAGAAATTTCGTTAGACGGCAAAGTGACCGAAATTGGTGGTTTAGATATAAAATTTATTGGTGGAATAAAAGGTGGCGCGAAAGAATTTATTTTTCCGAGAGAGAATTTGAGAGATTTTGAAAAATTTATGGGAAAATATAAGGAAAACAATTTAGTGAAAGATATTATTTTTCATAGTGTAGATGATATTTCAGAAGTATTTGAACTTATTTTTGAAAAATAATTATAGAATATAAAAATTATATACTGTAATATTAGCACATGGATATACAAAAACCGGCATTAGTTCTCTCGAACCCAATGAACATCATTGAATTTTTAGTATTTTATTCGCCAATCGTTCTAGCAAGCATTATACTTATTCTACCTACTGCTGTAGGTAGTCCAAAAGGAGCTATCTATTTGGCTCTTCTACTCGGAATCTGTTTTTTGCGTATTTTTATTTTTCAGTTGTTTAATTTGGACCCATATGCAAACGATGGGACTGTCTGTACCATGACGAAATACGGAGAATACGGAAATAGTTATATAAGTGTTTTTGTCATTTCCTTTACATTGATGTATCTATGTATGCCGATGATTATAAATAGCGCGGCGAATTACATGGTAATTGCATTGTTATTGCTTTATTTATTTGTTACCATTGGCATTCTTTTTTATAGAAATTGTATTAAAAGCAAACCGCAAGTGTTTATTAATGTACTTCTTGGAGCTTGTATGGGAGCACTCATTCCTGCATTTTTTTACATGGGTGAATCGCAAAGATATTTATTTTTCAATGAAATATCTAATAACAAGGATGTATGCTCTATGCCATCAAAACAGACATTTAAGTGCAATGTATATAAAAATGGACAACTAATTGCATAGATATTGTTTCTTTCAGAAAATTACTTAAAGCATAACAACACTCATATATTATGAAATATATAACAACTCTTATTAAAAAGTTTTTAACAAAGGATATTCCCAAACCGGTTGGTAGATGGAGAATAGAAAATTGTAATACAATGATGAACAATAAAATAGATTTATCAAATGAAGATCATTGTGGTCCATGTGGTCAATACGCATTAGAAAAAATAAAATCAAAAAGCGATAATGATCAAGATACTCTTTTAGAAAAAATAAAATCATTATAGAAAATTAAAAATTGAACTTATTTAGACATTATTATCCATGTATAAATAATCTATGAAGCATGCGAAGAAATCGCTAGGACAGTATTTTACAACTGACGAATCTTTGCAGAATGCGGTCAAAGGTTTCATCTTGAATGATCCTATTCGAATTTTAGAACCGTCTATAGGTCGCGGCGATCTAGTTGCATCCATTTTACAAAAAAGGCCAACACAACAGTTTGTTATGATTGAAATTGATGAAACAATTGATGTATTGCCAGCTGTAAATCGATCGGTAATACGATATGAGAACTTTCTTTTGACAATATTTGAAGAAAAAGAAACATTTAAAACGATTGTTGGTAATCCGCCATTTGTACGTACAAAAACTGGTAATCTATATATTGATTTTATTAAAAAATCATTTTTATTATTAGAATCAGGAGGCGAACTCATTTTCATTGTTCCATCTGATTTCTTTAAAACAACCAGTGCTTCAAAGGTTATAATAGATATGATGATCCATGGTACATTCACGCATATTTATCATCCACACAATGAACATCTTTTCCAAGGAGCAAGTATTGATGTACTCGCATTTCGGTATTGTAAAGACGCTGCTTTGCCACACGAAACCTTTTATAATGGTGTAAAAATGCAGTTACAACATAATAACGGACTTGTTACATTTCACAAAGAGAAAGAGAAAGAGAAAGAGAAAGAGAAAGCATTTTTAATGAACGATGTATTTCAAATTTGCGTTGGATTAGTAAGCGGAAAAGAAGAAGTATATAAGAATGCAATTTTAGGAAATCTAGATGTGTTAAACGGCGAAAACAAGGTAGAAAAATATATTTTTGCAGAGACATTCCCCACAGAAACTCAAGAAATCAATAATTATTTACTTGAACATAAACCAATACTTTTGCAACGAGCCATTCGGAAATTCACAGAGAAAAACTGGTTTGAATGGGGTGCCCCCAGAAACATACATAAAATACGAGACCATATGGGGAAACCATGCATTTATATATGCACTCTTACGAGACAACCCAAGGTAGCATTTTTAAGCACGGTTCAGTATTTTGGTGCGGGCCTTCTCATGCTTCTACCGAAAAATAATATATCGGCTAACGAACTTAAAGAAACTGTCAATCGCCTAAATAGTGACGCATTTCGACAAAATTTTACATTTTCGGGTCGGTTCAAAATCGGCCAACGACAATTATGCAACTGTCAAATATGATTTTTATTCAAAATTATGAAGATTTGCTAAAAACCATCTTCTAAGTTCTTGAATAATTAGTTTTCTTTGAAAAGAATCTGCTAAAAGTTTCATATTACCTTTTGTAGAAAAAGCAGCAATAAATTGATTATATGCAATAACAAGACTATATTTAGAGTATCTATCAATATTATTAATGGTAAATACGGGTTTTTTTAGTCTGCGATTCACTGAATTATGAAATATGAATAAAAGTCGGATAAGATCTAGCTTGGTCGCAACTCTTGAAAAAATAATTTTTGATAAAAAACTTCGGGCATGTGCTGCGCAATCTGGACATGGCAGATTACTACATATTTTTTGTATAAATGAAAATAATTGTGGTGCTACTGTAGAATATTTATCTTCCTTTATTTTTGCTGCAATTGTATGTAAAAAAGCCCAAATAGCCGGACCCCACGTTGCTGGTGACATAATATAACAAAGTACAAGATAATAAATATAAAGACTTATTGCAAATATAATTAATTGTAAATGGCAAAAAATTATATTATTGAGAATGGTGGTCTAAACTTTTATGAGGAATTATATAAATCATTGGATCAACCTATAGAAACATCTGATCTTGATCTCTGTTTAATTACTAGTTCTCCATTGACAGAAAATTGGGTTCAATTGGAATGCAATCACAAATTCAATTATGTTCCTCTTTATAATGATATTTTGAATCATAAAAAAACGTTTAATCGTTTAGAAAGACGAGTCTTGAAGGCGGGAGAAATAAGATGCCCTTATTGTAGAAATATTCAATCAACACTTTTGCCTTATTATGAAATAGTTGGAATAAATCAGGTTCATGGGGTAAATTGTTTCGACGAATCACAAGAAAAGTTGCAAAATGCAAATATAGATGATTACATAAAAGGAAAGTGTGCTTATATAATGAATTATACATCGGTAGGAAAAGACGGAACCAAAATAGTAAAAACTACAAAATGTACAAATATCAATGTAAAATTGCTGGAATTAGATGGGAAAACATATTGCATACAGCATAAATATTATGCTGTAAAAGACCATGCAAAAATGGAAAAGTTGAAAACGAAAGAGATAAAAGACGCGGCAAAAGAGAAGGCAAAACTGGAAAAGGAGCAAGCGAAGCTAGAAAAGGAGCAAGCGAAAGAGCAAGCAAAGCAAGCAAAAGAGCAAGCGAAGCAAGAAAAACAAAAAATGAAGCCAGAGAAAAAAATGCAATCGGAAAATATAATTATCCAGAATGTAGATGTAGAAAAGATTGGCGGTTGCGTAGAAATATTAAAATCGGGTTTTAAAAAGGGCTCTCTGTGCGGCTGTAAAGTAAAACAAGATAGTTTGTGTGGGAGACATAGTAAATAAGAAGATAAATAAAAAATAATATAGAATAATTTTAATAGATGGTTATAGTAATATGGAAACGAAAGAAGAATTAGTAACAAATATAAAAGAATGGATGAAAATAGAGTCAGAAATTAATAAACTACAAACAGAGTTGAAAGATCGCAAAAATAAAAAGAAGCATCTAACGGACTCGTTAGTAAATGTCATGAAAAAAAATCAAATTGATTGTTTTGATATCAATGGTGGTTCTTTAGTATATAAGCAAAATAAAACAAAAAAACCGATAAATGGTAAAACATTAATGGCAGTTTTACAAAATTATTATTCCACTGATCCTACAAAGGCAGAGGATTTGACTAAATATATCTTGGAAAATCGTGAAGAACAAATTAAAGAAACTATTAAAATGAAGTTAAACAAATAAATCGATTATATAATATAAATTTTAAAAAGAAATAAACAAATCATGAAATACTATAGTAATATATCATGATTCCGCGTACTTCTCATAAGAGTTCTTTGAAGAAAGCATCCTTCTTTGAGAACCATGGCATGCGTAGATTGGAGGATGAATCCGAAGATGATTTTGATACAAGTTCAGAATTTACAAATACGAAAGAAGATTTGGATGAATTATATGAAAATCAACGAACTGAACTACAAAAGCCAAAATATGAAAATAGAGATATTGAAGTTCATATATCTGATTTTTATGAATATTCCGCGTTGCAGAGTCTAATAGATGAAAAACCATGTAATGTAGAAGAGGGTGCAAGAATCTATGTTTGTCCATTTCAAGTAAATACAAAGGGGAAGGTTCCTTTTTTGCAATTTTTAATGCATAAATGTCAAGATGAAGAGATAATATCCTTTGCATCGTTTTCAAATTATCATAATAATGTTTTTTTAAAGGCATGTGAATCTATCGATTTAATGATGATGTGCTATGAAAAGAAAGGATTTATGAAATATTGTGGATACCTAGAGAAAAAATTAGAAAATACAAAGGAAAATATAAATGAAACTATAAATATAAATGAAACTATAAATGAAAATGAAAAAGAATATTATTTATTTTTTGATATTTCAGAAAATGAGATTGATATGCATGATCTAAACAGTAAAAATGATTTGTGGTTATTAACAATGGATGAACTAATCAATACAAAAAGTGTGTGTGGTAGTTTCTGGGTCAATCAAAAAGTCACACAATTTTTCGAAGAATATCCAGAATTTATCTTTTTGCAGGATGCTAATATGGACCCTTATGAAATTCCAGTAATAGCTTATATGGGTACAACTAGTAACAAAGAAAATTTTATTTCCGTTTTTGGAGAAAGTCGATCTAATAACAAAAGTATGTTTGGATCAAATTATTATTTTTATGATTATCAATATGCAGTTAAAAAATCCATGCTGAAATATGTAGAAGAGAAAAAGCAAGAATTGCAAGATGAAAAGATAAAAACATGGGAATATTTTATGTCCTGGAAGAAAGAAAATGCAGCATTAAAAGGAAGTATCATACGTTTTGCCTTGTTTCTAGGAAATATGAAGAAAATAGAAAATCGAAAGGATGATCCTGCAGATACTTCATTAATTACACAAGAATTATTAAAACAAGATACAACTTGCGCAACATTGGAACATCGTAGATTAGTTAATTATTTAAGAATATCTGATCGAGATAGTATGTGGGCACAAGACTATGATAGTGTATTTTTAGGAGAGGGAGTTGAATTAGATGATGATACATTGCATTGTCATGGAACAACATATGTTGTAAAAGAATATGATCAACAAATTCCATTGACTTGTCATTCTTTAGATAGTAGTACTATGAATTCTTTGTGGGAAAAGAATGGTATTTATTCTATTTTGTAAAGTAAGTATTTATATTTTATATGCTATTATATAAAATATGAAATCAAGTACAGCTATTGGAACAGTGGTCATGTCTTTATTAGTTATGTATATTATTGTTACAATACTTAATTTTTATGGCTTTAATATAAATTCGTATGGTACTTATATAACATTCTATTTATTTTTATTAGTTACTATGTTAGTTTTACCACAGACCCTGAAATAAACGCAGTTCTAGTCCAGTTTTTATACAATTTCCTCTGATTTAAATTCTTCAATCAGTTTTTTTAGTAATTCTTCCTCGATCTTATCTTTGAGATTATCAATAATTTCTTCTTCCATAGCTTCACGATTATTTAAATTGAAAAAGGTTCTCTTAAAATCTCTTAATGTAAGCAAATTCATTTCTTTTGTATGTTTTTGTTGATTTTCTTTTGTCAATTGAACCTTTGCCGCTTCCGACATTCGTTTTTCGCGATTTTCATCATTAAACCATTGGTTTCTTGAAAATTCCGTACTAACAAGTACATCGCAAATTTCTGGTTTGACAATTTTTTCAAATGCATCGCTATTTTTAAATGAACTTTTGAAACTACTAATAATTTTATCTGGAATAACTGGACTAGTTTCCATCAAACGATCAAATTCTTCTTTACACATTTTTAACATTTGAATAGATTGCATTCTCTCGGATGGGTGTTTAGCTAATTCGATTTTGACATTTCTATAAAATTTATCCCATGCAATACTGCTTACACGATGGGATTCGTTAAGTTGTGTGATTTTTAAAAATTGTTGTATCGTTGTAACAATACCTCCTAAAATATTGAATGCGCCCACGCCCATGGCAAAGTAATTCTGATATTCAAGTGGCACGCGAGTTAATGCAAAGTTGGCGGTTCCAGTAAGAGTAGAAATAACAATGACCGGAATAGTGTACCATGCATTTAGATTGGAATATAAAGAGTTGGCGCGCGAGTGTAGCCAACGATAACACATGGCTTTATCAGCCCATTCAATGAGAATTTTTTCGTGCTCTTGAGACCAATCTGTGGATCCATCGATAATGGTCGTTAGCTGCTCTAAAGCGTGATTTTCATCTTCAGAAGGAAGTTCCATAAAATATTATATATGATAAATAGAATTTATAATATTGGAAAAAAATAATTGTGTTTTTTATTTTCCATAAATAATGCATAAGATGGATGTTCGTTTAAATAATTTGAAACAGAATTTTACACAGATTGTGGATCTTAAAAATGAGAATATTAAAACATTTGGAATACTATCAGATAAAATTAAGAAGTTAAAAGATTTTTATGCTGATTTTATAAAAAATAATAAGAATAATCTTTTCATGTTTGGACTAGATTCTTTTCATTTTCAGGGGAAATTAATTGATATCGAGCATGATGATATGCATCGATTATTTGATGCAATTATTAATCGAATGTATTGTGAATATTACAAATTATGCAAAATTATTGTGGATTATATTCAAAAAAATATTTCTGATAAGAAAATTTTGGAATTGACATTGATGAATATAAATTTTCCAGTATATCGAGATTTGGAACCTTTTAAAAAATATGAATTTGAATTGATCCAGAATTTGCATGAAAATTTGCTTGTTTTGTTGCAAGCTATTTACGGATACTTTTTAAACAAAGAACACGAATTAAAAATCCATCAAATGAAAAATAGTATTGGTTTAAATATTGATAATTTTGTTTCTACGTTTCAATATAATAATATCGTCATTCGAGAGAAATTGACGCTTTTTGTTACCTATATAGAATTTTTTCATAAATTGCATATCAAATATTTGAAACGTTTTACGACAAAGTTGCAATTAATGTTTAGTCAAATTACCAATGATATTAAATTTGAAGATACGGTCCAAATGAATAAAACGCGTCGAAATAGTATGTTATTGACTTTGCAAAGTGATAATATTGATGGTTCTCTCATGACTGAATTACAGGAGAGTATGGATAATGGTATAGAATTAATGATTGATGAACAGAAAAAAGAAATACAAACTTTGCAAGAAGAACCTGTAAAACAACAAACGGCGCAGATTTTAGTAGAACCTGTTTTAGAAGTGCCTATTATTATTGAAAAACCGGTTGTTATCAAAGAACCAATTGTTGAAGAACCAATTGTTGAAAAATCTGTTTTGGAAGTACCTGTTTTGGAAGAACCGATTGTTGATGAACCAATTGTTGAAGAACCAATTGTCGAAGAACCTGTTTTGGAAGAGCCAATGGAACCGCCAATTGAATTGCCGGTTTTAGAAGTACAAGAAGAACCAATAAAAGAAACACACTCTTTAGAAGAAACTATTGCAGTAAAAACAGAAGAATGGTTTTATTTACAACAAGAAAATCAAGTCATAAACACTGAGTCCAAAAAATAGCGTCTTTAAGTTAAAAATTATAATATATAAAAATTGAAATAAATATAAGATTAGATAATAATCAATATAAAGAACCAGAATGGAGCGCCGCATTAATAAGCGAATTGAAGCATATATCACAACCTTTAAAGATGAACTTCGAGAAAAAGTCTTGAATTTTGACGCGGAAAATGAAATGTCGAGAAATCAACTCATTCAATATATTTATGATTATGAACGTTTGACGTTGGAAAAAGACGATTTTATGAAGCGCAAGCGTGTAAAGAATGTTGTTCCGTTCTTTGATCGATGCTGCGCGAAGCGTGCGAATGGAGAACAATGCACCCGCCGGAAGAAGGAGGGCGATGAATATTGTGGAACGCATATGAAAGGCACTCCACATGGAGTTGCAGAATCGCAGAATGAGGTAAAAGATCAAAATCAAAAAATCGAGGTATGGGCTCAAGATATACAGGGAATTATATATTATATTGACAAAACAGGAAATGTTTATCAGGCAGAAGATATTATTTGTAACAAGATAAATCCAAAAATTATTGCCAAGTATATAAAAACGGGAGAGATATTTAGTATTCCCCAATTTGGCATTTAATTTAAAAAATCTATTTGCATTGTATAATGGAAATAGATAAAACCACAAAAAAAATACTCGATCGCGTCGGTATTTCTTTTATAGACAAAGAGATTCTAATAGATCGCGAAGCATTGTTGAATTTTTCTATATATCATGAATTGAAACAAGAAATTGATCAGCTTAGAAAGGTATTTAGCTCCTCTTCTTTAACAAGTCTTCATAAAGAAGCCAATGCAAAACAGAAATGGCCTCTTCTCAATCTTATTCGACAGATTTTACGCGTATATGGATACAAGATGGAACCAATTAGAAAATGCGACGGCTATACTGCTGATGGTATGAAGAAATTTAAACGTTTTTTTCTTATACAAAAAATCCCCAGTCTGAATGCATAATATATGTTTAAAAGTAACTTAAAGATGGTTGGTCGCGATATTTTTCGTGAATTTAAATCAGCGATTTTAGTATATATGTCAAAACAAACAATATGCTTGAATATGATTGTGAAAAATGAAGAACATGTTATTCGTGAAACATTGGATAACATATTGAGTTATATTCCCATTGATTATTGGGTCATTTCTGATACTGGATCTACTGATAAGACAAAGAAAATGATCAAAGAGTATTTTAAGGAAAAAAAGATTGCAGGAAAATTGGTAGAACATGAATGGCGTGATTTCGGTTATAATAGAACAAAAGCATTGGAAGCTGCATATAATAAGACGGATTACTTATTTATTTTTGATGCAGACGATAAAATATGCGGAAATTTTGGGTTGCCTCAATCATTAAATGCAAATATGTATCATCTTCAATTTGGCAAGGATTTTACCTATGTACGACCGTTGCTTATTGCTAATAGAAAACAGTGGGAGTTTAAGGGGGTATTACACGAATATTTGACCTCTAAAGATGGCAGCCAAGATCAAGCTATTATTTTAAATGGCGCTTATTATATTGAGTCTGGTCGTCTTGGAGATCGCAGTAAAAATCCTACGAAATATTATGATGATGCTATAATCCTAGAAAAGGCATTTGATAAAGAGAAAGAAGGAGGTGATATAGGCATGGCATGTAGATATGCATTTTATTGTGCGCAAAGTTATAAAGATTGTCAAATGATAGATAAATCTATTGAGTGGTATAAAAAATGTTTAGATTTGCCAAACTGGGTTCAAGAGAAGTATTATTCTGCTTTTATTATCGGTACTTTACTTTTGCAGAAAAATGAGTCAAATGAGGCATTGAAATATTTTTGTAAAACTGTGGAATATGATGTTGAGAGAATTGAAGGAATTGTTGGCGCCATGGAAGTTTTATTGAAACAAGGAGATCATTTACTAGTTAATGGATTATATCATCGATTTAAAAACTATAACCGAGATGTTAATTCAACAAAACTATTTGTGTTTAAACATTTGTATGTTGATCGCGTTGAATATTTTAATTCTATTAGCGCTTCCTATGTAAATGATAAAGAATCAGGTTACGAATGTTGCAAAAAAATAATATTAAATTCTCTTTTGTCTGATTCCGAAATTGTTCAAACTGTAAAAAATTTAGTATTTTATAAAGAGTGCTTGGAAAAAGATGAGGATAAAAGTGTAGTTGCCTTATTTGATAATATAGATAAAGTTCTTTTTAAACATCAAATATATGATGATGCCGTTTCACAGATTTGGAAGTCTCTCTATCATAAACGTAAAAAAATGATGCCTGCTGAAGAAATAGACCCGTGTTTCAAAGAAGATCCTACTATTATTAAAAAAAATGTGGAGTTTGTCTTTTTGCAGGGCATTGATCAAATTGGAAATGATATTCGATGTTTGGGAAAAAATGAAACCCATGTTTTGTTAGAAAGTGCGGCAAATTTACCAAACTGCGTTGGTATCAATACACTAGGTTATTTGAAACATACGATTGACCGGCTAGAAAAGGTCTCTTGGTTTTCAGAGACGGATGGTATTTTTATTAAAAAAGAAGTGTATGAGCAAATGTTGAAAGAACAAGAAGAAAAAACTTCTATTGAAAATATTACTTTGACTCTAAAAGAGTAATATAATTATTTTTTATAATTAATATAATTCGTACTTAAACATCACTTGCTTATAACTAGTATGAATCTAAAAATGTTGGCATGTTGTCTAGCGTTTCGCTCTTGTTTTTCGACAAGAATGTTTGCATCTAAAAAAGATTATATGCCTGATTTGAAATCACTATCTAAATTTTATAAACCAAAATCTTCGAATCAAGAATTGTATAATCAATATTTGAATGACGACCAATATAAAATTATTTTTGCTGTTGGACCAGCGGGAACGGGAAAGACACTTCTGGCGTGCAATACGGCAATACGAGAGTTGAAGCGAGGAAAATATCAGAAAATTATTATTACCAGACCAGTTGTTCCAGTGGAAGAAGATATCGGATTTTTACCGGGAAATCTCATTAAAAAAATGGATCCTTGGACACGACCTATTTTTGACATATTTTTAGAATTTTATTCACAAAAAGACATTGACAGCATGATACATGCCAATGTTATTGAGATATCCCCACTTGCATATATGCGAGGGCGAACTTTTAAAAATGCGCTTATTATTGCAGATGAAATGCAGAATTCGTCGCCCAATCAGATGCTTATGCTGACAACACGAATTGGTTTAGGAAGCAAAATGGTGATTACTGGAGATTTAAATCAAACAGATCGAGGTTTAGCAAGTGGTTTAGCGGATTTTATTCATAAATATAAATTATTTCAAAACAAAGAACCAGAGGTAAATGGGATTCAAATAATAGAGCTCGACAAAAGAGATATTTTAAGAGAACCAATTATATCGACTATTTTGGATATTTATGATGTAGAAAAAGACAAGAACAGAGAAGTAAGTATTTCTGATACTTTAACAGAGTTTAACAAAATTATGAATGAAATTTATGAAGAAAAAGTTGAATTGAATATTGAATTTACTGAAAATAAAGTTCCAGAAAATAAAGTTTCAGAAATGACATGTGATTCAGCGTTAATACCAAAAAAAGATGTTTCTAAACATTTTCAAGAAAAGTAATCTACCTTTCTCGTAAATATTTTTGCTATACTCTTTCTTTTTTTGCTATACTCTTTCTTTTTTTGCTATACTTTTTCTAAAAGTATATTTCCTAAAAGTATATTTCTAAAAGTATATTTTCTAAAAGTATAGTAGATGAAAGAATATTTAAAAATTCCTATTTGGCAACCAGGACAATACAGTAAATTTATTTTAGAAACGACACATTTAGAAGGAGAGAAAATACATTTCAACAAAGAAGAGTTTGTGAGGAAAATGCAAGGCAAACGAATAAGCGAACATGGTGTCGCATATGATTTACATAATCTATACAAACACATACCGGGAAAAGAGAAGACGAGCGCGATGACATGAAGAATCTTATTGTTAAAGAAAAGAATAAGATTACATATGACCACTTATAATATCACAATTATAACCAGTACAGAGAGGCGTACAGGAAAAGAATGTACAGCAGAATTTCTATATTTTGAAGTATAAGCTACCCAAAATTTCATTTGTAGTAACGGCAAACAAAGCGTGAATAATACTAGTAGTCGCCTTGTACGGGAGTGGGGCAACAATTGCATTCAGTAGCAGCAGCGCCGCTAGAAGTTGTAGTAGGCTGAGTAGCGCCAAATTGTTTACAATTAACACCAGGATATTTGCTTTCTATGTATTGGAAGCATGTAGTAGAACTATTGGGTAAAGGAGTTTGCGCGAAGACACAACCATTTTGTTCATAAAGAAATATAGTACCACCAAAAGGAGCAGTAGTAGCATTAGCAACAATACGAGGAGAAGGAAAAGTTTTTTTAGCAGAATTTCTATTTTTGGTGGAATAAGCTCCCAAAAAACTCATTGCACTAGAACTAGATTTAGCCTTGTTGCCAAAATAAACAAAAGAACCAGGAGTGGCATTTTG